TAACTCAGTAGTATATTCATCAATATCTGTTGTTTTTGATATACTATCAATATTAAATAATAACAATATTATATTTAATAATATTAAAAAATGGAAGAAAAAACAAAGCAATACAAATACAAAAATGAAGAAATATGGAAAAAATAAACGACAAATATTACTATATGGAATAAAAAATGTGAGAAAAATGTTATATAATGTTATTGTAGACAAATGGTTGTCTTATTTGATATAATAGCAATAAGAAAAAGAACACATGTTCTTTAGAAAGGGGAAATTTAGGATGGGAGAATTAAGTTTACTAGACTTAGCTGCAATATTAATAGAAAAGGAGGGATTCAACATTGAGAGAAATGGAGAAAAAATGTTCGATGTCGATTCAGATGAATTATGGGAAGAAATACATAAAGAAAAATTTATAAAAGCCGAGTTCTTTGGGGAAGATGTAATACATATAAAGTTACAAAGCAATGAATTAATATTATTGTTGTAGAATAAGCACATTTAAGTGCTAACATATAAGTGAAATTAACAAAATATAAACATAAAAACACTCCTTTTAGGGTATAATACATATATAAAATAATAAAAAAGATTGATTAAACTGTTGTTTTTATATATAATTATATTTATAGAAGGAGTGTTTTTTGTATGGAAAGTTTAGAAAAATTAAAAGAGAGAATATTAGAATCGGTAGAAGATAATATAAATAATAAGAAACTACAAAAAGAGCTAAGGGAAGAGTTTATAAAGAAAAAATTACCTTCAACTATACCAAGCCAATTGTTTAGTGAATCTATAGATGAGGATCACTTAGATAAAAATGTATTGATTGCTATAACAAAAGTATTTAAGAATGAGTTAGATTCTGAAAAATTTAAATTATCTAATTACTTCAGTGAAGGTGAAATATTTAGCTACAACAATGAGATAGAAGTTAAAGAAAAAATAGATTATGTATTGTTTAAAGGAATCAGACAGATAGATGGCAAGAACTTTTTAGGTGTTATTGATGGAAAGCAAGCAGTAGAAATGAGAAAAAATTCACTATATTCCTATAATAAGTTATTTCAACGTGCGCCTAAAGTGGTTAAAACATCTTCTGGAAGAACTATAAAGAAAATTGATGCGAATAAAGAAAATATATTAGATATGGAAAAAGAGTTTTCAGAAGAAAAAATGACACCAACATCTATTCATTTTGCTATATTAGTTAATAATACGGCAGGAATAAGCGAAAACTTTAAATTTAAAAAAATGTATGAAAATATAGGTGATATGTGGATTAAGCCGAATTTTGATTTTGAATCTGAAACTTATTTACCATTAATGTGTGTTGATGGGTGGCATAGATTAACAGCGATGTGTAACGCAGTTGAAAAAGCTGAAGCAGAAGGAAAAACAATAAAGGCTGAATTAGGATGTTTTGTTCATATTTTTGATAATGAAGCAGCTATTAGACACTTTATAGTTAGTACATTTAAACGCTGTACGACTAATCTAGATTATTTAAATGCAATTACTCCTAATAATGACAATATATTTATAGATGAATTTATAAAAGAATGCAAATGGTTAAATGGACATACAGCATTAACTAAGCAAGAAATGAAATTAGAAAATAATTATACTGAACAAAGAATATTAATAGACGCATTTAAGAAAACTAATATAGAGATGAATGAAGATCTGAAGAATACAATAAGTAGAGGAAAAGTGGCAAAAGTAATCGATGAAATATTAGATTATATATTAAAAGAATTATATGAGAACAATTTAGAAAAAATGATTAATAGTATTTATTTGAATAGAAATATATTTAAAATGTATATAAAGTTTGCAGCAGAAATTAGAGATAAAAAATATGGAATGGATATTTACAACCTGATCCAGTATATAGAAAATAATTGCGAAAAAATTACAAACACATTTAATGAAAAGTATATAGCAGATAGTAGTATAGATTTAATTCTGAGCGAGGTGATTAAATAATGAAAACTTTTGAAGAATTAATAAAAAATGAAAGAATTAAATTGGAAGATAAAAATTTAAAATTTGATGAGTACGAGAATAATAAGATAAACTGGTTAAACGATGATGAGAATAACGGATATATAGCAGAAAAAACAAAGATAACTTATTATAGATTGTTAGATGTGCATGTGCATAGTTCGGAAATAGCTAATAATAAAGATTTAAGAAAATTTACAAGTGTAGAAATAGAGAGCTTGGTTAAAGGGGCGATAACTAATAGTAGTACAACTAAACGTGCTATATTTGCAGCTATAAATAATTATATGATATATAATGTTGAAAGAGGATTTATAAGCTACAATCCATGTGACTCAATACCAACAACTGATTTATTTGAAGTAAATAATAAAGCATTAAAAGAACAATATATGCCTTTAGATGAATTCTATGAATATGTAGATGGATTATCTGCTGATGATGTAGAAAAAATGGTATATGTACTAATTAGATATGGTGTACCGGTAAGTGATGTGCCTAATGTTAAATGGGAAGATTTAAATGAGGAAGAAATGATATTAACTACAACTGTTAAGAAAAAAGTAGTTTCATTACCTATAGATAAGGAATTTATAAGAAGAGTAAAGTTGTGTAAGGCATGTTCAGACTATGAAGATGGTGACTATATGATAAAAACAATGAGCGGAATTCCTTCTTCTGTAAGTAGAATATATGGAATAATAGACAGAGTTAGTAAAGCTAGCGAAGTTGCAAGACCAGATATGGGAATGTTATTTAAAAATAGAAGATATGATCTCGCATTAGAAATTTATGAAGATGAAGGACAAATAGAATCAAGTGATTTAAAAGAAATATTAGACACATTAGGTTTATCAAGTGGAAATTCGAGTTTGACTACATTTAGAAAAGAATTAGAAAATATCTTTGGCTTAGAAGTTAAAACAAAAAACAAAAGAGCTATTGACGTTATAGATATTAATACAGGTGAAATAATAAAGACTTATGAATCTATTAGAAATGTAGTCAAAGATAGCAAAGAAACTTTCGGATTCTATATAGATAAGAGTGTTGTTGGGAAAACATGCAAAGGCGAAAGAGAAGGCATGAGAGGATTAACATTTAGATATTCAGAGCAGGGATAAAAACCTGTTCTTTTTATTATACAAATATAAATTAATAAAATTTAAGAGAAAAGTGTTTACTTTTATTTCAAACTATGATATTATAATGACATAAGCTAAATATAAATAAATTTGAATTCTATTAGAAAATAAAGGAGGATTGTAGCAATGTTAAAGAGATTTCAATGTGAAGAATGTGGTAGTTATGATTATTTAGATCGTGAAGGTAGTGGAGAAGATGAGTATGGAGAATACGAAGCTTTTAGTTGTGAATGTGGCCATATAACACACGTATATTATGAAGAAGCTGATTCAATATAAAAAGTTAATTTTAAGGGGGAAGTAAAAATGAACCGAAAAATCAATATAGAAATATGTTCAAGTTTTATATTTGTGACAGACGAGATTACAAAAGAAACCTTGGCACAATTTAATTTGGAAGAAGAATATTGCTATGCAGATACTCTTAGTGGAATAACGAGTTTAATAGAAGCATTAGATCCAAATTGTGAAGTTAATATAGAAAATAAGTGTTAGGTAGTTATAAAAAATATGTATTTTAGGAGGATTTAAAATGGAACAAAATATATTATTAACTTATGAGCATATAGATGGTTATAATACTTATGGATGGTTTGGAAGTATAGAGTATGTTTGTCATTTTATAGATAATACAAATGAAATTAAGAATATAGTAGAATGTGTTGATTGTAGTAATTGTAGACAAATAAATTTATCTGAGTTGGAAAACTTATAATAGTTAAAAGGAGTGATTAATAAGTGAATAAATTAGAATTGAATATTAACCAAACAGTCAAGGTTAAACTTAGCAAAGAAGCGTTAGAGAGAAAGAGAAAAGAATTAGATGAAATGAATAAAAGATTTAACGAAAACTATGAATTACCTATAGATGAAGAAGGTTATTATAAAGATCAGCTTTGGTGTATAATGAGGGATTTTGGAGATATGATAGTCGGTAGTTATTCTCCAATATTAGATTGTAAGATAGTGATAGAATTTTAATAAAAAGATTATTTTATGTCCTAAGCAAGACATAAAACTGCTATAATGCAAATAAATCAATAAATAAAGGAGAGTATATGGGAGAAAATTTAGCAGAAGACTTTATGACTAAATTAAATAAAATAGAAGTTCCAGAAGATCTTATAGATAAAGGAACATGTAAGGAATATAAATTTTATAATGATATATTAAACTTATTAAATGAAGAAAGGAAGAATTGAAATGAATATAACTAGAACAGAAAAATTTAATGTTAGTGTGGCAAAAGCAATATTAAATAACTTAGACGAATGTGACGTTGCAGAAGTGCAAATAACTTATAAAATTGATTTAGAAAAAGAATTAAAAGATATAAAAGGAAATATAGGAAGTGCTTTGGTAACAGTTAGAGAGAATGGAAAAGAGTCTAGTATGATAAAATCATTAAAAGCAGCAAAAGATAAAATTGATATGATATTAGGGAGTAGATAAAATAACTATTTTATAATATAAATTAACAAAAATGATTGACAACAATTAGAAAGTTATGGTAATATAAATTTGCAAGATAGATCAAAAGGAGTTGAGAATATGAAAAATAAATTATTTGTTTTGTTAAGTGAGTCATCTGGTGGCAAAGATACATTATTAAATATGATAGTAAAAAATGAATTTTTAAAACCTGTTATTTCTACAACAACAAGAAAAATGAGAAGTAATGAAGAACAAGATCGTGAATATCATTTTGTAACTAAAGAAGAATTTATGTTGATGGAAGCAAAAGATGAATTCTTAGAGACTACAAGCTATCTAATTCCTTCAGAGGGAATAGTCAAATATGGATTGGCAAAGAAAGATGTTGTTTTGAGTAAAAGCAGCTATGTGGTAATATTGAATCCAATAGGCCTCCAACAAGTCGAAGAACAATTAGGAAAAGAGAATGTTGTTAGTATTTATATACATAGAAATGATAAAGATAGATTTATAAGTTATCTAAATAGAGAAGAAAAAGAATTTAGCCTGATCTTAGAGGATGCATACGAAAGATTTAAAAAAGACTTGAATGACTTTGCGGGAATAGAGACTAAGGTAGATTATGTAATTAATAATGATGGTTCTTTAGAAGATATGATGATACAATTCCTGGAGATATTAAATATAGAAAGTTCAAAACAATAATATAAATTAAAATAATAAATTGATAAAAGGAGAGATATGGGATGGTAGAATTATTAAAATTATATGGAATGAGAGAAAGAGCGATAAAGAGGGCTAGAGATTTAGAAGCATTGCTTAATATAAGAAAAGAACAAGATGTTGAGTTAGAGTTTAATATATTAGTTAGAAAAATACATAAATTGGACAATGAAATATTTGAAGCTGAAAGAAAATTACAACAATAGGGTGGTGGCGATATGTATATAAGTTTTGGTCAAGCTATAGCAAAGCCTAATAGGGTTGTGATTTTAGAGGGGATAAATGTAGAAAGAATTGCAGCTAAAGATAAGAAAAATAAATTTAGAATTGATAAAATTAGAAGAAAAATTCCAATGAATTTTACAAAAATCAATACTGTGTTACACAGAGAATTAAGCAACATTGAATATATAGAATTTTGGAATGGTATTAGGATAAAAGAAGTTGTATAGAAATTACAATAAGAAATTAATAAAATGGATATTTTAAAGGAAGTTGGAGGGATTTGATATGCAATTAAGCACAAGGATTGTAGTAACACCTAGATATAGTTCAGAATATGAATGTGATATTAGCTTAAAAATAATAGAAGGTACGCTATATAACGTTGTAATTGGTCAAGAAATAAAGTTAATGAATGATGGGAAGCATGTATGTGCAAAAGTTATAGGAGTTTCTGATAGTGTATATGATGATGCGATATATAGATATGTAGAAGTTATAGTTATAGACACAAGAATATAAATAAAATAAGTGTTTTATAAAATAAATTAAGTGAGGTGTAAATATGAGAAGAATCGAAAGAGCATACAAGGAATTTCCAACTGGATTGATTTATGGTGGAGAAGATTGTGGTGTTAAAGCATGTACATTACAGAATCTTGATTGTTGTCCAGCATTTTTAAATTTAGGTGAGGATTTAGATATAAGAACCGTAACAGTAGAATATGGTGAAATAAAAGGATGCAGAGAAATAACTTGTGAAGAGTGTTGGGATAAAGAGTATGAAGGATAATTTGAAATTATAAAAAAATAAATGGAGGAATTTATGAGACAAGTTTATTGTACCGATTGTATTTATTTTAGAATTATAGTAGTTGGGGAAAATGATTTTGAGTCTAGATGTAAATATGAAAATAAATGTTGCTTACTTGATTGTGAAGATAGTAAATCTATTGATGAAAGACCATTTTATAAAGAAAATTAGTAATATGGAATTTAAAATTCCAATAAATTTAATCATTTATAAAAAAATAAAGTGATGATTAGGAGGTTCACATGAAAGAATTATCATTAAAATTGTCACCATTTAAATATTTAGAATGAGCAAAACTCAATAGAACATAAATTTTATAATATAAATTAATAAAATAAATTGACAACTCATTCCTGGAATGTTATCATTAAATAGTAGTAATTAAGAAATAAGGAGTGATATTATGAGTAAAATAAATATGGGAGATAGAATTTATGATTTTAGGAAAGTATAGATATAAGATAACTGATAAGGAGTATAAATCAGGTGAAAACATAGCCAAAAAATTGGCTAGAAAATATTATGATGAAAATAATTATTATACATACGAAGAATATTTAAGTACAGCATATTATGGTTTATCAAGGGCTATTAAATACTATAATAGTGACAAAGCATCGTTTGCTAGAGTAGTTTATATATGTTGCGAGCAAGATTTAGTTATGATGATTAATACAATAGATAAAAAATATAATCAAAGAAAAAGAGAATTTGAGCCTAAAATAGTTGCAGATTATAGTTTAAATGAGGTTATTAAAACAGAAAAGAACTCAAATAGAAGCGAAAATACATTGGAAGACATTGTTGGAGATAAAAGAGTAGATTATACATATATAGAAGTGAAAGATTATATACATACAATATTCAATGAGTTTTATGAAAATATAAATCCTAAAATGAAAAGATTTAAAGTTAACAAAGATAGAGACATAGAATTAATCAAATTAATTGTAAAAGGCTATACGGTGATGGAAGCTAGTAGTATTATGGGTATTTCTAATCAGTTGGCAAATAGTATAATAAAGAAATTTAGAAATTATGCTATAGAAAATAACTTAAAATATAATATAAATTAACAAAATAAAAGATAGGTTTTATTCGGTTTTAGGGAGGAGGAAAATATGAAGCAGCAGGAATATTATGTGACGTTAAAATTGAAAATCAGTAGTGATCCAATACAGGAAGAAGATTTATTAACTAAAGAAATAATTGATGAGAGATTTAAACAAAGAATGGGTTGTATATTTGATGAGGGAACTATTGAAGTTAAAGAATTTAAAAGCAAGTTGAAAGCTAAGGAAGTGGAAAATAAAAATGAGCGAGAAACAGATTTATAGACATTACCAACAAGGGTTTATTTCAAATGAAGAATTAAAGAGTTGGATTAAAAAATAAATACATAATAGTTGAATTATAAAAATTAATAAAATTGAGGTGATATTTTGAAAATAGACTTAAAGAAAGGTGATTGTCTGAAGTTAATGAATGATATTCCTGATAAGTCAATTGATATGATACTATGCGATTTACCTTATGGAACAACTCAAAATAAGTGGGATTCAATAATTCCTTTAGATAAGCTTTGGGAGCAATACTGTCGAGTAATAAAGGATAATGGAGCGATAGTATTGTTTGCACAAACTCCATTTGATAAAGTTTTAGGATGCAGTAATTTGAAAATGTTAAAATATGAATGGATTTGGGAGAAGACTTCGGCTACTGGTCATTTAAATGCTAAAAAGATGCCAATGAAAGCACATGAAAATATATTGGTATTTTATAAAAAACTTCCTACATATAATCCCCAAAAGACTACTGGACATACTCCAGTTCACTCTTATACTAAGCATCAAGATGATGGTAGTAATTATGGTAAAACTTTGATTGGAATTAGTGGTGGTGGCAGTACAGAAAGATATCCAAGAAGTGTACAAGTTTTTAAAACTGATAAACAAAAAGAGGCACTACACCCTACTCAAAAACCAGTTGATTTATTAGAATATTTAATTAAAACATATACAAATGAAGGTGAAACTGTACTAGATAATACTATGGGTTCAGGAAGTACGGGAGTTGCAGCAGTGAGGACGAATAGAAATTTCGTAGGGATAGAACTTGATGATACATATTTTGAGATTGCAAATAAAAGAATAAAAGATGTTTATGATAGGGCGATTTCAAACCATTAAAACTAACATTTTATAAGAATATAAATATGGATTGACAATAATATCAACCCATAAATTAAATATAATCAGAAACAAACTCTTTTACAGTAGGTTCATCATTTTTTATTATTTTATCACCTAGAGCAATTGCTTCATTAGAAGTAAGCTTAAAATGTTCAATGGTTTCTTCAGGGATAAACTCTTTAAGTTCTTTAAAGATTTCCATTATGCTTTTTAGATTTTCTTGAATATTTTTAATAGTTTCTTCGCATGACATAATTAATATTGACCTCCATAATTTAATTTCATATAATTATAGCATCTTAAATATTAATAAGTCTATGATAATAAAATGGAAATAAGAGAGGAATTACTATGAAATTTGATAATAGCATATTAAAAACAGAAATAAAATCAGCGTTGGAGATCATGAATTCATTAAATAATACTATAGTTGATGGTGATACTGAAGGGAATATAGATAAAACTGAATATGTTCTTACAAAACTAATTAGAATAAAAGAATTAGTTGATGCGTTAGACGAGAGACTTCAACAAGAAAAGTAAAATTATATCCTGAGCATGATATGAAACTGCTTAAATATTAAATATAAATTAACAAAATAAAGAGGAGTGATATAAAATGAATAGAATAGTAACAAGAATACAAAAGGTAATTGATATACAGGTAAAAGATGTAAAAATTAATAACAAGCCATTAAGAATAGATGGTTTATTATTAAAAGAAAACCAAAATATAATTATAGTAGAAAAAGAAGAAGTTAAAGAAATTTATATTCCAGGAAGAGACATGCCTTACCATCAAAAGATTAGAAATCTTCCTATAGAATTTTCGATAGAATTTTATACTGATGAAAATAGTGATTGTCTTTGCAAAGAATTAGATGAGTGGGTAGACTTATTTAAAAATTCAATTTTATCCTTTAATGATCTAAATGATTATCATTTTAAAGTATTTTCCACCTCATACAATTACAAGTGTAAAAAAAATAATTGTCATTCTATTAAATTTAATTTTTTAGCATACTCAAAAATAAATTAATAAAAAGGGTGAGTGATTTATGAGTGAAAATAGAATATTAACAGATTTACCTAAGTGGGAAGAAGGGAGATATAAAGGGGAGACAAATTGGACAAAGACTATAAATATGGATTTAGAGCTGCTATATCAAGATAAGATTTATAAAGTCAGAGTAATTAAATATAATGAGGGAAGATTGATTTTAGATTATAAAGGATATGTTAAACCAGAGGGAATTAGTTATAGAAAATTTTTAAAAGGTAGCTTTGGAGGAGTATTAAACTTAAGAAATAAAAATTTTAAAGTAGAAATAGATCAAACATTTAAAGATAATAAAAGAGATTTAATTATAACCGATAGGGAGTATAGAAACGGAAATGGGGAAATAAACAAAAAGACTAGATATAAATGGTATAAATACACTTGCAACAAATGTGGTTGGACAGAAGGTTGGATGGAAGAAAGTCATTTGATTAAGGGAGGTGGTTGCTCTTGTTGTAACGGGAAAACTGTTGTGCCAGAAATAAATTCTATCTATGCGAAAGCTCCTTGGATGATGAGATGGATGTCGGAAGAAGATGCTAAGAAATATTTACCTAATAGCAGTAAGAAAATAGAAGTTGTTTGCCCTGATTGTAGAAAAGGAAAAGTTAAGCAAATAGGGGTGTTATATAGGGATAAAAGTTTGGGTTGTGCATGTGGAGATAAAACTAGCTATCCAGAAAAGTTCATATATAATTTATTAGAACAACTAAAGATTAAGTTTCAGACTCAATTAACAACTTTCACGTTTAATTGGTGTGAAAGTTATAAATACGATTTTTATTTACCAGAGTTCAATATGATTATAGAAACACACGGAATGCAACATTATGAGCAAACTGGAAGAAAAGGAGCTAGAACTTTAGAAGAAGAACAAGAAAACGATAGATTGAAAAGAGAGTTGGCTTTATCTAATGGTATCAAACATTACATAGAATTAGATTGCAGGTATTCTGATTTAGACTACATAAAAGATAAAATAATAAAAAGTGAATTAAACAAATTGTTTAATTTGGAAGATATAAACTGGCTAAAATGCGAAGAGTTTGCACTATCAAATTTAGTTAAGAAAGTGTGCGAATATTGGAACAACAAGGAAGGTTGGGAAACAACGTATACTATTGCAGCTTTGTTTAAAATGGACAGAACTACTGTTTCAGGTTATCTTAAAAAGGGAACTAAATTAGGTTGGTGCATTTATGATACTAAAGAAGAATACATAAAAGGTTTAAATAAAGCTTGGTTGAGTAGCAAGAAAGAAGTAGAGATATTCAAAGATGGAGAAAGTTTGGGTATATTTGAATCTTGTGTTGAACTATCGAGACAAAGCGAAGAATTGTTTGGAGTAAAATTAGATGCAAGAAGAATTTCCGATGTTTGCAATAAAAAACTGTGGAAGCATAAGGATTTTGCATTTAAATACATAGACGAGGAAGATCAACAAATTGCAAGTTAATAATACATATAAAAATATAATAAAATTCCGATTTTAAAATATAAATTAAAAAAATATGTTGACAAAATATTTTAATTCATATATAATTAAATTGTAACAAAATTGTTAATTAAATACAAGGGGGAACAAAAATGTCAAAGTTGGTAAAATGTAAATCTTGTGGAAAGGAAGTAGCTAAAGGATCTAAGTCTTGTCCAAACTGTGGTAAAGACAATAGAAACTTCTTTATGAAGCACAAAATATTGACGGCAATTGCTATATTAGTAGTCTTAGGAGTTGCAGGTGCAGCAGGCTCAGGAGGGGAAGATGATGTTGTTGTAAATGATAATACTTCAGGTCAAGTGGAACAATCTGCAGAGCAATCAACAGAAGTAAAAGCAGAACAAACTACTAGCAAATACGAAGTAAATATTAATGGTGCTGGATATGATGAATTTGGTATGTCGTACACTATATCTGGAATATTATCAAATAATGGGGGAGATTTATCTTATATACAAATCACAATTCCTTTATATGATGCAGATGGGAATAAGCTAGGAACTGCATTAGCTAACTGTAACAACCTAAAAGAAGGTGAAAGTTGGAAGTTTGAAGCTGTCGGTTTTTATGAGGGGATAGATCACTACGGTGAACCTGAAATAGATGCATTTTAACAATATGATTAACTAAAGATAAAGCCCTAAAGCGGGCATGATTAAAAATTTAAGATATAAATTAATAAAATATGTTGACAGAATAAAAATACCAATATATAATAAATAATGTAAGGTTAAGGCATAAACCTTCACATAAGTAATGTCATTAATAATATGAAAGGAGTTGGTTATCAAAATAAATACATAAAAACAAATCAAGATCAAACTAATTTAAATAAAAAAAATAAACCTATTAACACATTATTAACGGTTGACCTTAGTTGGTCAATCTGAGGATATTGAAAAGTATCTTGAGATTAACTAATTAAGAAATGACTTATAAATTAAAATTATAAAGGAGATGGTATATATGAAAACTACAAAGGGAGTATCAGAAAAAGAATTACTTTTAAAAATGAGAGAGGAGTTTGTTAATACAGGATATCTTTCGAGTGAGACTTGGGATGAAATATTTTTTAATAATTATCACAATGCAATGCTTTTATTAGTAGATGAATCAACATTTTTAGATAAACTTGATAAAAGACTAGAAATTTTGAACTGATTTAATTATAAAATGCGGATTTTAAAGGAATAATTTGAATATATTATGAACAAGATGGAGGTTTTTATGTCAAAAATATTAGCAGAATATTATATCTATGGCGAAAATGAATTAGGTGATTTTACTGGAAATTTTAAAATTGGTGATTATGTATCAATAAAAACTTATGATAAAAAGTTTAAATGTATTATAAGAGAAATTACTGAAGAAGAAGTTGTAGTTGAGGATGATGACTATGAAGAAATTACCATCAATATTTCAGAAATATTAGCAGTTTATAATTTATTTTGTTGATGAACAATTCAAAAATAAAGTGAATTAATAAAATTACAATTTTAAAAGGGGTTGATGAGATGTTTATTGATAAAATATTTAAAAGCAAAATAAAAGAAGTTGCAAAAGAAGAAATTAAAGAAGAATATAATTTAAAATCTTGCCCAATGTGTGTAAATAATATAGACGAATTACTTCAAATTGATTCAGATGAATACATATTAAAAGAAAATGAAACATTAGTAAGAATAGGTGAAGAGATTTATATTTATAGAAATAATGAATTTGAGTTGTTAAAAGAACCTTTGTCTACAATAGCAAAGAAAAATCTAGATGATAAATTGGAACATCAAATAATAGATTATGTAGATCAAATAAGAAGAATAATAATGAGTTCTAGTTTGAATGCAGAAGGATATATAAGTTTGTTACATTATAATTTTTCTATAGAAGATATATTAAATTATGGTTTTGAAAAGTTCGTAAAAATATTGCAATCAGATGGAAGTGAATTTGAAGTTGTGAAGGAATCAGAAACACTGTATGGATGTACTTTTAGAGAAATAGATAGAGTAGATATAAAAATAAAGTGGCAATAAAAACAATATTTTAAGAGGTGATAATATGATAAAAAGAATAGCAATAAATCCTTCATATGGATTATTTCATATTCCAAGTCAATTCTTAGGTAAGGTTAATGAAAGTGATAAGAATTTTAGAGTTGTGGTTGCTGAATACATAGATGATTTAAAAGATACTCATGAAACCATAAATCAAGATGTATATGAAAAGTTTAGAAAGAGTAGTGATTGGTATATAAAATGTGGCAACCATTTCTACTTTAAAGATTTAGATGATAAATATAATCAGGTGTTTGGATTAGAAATAGTGGATGTAGACACAAGTAAAAAGTGGAAGATAAAAGAATATGATGGAGCTGAAGATATAGTCTATTATTCTGAGCCTAGGTTAATAGATAAAGAATTAAATATGTGGGAGTGGTAATTATGAAGGTAAATGAATTTGATTTAAGGAATGTAGTTAATTTAGAAACAGTTTCAACGGATTTGATATTAACTATAGCTATGGAAGAATGTTCTGAACTAATACAAGCTATATCAAAGAATAAAAGAGGAAAAGGTAACTATGATAACACTTGCGAAGAAGTAGTAGATGTACTTATTTGTATAGAATGGTTAATTGAGCGTTTAAATCTTAAACAAGAAGATATTTTAAGATGGTTAGATTTCAAGATCAATAGATGTAATATTAAAATTAAAAGTGGAGAGTTTAAATAAATTTTACGATTTATAAAAATAAATTAATATAAAGAAGTGAGGTATAAATATGATTAAATATTTTATAGATGCATGGGATAAAAATAAGGATAAATTAAGAAAATACATAGAAAGTAATGTTCAAAGTGATTATGCTGAAAGTTATGAAGATTTATTCGGAGCGGTAATTGATAATATTATTAATGGATATAATGATATTGGATTTTGTTCTGATATAAGGACTATAGACTATGGGGATTATCAAGGAACTTTAATTCTAGCATTTGCTGAAAAGACATATCAACCAAGTGTAGAGGAAACATTTTATACAGTAGTTCAGTATGGAAGCTGTAGTGGATGTGATACATTACAAGGGATAGCTGGGTATAATTATGATGATAAACCAAATTCACAACAAGTTGAAGACTATATGACACTATGCTTACATATGATTCAGAATATTAAGTGTTTTGGAAATATAGAAGATAATTGGCAAATAAGAGATTATAAATAGTCTTGAAACTGTTATTTTATATAAATTAAAATTGAAGGGAGAAGAATATATGGAAAGAGTAGATGGATTAACAATATTAAAAATGTGTAAAGCAAAGAGTTTTAAAGAGGGTGACATTGTAATTGCATTCCAGGAAGATGATTCAGGTAATGAATGTACGAGTGTATATAGATTTGAAGAAGGAGATTTCACAGATCTTGAAACAAGAGATTGTATAGATTTATTTGATTTGGTAGAATGCAGCTTCTTAGTAGTACAGCCAAGGCAATTAATAGATATAGATTTAGAATTAAAGAGATTTGCAAAAGCTATGAGCAAAATTAGTTATTATTAGGAGGATACATATGACTATAATAACAGGGATAGTGTTGATATTAAGCTGGTTAAGTGCAGCAATATATTTAACAGGTGTAATTGTAGAAGACAATATTAAAGATAAAGTTAAGAATTTAATACAAGCTAGTATAAATATCATGACAATATATTTAATGTTATATATGTTAGGAGTCATAATTTAAGTAAAAATATAATTTTATAAAAAACATAATATAAATTAACAAAATTAGTTGACAAATTCTTTTATATGATATATACTAAATTATGTAAGGAGAACAAGTCAACAAATAATAAAAATTAATAAACAAAAGAAATTAAAAAATATAACAGCGAAAATAAAAATAAAATAGGTAGTGAGATGAACCTGATAAGAAGGAGAAATGAGTATATGGAAATGAAATTTGAACAAACAAAAGGGTATGTATTTTTAGTAGGAACAATCGCAGGGATCGACAATAAAGAACCTAGAAGAACTGAGTATAAGAATGAGTTAAATATCAGAGTAAGAACTGATAAAGACAATAGTGTTTTTGCAAAAGTTGGGGGATGGAATAACAGTTCATTAAGTGTTAAGTTTAAGCCACAAGGAATGGAACAAGCTGATGAAATTCCTGTAGGAGAAGCACCAGATGTTTTACAAGATTACTTTAAAGATGGAGATTCAGTTTTAGTTAGAGGATCAATTGATGTAAATACATATAAAGAAGGAAGACTTGATATCATAGTAAATGGAATATATGCTTGCAGCGAAGAAATTAATTTTGACTCAGAAACATTTGAGGAAAGAAATGAAGTTAAGATTCCTGGAATTGTTGCTGGTGAATTTGATGGAGAAAGAATTCCTGTGATGTTTGCTAATTACAAAGGAGAAACAATAACACAATCTCTAAAAGTTGAAAATGAAATAATTAAAGAATTTTTAGCAGGAGTAAATGTTGGTGATTTAATTCCATTCACTCTTTCAGTAGTCAATAGACCTATATATGAAGTAGTAGCAGAAGAGAGTAAAGAAACAACTGCAAGAAAAACATTGCTAGGAAAGACTATAGGGGGATCAAATAAAACAAAGAGAAAGATAGTAGACAATGAAAAGGCTATAATTATTCAAGATATTGATGTAGAAAAGATTGTTGAAAGAAAGTATGAGATTAAGAATGATATTCCTGATATGCCATTCTAAGAAATAGAAATAAAACAGCGAGGACAACTAAGGTGAGAGGCTTAGTGTATAAATTAACAAAAAGGTGGTAATAAATATGGAAAATATTAATATAGAAAATAAAAAAGTTTTAAATGTTTATGCAAAATTACAAAAGGCTAGAAAAATGTTAGTAGAAAGAGGTTTGAAAAAAGGTGGTAAAAATTCTTTCAGCAAATTTTCTTATTTTGAGTTAAGTGATTTTATTGGAGATGTAAATACAATATTTGATGAATTAGGCTTGTTCTCTAAGGTAAGTGTTAACGATGAACTTGCAACTATGTTAGTAATAAATACTGAAAATCCACAAGATTATGTTACTTTTAGCTGCAAATCTGCTCCATTAGAATTAAAAGGTGCTGTACCATTACAGTCAATAGGCGGACAACTTACATATGGTAGAAAATATTTATATATGCTTGCTTTAGAAATTGCTGAAGTAGATATAGTAGATGCATCTAATGGAGGAGATGTTACGGAAGTTAAAGGTAAAGAAAATAAGCAAGAAGAAAAACCTTCGCTAAAAGAAGAAGTTCAACTACTATGTAGAGAGAAATCAAAAGAAAAGAGAGCAGCAGTAAATGATATTATCAAGAAGTATAATAATGGCTCTATCTCAGTAGCAAAAGTAGAAAACGAAGAGTCATTAAAGAAGATCAAGGAAGAAGTAGAGAAATTATAGAAGTATGGGTAGATTAATTTCTACCCTATTTTAGAAAGGACGATTGAATGGCAACTAGACAAATAAAAGCAGTTCTAAAACCTTATTCTGGATTGAACGAACAATTTACTCAAATAGCAAATACAATGATTTTACATATAAAAGACACTTATTATTTAAAGGTATATTTATATCTGTGTATGAGATACAATAGGGATTACAACTATGCTTTTCCTACTTTAAATACAATTTCTAGTGAATGTGCTATAAGCCTTAGAAAGGTTAAAAGTGCAATAAAATGGCTTAGTGATGAAGGTTATATTCTAAAAGGGAAATACAAGGGTAATTCATCAAATAAAAATAATACATACTATATTAGATATTTATATATAGATAAAAAAGATATAGATAATGAAATGTTAAGTGTTCTACCTGATGAAGAAGAAGTTTTAATAAATATAGAAGTTCCAGACGAGTTAGAAACGAGTATGGATATGTAAGTATTTATATAAGTATTGATAATAAGTATTGATAGTGGTATCAATTGTGCACCATAGGAAGCAGAAATATGCACCATAAGGGTGTACAATATTCACCATTGAATTTCAAGTTAAAATTGGAGGATTTAAAATGATTAAACCATTAAAATATATTAGAAAAAATGATAAAAAAGTATTTATTGTTTCTGAGTGTTACTTAAACAGAAAAACCAATAAGATAGAGCTTATAGTTTTAAGTAGCGGAGATGAATATATAGAAGTTAATGACAGAATAGAAAAAGATGAAAGAGTGGTTAGATGGAGCGAATTTAATCATAACTTTAGGAAGGTGAAATGGTTTGAAGTGTGGATATAATAATTGCAAACATGGAGGAGAAGTTAACAAAGAAGAAGGAATAAAGATTGGGACAAGATGGTTTCATAAAGAATGTGCCAAGGAAAAAGAATTGAAAAAAGAGATCGAAGATTATTGGTTCAAAAATATAAATCCTGGTACAGTAATACAAATATTGAGAAAGGCAATAAATGATCTCGTTAAATTGTATGCTGCAGATTATATTTTATGGGTTGTAAAAAGTTGCAAACCTAAAGGAATAAAAATATCTCATCCAATGGGATTAAAAAGTTTGTGTAGTGATAATAGATTTTTAGATGAATGGAAGAAAATCAAAATAAATCAAAAATTAAATTATATGGGTGATGAATTTCAGAAGAATATAAATCCAAGGGTATCAGAAGTTAAATATGTAAATAGAAGCAAAAATTTTTTAAGAATACTTTAGAGGTGGAATATGATTATAAGAAATAATGATGTAAAAAGGTTTGAGAAGATAAACAATATAGAGCTTCCAAAGGATATTAAATCTGAAGAAATATTAATAGGATCAATATTATCTAATCCTAAATTTATGTTTAAAACAGAATATCTAAAAGCAAGAATGTTCTATGACACAAAACATGCAACAATATATCACATAGTTGGGAAATTATTAAATGAGGGAATTGAAAATGTAGATACTTTAATGGTGGAGAATGGGATAATCTCTAATAAGGCGTTTAAAGATTACTTTTCGGGGATAAGCGACATTAGAAGTTATCTCGATATGTTTAAAGAAAATGCAAGAATGGATGTCGAAGGTGTTGAGTATTTTGCTAAGAATATTGTATCGGAAGCATTTAAAAGAGATAGTTACATAAAACTACAAGAGATGAGTAAGAATGTATTGAGTAACGATGGAGATATAAATAAAGTGAATGAGTTAATTCAGACAGAAGTTGTAAAATTTGCTGATGAATACATATTTGATGATGATGTAAAAGCTATGGAAGATATTTGTGATGGCATATATGCTAGATTGGAAGAAAATCAAGAGTTAGGTTGCAGCGGAATTGAATCGGTATTTCCTGACTTAAAAGAATATTTCTATTATGAACCAGGGGAAGTTGTGTTGTTAGGTGGGAGAACCGGAGGTTACAAAACAGTATACTTCATGATTGAGGCATTACATAAAGCGAGTCAAGGAATTACAACGGTTATAGTAGATACAGAATGCTCAACTGATTTATGGGTAGCAAGAGCCTTATCTAATATAAGCGGTGTTTCAATAAGAAAAATAAAGACAGGGGTGGGAATGACTGCTGAAGATAGGGAGAAATACGAAGGAGCAAAAGAATTTTTGAAAAAACTACCAATATACCATATTTATAAACCAGAATTAGATATGAATGAGTTATATATGTTATTTAAACAAATGGTAATAACTAAAAATCTAGGTTTTATAATAGTGGATTACCTAAAAGTGACAAATACTAGAGGATTAGATAGTAACCAATATGATGAATTAGGGAATTTAGCAATAGAATTAAAGACAATAGCCGGGCTGTTAAATATTCCGGTATTGACAGGTGGACAATTATTACCTAATACAGAACGTCTAGCAGACTCTTCCAAGATAAGCAGATATATTTCAACTGAATTAATATGGACACCTAAAACAGCAGAAGAAAAAACTAATGACGGGGTAGAACAGGGGAATTTTAGGATGAAAATAGTTAAAAATCGTAATGGTAGATTAACGGAAGATGATTGTTATTTAAATTTTGTAGTTAATGGAGATTTGGCAAGGATACATCAAGCTAAGATATTTGAACATAATAGCGGAGATAATACACCTTATTAGGAGGAAGGAATTCATATGAATAAAGATGATCTTAAAATATATATAAATGAAAATAATTTAATACCTGAAATATTAGAAAGCATAGGTTTAGTTCATATAAGACCAGTAGGACAAAAATACTATTCGTGTGGATTCCCAGAGTCTAGGCGTAGAGATTCTATAAACTGTTACATGAATGATGAGTTGTCCGTTAAAGTATGGTCGAGAAATGAGGATATAAAAGATTTATTCTCACTTATAAAATATCAGCTAAACTGCAATTTTTTTGAAGCTATAAATTTTGCTGCAGAAGTTTGTGGTATTAAATTAACAAATAAAAAGATGTTGAATATAGAAAGATTTATGAGAAAACCGAAGAAAAGAGAGATAGTATTTGAGAAACCAAAGATAAAACCGTTAAGGTTAGCACCAAAAGATATATTTGTTAGAGAAGAATGTGATTTATTTACTAGAGATGGAATTAATAGAGAAGCGCAAGAATACTTTCAAGTTTGTTTTGATCCTATAGAGGAAAGAGTAGTTTTTCCGATAAGGGATTTTGAAACAGGAGAAATAATAAGTTATAAAGGAAGAACTATAAGAAAAGATTATATAGAAAAAGGAATAGCGAAATATTATTACTATTATCAAATAGAAGGCCGATGGCAAATATTTGGCTTATATGAGAATTATCATGACATATTAGATAACGATGAATTATTTGTATTTGAGGCAGAAAAGTCACCAATGCAAGCATATTCAATGAAAATAAGAAATTGTGTATCCGTCAATAAAAAGAAAATTTCTGATGAACAAGCATACATATTAAATAAATTAAATAAGAAAATAATTATTGCCTTTGATGAAGATGTAGAAGAATGGGAGATACGCCAGCAATGTAAGAAACTTAAAGGCGATGTTTATTATATATATTCAAAAGGGAAGATACCTAAAAAGTGTTCCCCTACAGATTGTGGTTATGATGTTTTTAAACAGCTTTATAATAATAAAATAAAATATGAGGAGTGATGACATGTACAAATTAATAGGAGAGAACAATATATTAAATCCTAGAGGACAAATATTAAGGAATAGGGGTATAACTGAAGATTTACTAAATGTTGGTGAGGAAGTCGTTGAGGATTATATGAATTATGATAATATAATCGAAGGTTGTGAATTACTTATGAAACACATAGAGGAAGGGAATAGAATATGTGTTATAGAGGATAGTGATTTTGATGGAGTTAGCAGCACATCTTTATTTGTAAACTATATTTTTAAGAACTTTCCAACTGTAGATATTATCATAAAAACACATCAATCTAAACAACATGGATTATCTGATAAAAATATAATAATAGAAGACGGCATATCTTTAGTTGTTGTTCCAGATGCAGGAACTAATGATATAAAAGAGATTGAAGATTTATATCATAGAGGTGTAGAAGTGTTAATCCTAGATCATCACGAATTAGAAGGTGAATATCCGAAATATGGGGTGTTGATAAATAACCAAACATCAAAAAGGGTAAAAAATAAGCAGCTTTCAGGAGTAGGTGTTATGTATAAATTCTTGTGTGCATTAAGTGATTATTATTTTTTAGACACACCAGAAGAATTTTTAGATTTAGTGGCATTCGGAAATATAGCAGATGTAATGAATTTAAGATCTGAAGAAACAAGATATTATGTAAAAAAAGGATTAGAAAATATAAATAATCCATTTTTAAAATCATTAATAGAAGAAAAGAAGTTTGATTTAGATGGTAAGTTAAATATAAATAGCGTAGGATGGACTATTTCTCCTCTTGTTAACGGATGCATAAGAAGTGGAAGCATAATAGAAAAAGATAGCTTGTATCAGGCTATGATGTGCTATGATGAAGAAGAGTGTTTAAAGATAGCTAAAACATGCAAGAATGTAAAAAGTAGACAAGATAGTGCAGTCAAGAGAAGTATGGTAAAAATAGAAAATGAGCTAAAAATTAACGAAGAAGATAGGATAATAATAGCAGATAGTTTAGGAGCGAATAAGAGTTTTACAGGATTAATAGCTGGAAAGTTATCAAGCAAGTATAAATTGCCTTGTATTTTATATTCAGTTAAAGATGGTTTAGCACAAGGATCAATTAGAGGATTAGGAGAAATAGACTTTAAACAAGATTTAATAAATAGTGAAATGATTGAATATTGTATAGGTCATAGTCTAGCAGCAGGTATAGGATTTAAAATAGAAAATAAGAACAAATTATTAAAATACATAAATGAGATTTATAAAAATGTTGATTTTGGAACAACTGAGTATGAGGTAGATTTTGAACTAGCTGAATGGGAATTAACACAAGAATTTGTAGATGAAGTAGCTAGATTCGAAGATGAAGTTGGAAATGGAATAGAATTTCCGATGATAGTAATTAAAGATTGTTATACATATTTAACTGGAGATAATATAAAGGGTAGATTGAATGTCGTTTGGGATATTGGAGGCATTAAAGTAATTAAAAAATTTACAAGTAATGTATGGAAAGAAAACAATATTGGTAGAGAGTTTTATTGTGATATTATAGGAAAATGTGTTATAGATAGCTATAGTGGGAAAGGATGCATTGAAATAGTTGATATTATAGAAAATTAATATAATAAAGAGGTGGTTTTTTGAATAAAAGGAGATTTGCTAATTTTCATAGCCATAAAACTTATACAAATCCAGTAATTGCAGATTGTCCATTAGATTATAATGATTATATAAAAAGAGCAATAGAATTAGGACAAACTGTTATAACATCTGTTGAGCATGGATTTCAGGGGAATTATTGGCTTTTAAATGAACTTATTAGAAATAAAAACATAGAATTTGCTAAAAGGAGATTAAAAGGCGAAAGTAATGTTCCTGAAGATTTAAAGTTTGTTTTTGGAGCGGAAGCATATTGGGTAAAAGATAGACATCAAAATGATAGAAGTAATTGCCACATAGTTATTCTAGCAAAGAATGAGAATGGTAGACAAGAAATTAACTATGCTTTATCTATAGCTAATGAGGATGGAATGTTCGATGGCAGACCAAGATTGGATTTAGAGCTATTAATGTCATTACCAGAAGATGATGTATTTATAACTACTGCATGTGTTGGATATTGGAATAAATATGATGATATAGAAGAGATAACAGTCAAGTTATTTAATAAATTTAAACACAACTTCATGCTAGAAGTACAAAATCACAATACAGAAAAGCAGAAAGAATTAAATAAAAAAATATTAGAGATCAGTAGAAAATATGGTATAGAAATTATTTGTGGCTTAGACACTCATGTAATAAATATTGATTCACCTTATTCCGATAATGATATAAAAAGAAGGGATAAAATACTTGAATATAAAGGCATAAAATACCCAGATGAAGAAGGATGGTACATGGATTATCCAGATGTAGAAACAATAATAAAAAGATTTGAAGAGCAAGGAGTGTTAAGTAGAGATGAAATAGATAGAGCGATAGATAATACTTTAGTTATAGAAAGTTTTGAAGAAATAGATCTTGGATTGAAAACAATTGTAGATGGCGACAAGATGTATTTGGATGCTGAGGTAAAAGTACCTAATCTATATAAGGATAAGAGTATGCAAGAAAGATGCGATATGTTTAAAAAAATATTAAATGATGAGTGGTGTAAGTTTGCTAGAGAGGAAAATATTCCAAAAGAAGAATATCCTAAATATTTAGATGGAATAAGATATGAAGCAGGAGAAATAATGAACAGTGGAATGGTGGATTATTTCTTATTGCATTATAAGCCTATAAAAAATGGCGTTAAAAAATATGGAGGGAAAATAACAAAGAGAGGCAGAGGTAGTGGGGTAAGTTATTTTTCAAACACTTTGTTAGGATTCTCTAAGGTTGATAGATTTAAAACACCTATTAAATTATATCCTGAACGTTTTATAACGGCTGATAGGATATTAAAAGCAAAAGCGATTCCAGACCTAGATAACAATATTGATAGACAAGAACCATTTGTAAAAGCGTTTAGAGATGAGTTGGGAGAACATGGGATATATCCGATGATAGCATTTGGGGCATTAAAAAAGTCTTCAGCCATAAAATTATATATGGGTGCCGAAGGCGTAGAAGCTTCAATACAAAATGAAGTTACAAAACAATTAAAAGAATATGATAAAGCAATTAAACATTGCGAAACCGAAGAAGAAAAAGAACATATAGACATTGCAGATTACATAGATAAAAAATATCATAAATACATTGAATTGTCTAAACCATATCAAGGAATAATAATTCAAAAGTCCCAACACCCTTGCGCCCATCTAGTTTTTGATGGAGACATAAGAAGGGAAGTAGGATTATTTAGATGTGAAAGTAAAACAACAAAAAAGTCGGTGTTAACAGCATGTATTGAGGGGACTATGGCAGATCATTACAAGTATCTTAAAACCGATTTACTTATAGTTGATGTTGTTGGATTAACAGAGGCCATATGGGAAAGAATAGGAGAACCGTCTCCATCGAATACTAAGTTAGAGCAAATGTTAAAGACTGAAAAGGGACAGAAAGCGTGGGATATGTATGCAAGAGGATTAACTTTATGCGTTAACCAATGTGAGCAAGAAGGTACTAAAAATAAATGTAAGAGATATAAAATGAAAAATACTTCTGAGTTAGCATCTTTTGTGAGTGCTGTACGCCCAGGATTTGCGAGTCAATTAAATAACTTCCTAGATAGAAAGCCATATACTAATGGAGTAAAAGAACTTGATGAATTATTCTCAGATTCTCAGAAATATATACTTTTTCAGGAGAATATAATGGGGTTCTTGGGTTGGTTAGGAATAGACATGAAAGAAACTTATGAAATAGTTAAAAAGATAAGTAAGAAAGTGTATACAGATCATCCCGAACAGATGGAAGAATTAAAAAATAGATGCAGACCTATGTGGATAAAACACGTTGGTTCAGAAGAAGGATTTGATAGAACATTTAAAGTAGTTGAATTATCAGGGCAATATATATTTAATGCTAGTCATGCTTATTGTGTAGGTTTAGATGGTGCAGAAATTGCATATTGTAAAGCAAACTATCCATTTGAAACCTATGAAGTTTGTTTAAATTGGTTTAACAATAAAAAAAATAAAGATAAAGTAGCTGCACTACAGCAAGAGATGAAAGTTGGATTTGGAATAAATGTAGGTGAATTAAAATGGGGAAAGAATAATACTAAATTTACACTAGATAAAGAAAATAATTGCATTTATCCATGCTTAAATTCTATAAAAGGAATGGGAAAAGATTGTCCAAAAGAATTATATGATTTATCTCAAAAGAAAAAGTACAATTCTTTCTTTGAATTAATAATTGACATAAAGGAACATACATCCTTAGATAACTCAATGCTAGAAGATTTGATTAAATTAAATTATTTTGATTGCTTTGGAAAGTCTCAAAAATTATTAAAAGTTTTTCAATTATTTGATGCATTTTACAAAAAAGAAAAGGGGTTCGTCATCCCCAAGAAACAATTCAAAAAAGATAATTTGCCTTTAGGTTTATCTGCGGATTTATTTAGAAAATATTCAGAAAGAGAAACAGAAAAGCAATTTACAAAAGTAGATAATAAGGGGATATGTAATGAGATAGAAGGGATGATTTCTAATAGAGATATTCCATTACAAACTTACTTAGATACACAACAAACTTGTTTGGGCTATATAGATTATAAAAACCCTAAGCTAGATAAAAAATATGTTTTAGTGACAGATGTTAACACAAAATATACTCCAGTCATAAAAACACAATCATTAGGAAGTGGTGTAGCTGTAAAATGTAAAATATCAAAGAAGATATGGGAGAACTTAGAGGTTGGAAATATTATATATATAAATTCAATGGAAAAGAAGTTTGGATTTAAAAAAGTTGGAGAAGATGAGAACGGAAAACCAAAGTTTGAAAAAGATGAATCTAAACAAGAATGGTGGATCACTAATTATTCAATAATTAATGGTAATATAGATTTTGTACTGGAGGAATTAAATGCGTAAATTAAAAGAAAAAGAGATAAAGGAATTAATAGATACTATAATAATATATGTAGACACTAGAGAATCTTTGCCGAATCATATAACAAAATGCTTTGATAAATATGGAGTTAATTGGGAAAGAAAGAAGTTGCATAGTGGAGATTACTCAGCTATACTACCACAAAATGATACATATAAAACTCCTGAAATAAATTTAGAGGACGAATTATGCATAGAAAGAAAAATGAATTGTGATGAAATAATACAAAATCTTACTAAGCATAAAGAGAGATTCTATAAGGAATTTGAAAGAAGTTGTGCAGAGATACCAATATTAATAGAGGATGACTTTAAAAATGCAGCAACAGGAAACTACAGATCTGCTGTAACGCCTAAACAATTCCTCGGTGCATTATTCTCATTCTGTAGAAAGAATAAAACATACTTTTATTTCATGGAAGATAAGAACTATTCAGCATTATGGATTTATGATTTGTTCAAATATGAAATCAGAAATAGGTTAAAAAATATAGAGATATCTGGTTAAAAGTCTAGTTTTATAAAAATTAAAATAATAAGGAGAGATTATATGAAAGATTCAGAATATGTAAAGAAATTAATACGTAGATTAATGATAAAGAAAATACTACCAAGCTATAAAATAGGTAAAGATAAATAAAATCAAGGCAGCTTAACGGCTGTCTTTTTCTTTTAAAAATTTTCTAATATAAATTAACAAAATTAGTTGACAAAGATATATTATGGGTATATAATTAAATCATCAAGTAAATAAAACAATAAATGAGGTGGTTAAAATGAAGAGAATTTATAAGGAGTATGGAATAAGGGTAACCGATGAATCAGGATCAAGAATTGTTAGGATTAATAAGAATGTAGACATGACTAACTTCTCGATAGCTAGAGAAACTTACAATAAAACAAAAGATAGATACATAAATAAGAATGAAGATATAACAATTGAATTAGTTGGAATTACTTTAGAAGGTGAAATTGGCAATGCAATATATAGCAAAACATTTGTTAGAGAAGTTGCTAATGAGGATAAAGAATTGTTGCTTGAAACAGATGAGATCGTAGACAACATAAAACATTCGCTAGAGTTACTAATTAGAAAAAGAGAATATCATACAAATATGGTTTGTGCATTAAATAAGAAACAAGATGTAATCTTACACAATATAGAAAATATAGGAGATATGGATGATTCAATAAAATTAAATACAATAAAAGAACTAGAAGAAGTTAGAAAATACAGAAGATTTAATAAAACAGAAGAAAAGAAATTGAAAACATTAGATATAGTTGTAGATTTAGGAAAAGTTGATGAGTTATTTAGAAGAGTAACACTTCCAATAGATACTGAAGGCTTCAGATATTTAAACGAAAAAGAATTAGATGATATGAAAATTATAAAAGAGATAAGATATAACTCTGAGAAAGACAGAATACATAAAATGGAACAGATTCGTAAGAAGTATGATAAAATAGTTGTTGATGATGCGAAGAACACAATAATTTGTTATAACAGGGGTTATACAAACACGAATAAAAATTAACAAAATAGAGGTGATGAAATTGAACGCTTTAATAATTGATAATAAACCTTATTGCTCTAAATGTAAAGTGCAATTAGGAAATGGAACAGGTGAATATTCGCTAATAACACATGAAGGTAAAAATTACACAAAATTTGAACGCTATTGCAATTCTTGTAGGGGAAGATTTGTATATTATGCAGATATACAACTAGAAGAAACTAAAAGATATTCGTTTAATAATGATATTGAGGAGGTAACAGATGAAGTTAAAAGAGAGGATTAAATATTGGAAAGATATTAAAAATGGTACAAGTATTCCTTTATTTTGGTGTAATGCTAATAAAAATAACTTTAATCAAAAAAATAGCTGCAATGTATTTTATCATCCCTGTATAGATAATTTATCACAAGAGCAAAGAGATTTAATTAATTATCATATAGGTAGTGCAATAGATATTATAAGAGACAATACAGAAAAGGAGAAATTGTAATAATGATTAAATTAATAGCTGAAGAAAAGTGTTGTAGAACTACAATAACATTTAATGAATACAATCAGGAAAAGGAAGATCAGTATTTAGCAGATTTTAAGGCTAATTCAAACATACATAAGATAACTAGAGTTGAAAATGATGAAGAAGTAATTTTATTAGAGAGGTAAATCTTAATAGAAACGACATTTTATTATATTTTAAGGAGGAGTAAAATTGGATATTAATAAAAAATTAAAACAAAAACATAAGAAGGCAATAAGAAATAAAAGAATTGAGAATATAATCTATAAAGCTTTAACACCATTAATAAAACTATCTGATTATATAGAAGATAAGAAGTATAAAAGAATTGAAAAAGTTAGGGATGCTGGCAGGAATATGACTATAGACAAGGCGACAGATATAGCAATAGAACTAATAATAGATAAGCTAGTAAAATGGGAGAAAAATATTGAATTAATTGTTGCAGACTATTCGGATACAGAGTACTTTTATTTTACGACATTTAAATGGATATTAAGATATATACCTAGTAATGGTAAAAGATACGAAATGTTAAAATGTTATATCTATAAAAATGAGAGATATAGTGAAAATGCAATAGATATTAATAGAGAATTTACGGAAGCTGTTTACGAAAAGATTAAGGATATTCCAAATATAAGTGCAGAATGGGTAGTTGATAAAGAGGAGTATGGATATTGGAAAAGTAAGAATTATGAAAAGACTTTAGTAATAGGCTTAAAAGGAGTAAATAATGATAAAGAAGATAGTTAGAATATACATAGAAGGATTTAAATATTCAAGAAGATTATCCAAGCTATATAAAACATTAGATATACTTATGAAAGAATTTGATTCAACTCAAAAGTCAGAGGATAAGAAGATGTTATATAGAACACTAACAGAACTTCATCAATATACAAGTAATTTATTGATAGAGTTTGATAATTATATAGAAAACAATGAATTTAAGAGTGGAGGAAAGATGTAGTGTTAATAAAATTAACAAATCAAGTTATAGACATTTCACTTGATAATATAAAGGAAATACAAAAGAAAAGTATATGGTGGGATACAGGATGGACTGATGATTATATACTTATAAAATACAAAACAGGCTTTGAACATAAAATTAAATGCAATTCAAAGCAAGAAGTCGAATCAGATTATAATACAATAGTAGATTTGCTAGATACTAGAGGCGAAAAAACAAACATGTCTTTAAGTAATTTTTCACTACAAGAGTTGTTAGATGAGATAAAAATAAGGTTTAATAGAATTGGAGGAAAGATTAAATGATTTGTAAAGATTGTCAAAATGAAATGAATTTGCATACATACGAAGAATTATTGCATGGAGAATATTATTTATATCAATGCGATTGTGGTAGTAAAGTAGGAATGACATTAAAAGATGGTAAATGTTTAGGGATTGAATGGAAAATTAAAGATATGAATCAACATTAACCTATTAGGAATATAATATCAGAGATTAGGAGGATTAATTAATGAGAATAAATATAAATATGAATTTAGAAAAAGATTTTATAAGAGGATTGCTATATGAATACAAAACACATAGTCAGATTGATAGTATAGAAAAAATTGATGACAAAGATATACTTAATATAATGAAAAGTGAAGATATGAGAGCTCCAATCATAACAGCTATATGTTCTCAGATTCTAGGAGAAAAATTTATAGATGACACTTATAATAGGTTTGTTTCTTTAATAGATGAATGTTTAGAAGATATAAAAACACAATAAAAGTTTAATTTGTTAGGAGATAGAAGTATGAAAGAAGGTAAATTTTTAATATTATCAGATTGTTCAGAATGCACTTTTAGAAATGGATATTATTGTGATTTTGAAAGAAAGAATATTGCAAAGGAAGATATGATTAAATATATTTATGGTTCATTTCCTAATTGGTGTAAATTAAAAGATTATTAAATTAAATAATAGGAGGGTTATTATGAAAGGAATGTGGATGGTTTATACAAATGAATATGGGGTTACATTAATAACTGATGACTATGAGGAAGCTGTTTTAGAATATAATAAATATAAAGATATGTTACTTAACGATGAAATTTATGCAGATGATGAGATTATATTAGCAAAAGTAGACAAAAGAATATTTGCTTTTCAAAAAGAATTTGGCAATGTAATTGAATTAAATATAAGTGAATAAAACAGTTGTTTTATAGGATTAAAAATAAATTAAAATAAGGATGTAGTAAATATGAGAATAGTTGAGCAATTAGAATTTAACGATAAAAGAATTGAGAAAAATACATACGTTGAAATCAAAACAAAAGACAATTCGGAATATAAAGGTTATTTAAACTTTTATAAACAAAACAAATATTTTGGCATGGGATATTGGGGATATGAATGCGTTATAGAACTTTTAAATAATTTACCTGAAAATAAAGACGATCTTAAAATGTCTTATCTCCATGAACATGAATTGAATCATCCTCATTCTATAGCGGTAGATATAAAAGAATATGAAGATAAAATAAGATTTGTGGGAAATGGGATAAAAAATATAACTTCTATAGAGGTTATATAAATGGTAGTAAATCAGCCTAAATTTCCTAGAACACCGAGATTAGGTTCAGGATTTAAGGATAATAGCAATTTGGAAAATATATTTAAAAATAAAAAGAGGGTTGTTAATATGGTTAAGTTAAGTGAATTAAAAGATGATGAAATGTTAATTGTAGATATGGGGAGTTACGGCCAAGTCATATCAAAAGAAGATTATCTAAATGAAATAGAAGAACATCGAGGTTGCAAAGTATATACTTCAAATAAATATAAAGCTAGTATAGATGCATACGATATGCTTGAAAGTGCTATAGAATGTGAATATCAAAATATGTATGAAGATTGGGATATTGAAATAAAGCAAGATATAACGAAAGAAGATATAAAAGATATTCAGGTTGTTTTAGATAGAGTTCTAAGCAGAAGTGATAATATATCTTATACAGAAAAAGAACAAGTAGAAATTGATATGTAGGTGATAAAATGATTAAATATTTGTTAATATCTGCTTACGAAAGAATACGAGTAAATGAAATAGAAAAAGAATTTGAATCTATAGGCGTTCCTTTTCGCGAGAGTGATGGTAGTTATAGGGATAGTGCAATAATAATGAATGAAGTCTCAATAATAGCAAGAGTTATGATTTCTAGAAATAAACCTATAACAGCTATTTATTATATAGATAAACTTGTAGGATTGAGAAATAGAAATTTATTTATAAAAATATTTGATATTAAGTTTCACAAGGAGGAGCAATTATGTTTTATTATGCAGGAATAGGATCAAGAGAAACACCGAAAGAATTTTTAGATTTGTTCACTAGAGTAGCTAAATATTTATCAACTAAAGATTGTGTGCTACGTTCAGGTGGTGCAAAAGGTTCAGATAAAGCTTTTGAGTTAGGAGCAATACATAAAGAGATATATTTGCCTTGGAAGGGATTTGAAGGTAGTAATTCTAATTTAATAGTTAAAGATGAAAGGGCTTTTGAAATAGCAGAGAAATATCATCCTAGATGGAATTATCTATCTCAAGGGGCTAGAAAACTTCAAGCAAGAAATTCACATCAAATCTTAGGAAATGACTTAAAGTCCCCTAGTGATTTTGTAATTTGTTGGACTAAAGGTGGTAAAGGTAACGGAGGTACTGGTCAAGCAATTAGAATAGCTAAAGATTATAATATACCAGTTTTTGACTGTGGTAAATATAGTAATATTAAAGAATGTGTGATAGAATTAAAGAAATTTTTAGATGAGATATTGGAGGAGTAAATGAAAGTCGTAGATGTTTTAAGACTATGTAGCTGTAGAGTTCATATATACTACAAAGGTAAATACGTAACTAGATATGAAGATTGTGAAGATTTAAATAAAATAGAAGAATGGTTATTAAATGCCGAAGTGAGAGATTTTGATGCAATGGCCACAAATCCATATGGGGACTGTCATTTAGAAATAGATATTGAGTAGGGTATTAATTAATATACTATATATAGTTTTTATAATTTCAAATTGCACAATATATAGTATATTAATTTTAATAAAATTGAGATTTTAAAGAAATTAATAAATAAGAGGTGATGATATGAAACAAACCAGGCATATAACATTACCAAAGAATAAAGATATAAAACACTTTTACTATAGCTGCGAGACTTGTGGGAGACAAATAGATAGTTATGAATATTATACATATGGCAAATGTGATGTTTGCAGATACATATAAAGGAGAAATTAGAATGAAGAGAATATTAATACAATTAGATTATAACAATGTTGATGATATACCAAATGATATGATTGCAGAATTACTTGAGGCGGAAGTTTCTGATATAGAAGGTGTTACTGCAGCTACAGTAGCAGATATAAAAGATTATAATACATATATTACAGATTTAGAAAATAGATCAAGTCATTACAACTATGGATATGAAGAATAAAAAATAATAAATATAAATTAATAAAATTAGTTGACAATAATAAGAAAGATATGGTAATATAATATCAGGAGGTGGTTAGATGACTGCAAATGAGTTATTTGAAATTATAGCAGAACATTATAATGATAACATTGAAGAAATAGCAATAGAAACAAATGATCTTATAGGAAGAATAGGACAATGTACTTTTACCTATGAACTATCTGAAATTTTAACAGACTATACACTAAGCATGGATAAATGTCCATTGTGTGGTAAAGACCTAAAAGTTCTATCGCATCACGAAGAAAGCAGAGGGGAATATCAAGGGATGCCTTGTAACGAAACAATGTATCTGATTGGATGTGAAGATGATAATTGCTCATACATATTAAACAAATAAAAATTAATAAAATAAAGAGGTGAAGAAATGCTAATGAAAAAGCTAATGCTGACTCTATTTTTTAGTAGTGGGATAATAATTCCATTTGTAGAAGCAGCAAAAACTGATTCGGTAGCAAGGCAACTAATTGATGTCGATTTGTACGAATTTAAAAATTATAGAAATGAAATGAATGAAAAAGTACAAGCTTATGAAGAATATAAAATTGAAGAGCAGAAGAGAATCGAAGCAGAACAAGAGAGATTGCGACAAGAAGAATTAGAAAGACAGAGAATTGAGGAAGAAAAGCAGCGTCAAATAGAAGCTAATAGAATATATGTTAAATTTGAAGTAAGTTTTTATACTACAGCAGAAGATGAAGGTGGTTATCTAGGAGCTAATGGTGATGTATTACAACCTTGGGTTAGTATAGCAACACCAAAAGATATTCCATTTTACAGTAATGTATACATAGAAGGACTCGGAAATTTCACTGTCCATGACACAGGTAGCTATATAAAATGGGCAACTGATGAAGAAGGCAATAAAGTTTGTAGAGTTGATGTGTGCGTTAACTCAAAGGAAGAAGCATATAGACTTGGTAGATATTATGCTTATGGATATATAGATTTAAATAGATAGGGGTAGATATAATGGAAGACTTAATTAAACAAGATCAGCTAAAAGAAGATAGAAGGAGAGTTAATCAATTTACTGTAGAAAGAATGGCAAGACAAAACAAAGAGAATCTGCAAGAGAGATTAAAAGATTTATTTGCAATGTATCTTGATAGTGATGAGTGTAGATTTATGAGATTTTCACAATTAGAAGATTTAAGAAAGTTTTATGTATACATAAAGGAAAATCTATAAAAATCGAATTTTATTTAAACTGAACGATGGGAATCAGCCAGTTAAACATATAAATTAAAATAATAAAGGAGTGTTGTTTAGATGATTAAAGTAATTAAGAAAGATGGTACAAGATGTGATTGGAATGCAGAAAAGATAAAAGGTGCAATAAGCAAATCTTACGAAAGATATGTAAGTGGTGCAAAAGAACAAAATGATAAGGTGATACCTTTTACGGAAACAGATAAGGAAAGAGTTATCAAAAAAGTGGAAAACTCTTTAAAGGGAAGAGATGAGGTAACTGTAATAGAGTTACATGAACTAGTAATGTCTGCATTGTTTGAGGTAAATCATAAAGTTTACACAGAATACAGAGCATATAGAAATTACAAGGAAAAATATAGCAAATCATTTGCTAACACATATGAATTTGCGAATAAGGTTGTTAACTATGGAGATAAAGAGAATGCGAATAAAGACAGTACATTAAACTCAACTAAACAGGCATTAATATCCGAGGGTATAATGAAAGAATTTATGTCTAATTTTGAATTAAAACCTGAATGGATCAAAGCACATAATGATGGATATATACATATACATGACTTAGGAAGTAGATTTATAAATTCTCACAACTGCTGTTTATTTGACATGGAGAATGTTTTAAATAATGGATTCGAGTTAAATGGAATTAAATATACAGAACCAGGGGGAGTTCAATCGGCATTTAATGTTGCAAGTGATGTTGTACTTTCTGCTTCGGCACAGCAATATGGAGGTTTTTCAGTAACAAATGTAGATAGAATATTTAAGAAATATGCAATTAAAACTTATAATAAAGCATTGAAATATTTCTTAGAGCAAGGAATTGAAGAAGAGAAATCTAAACAATTGGCAGAGAATCAAACTGTTAGAGAAATAGAACAAGGTTATCAAGCGTTTGAAACCAAATTAAATACTGTCTCTAATTCATTAGGACAAACTCCTTTTGTGACAATATCATTTGGCTTAGATACTGACAAATGGGGGCAAAAAATTTCAGAGATAATATTAAAAACTAGACTTCAAGGTTTAGGAGAAAAGAAAACAACTGCTGTTTTTCCAAAATTAATCTTCTTACATAGAGACGAAATTTGTGGGCATGAGGGAACACCAAATTATCATTTAAAGAAATTAGGAGTTAAATGTTCTTCAATAATGCTCTATCCTGATTGGTTAAGCATAGATTCTGGATATCAAAAAGAAGTGTACGAAGAATGCGGAAAGACGGTGACGCCAATGGGTTAATGAAAATGCGTAATATAGCCCATGTAAAATTCTGTGAACTCATGCTAAAGAGGTGTGGTAGAAATACTGCTAACGATGAAGGTCATTAGATAATAATGAATAATATCGTGCTTGTAAAAGAGTGTAGAGACTATTCCGTAAGGAAGTACGATGGAGATTAGCACCATTGGAAGCGCAGAACACGTGGAAGAGAGTGGCGACTCGGAGTGAAGAGATAGTCCAACGTTAAGTTGTGTAGAGCATTTTTAGGAAAATTCTATCATCCAAATACAGGTGAATTAATATTTGATGGACGTGCAAATATAGGAGCTGTAACTTTAAATTTACCTCTATATGCGTTAGAAAGTAAAGGTGATATAAATAAATTCTACGAATTAATAGATAAATACTCAAAAATGGTATTTGATATACATATGGATTCTTACGAAAGAATAGGAAAATCAAAAGGTTCAACTAATCCATTATTCTATTGTGAAGGTGGAGCATGGAAATCAGTTGGTTATGATGAATGTATTGCGCCAGTGTTAGAAGGGTTTACTGCGAGCTTAGGATTCATTGGTTTAGAAGAAGTTTGCCAAGCATTATTCGAGAAACCTCTAATGGATTGTATTGATTTTGGAACAGAAGTTGTTCAATATTTATGGGATTTAACCTTAGAGTACAAAGAGAAATATGGCAAATTATTTACCCTGTACTCGACTCCAGGAGAATCATTAATTGAAAGATTCCAAAAAATAAATCGTGCTAAATTCGGAACGGAGGGAGAAGCATTAAAGCGTGGATATATGACAAACTCATTCCATCAAGGAGTATGGATAGATCATATAGCACCAGAAAAGATGCTATTAGAAAAGCCAATGTTTGATATATCTCAAGGTGGAAGAATAACATATTGCGAATATCCTTATGGAGTAGATTTAGATGTATTAGAACAAAATGTTAGCTTTGCTATGAGTTTAGGACTATATAGTGGCGTTAATATAGAATCTGCAACATGTCAAGACTGTGGAGAAAGAGGAGAATTTGAAATTTGTCCGAACTGTGCCTCAGATAATGTAACATCAGTAAATCGTTGCTGTGGTTATCTTTCTTTTTCTAAGGTGAAAGGACAAAGTAGATACAATGAAGGTAAAAAAGAAGAAATCAGAGATAGAGTGGATCATATAAAAACAAATTAATAAAAAAATAGGAGGATTAAATTCCTTCTTGAAAGAGGTGATATTTATGGCAAAAATAAGATACATAGATAATTATGATGTTATTAATGGATTTTGGGGAGTTGCGGTAAGTGTATGGTTTCAAGGTTGCCCACATAGATGTTATAAATGTTTTAATTCTGAAACATGGAATGAAAATGATGAGACAGTAAGAGAAAGAAATAATATTGAGGTTGCAAAAGAGATACTCGAAGAATTAGACAGATATTATCCTAAAACATTATCTATTTTAGGTGGTGAAAGTTTAGCTCCCTATAATATAAATGATTTATCTGAGATATTAAAATATATAAAAACTCAAAAGAAAGATTTAAAAATTGCATTATGGACAGGTTATGAGTGGGAAGATGTAAAAAATAAAGAAGTCATAAGATATATAGATGTAATAGTAGTTGGTAAATACATAGATGATTTACATAGAGATTACAAAATAACTAAGAATATCTTAGATAAGAAAAGGGGTTCTACTAACCAAAGAGTAATTGATGTAAAAAAATCATTAAAAGAAAACAAGGTCGTAATTATAAATTTTAAAAAGGAGGATTTATGGAGTTAAAAGAATTTGAAGAAAGATATGAGATATTTCAAGACGGTACAATAATAAGTTTAATTACTAATAAACCAATCTGTCAATGGAAAGATAATGTAGGATATTTACAGGTCAAATTAAAGAAAAATGGCAAAAATTATTATAAAAGAGTTCATAGACTTGTCGCAGAACATTTTATTCCGAATCCAAATGGATTACCACAAGTCAATCATATTGATGGCGATAAAACAAACAATAATATAAACAATCTAGAATGGACTAACAACAAAACAAATACTCAACATGGATATGATAATAATCTATATCATTCTAAACATAGATGCATAGGAGTAAAAGTATTTGATAAATCAGGAAACTACTTAAATACATATAAATCAATTAGAGAAACAGCAGATCAATTAAACATAAATAGAAAAACATTGAGTAGAATATTATTTGATGATAAAGAAAACAACTATAATTATTTATTTGAAACAATAATATAAAAATTAACATATAAAAGGAGAGAATTAATTATGAAAATAAAAATTAAATATCTACAAGATGCAACAAGAATGAATAAAATAACAAAAGGGAACTGGATTGATGTATATGCCTACCAAGACACGTTCGTTCCAGAAGGTGAAAGAGCGATGATTAATTTAGGATTTGCGTTAGAATTACCTAAAGGGTGGGAAGGGCATTTAGCACCAAGAAGTTCAACATTTAAAACTTGGGGAATAATTCAAACTAACCATGTTGGTGTTGTAGATGATACATATATTGGTGATAATGACATTTGGCACATGCCTGTATATTGCTTACAAGGGAAAGAACATAAATATGCAAAAATGGAATGTCAACTTATGTTTGGGGAAAATGCTGATGAATTTTATAAAGATGAGTTAGCCAATCCAAAAGGAACTTGGATTAAAAAAGGCGATAAGATAGGTCAATTTAGAATTATGGAAGTAATGCCAGAAATAGAATTTGAGGAAGTAGAATCATTCGGTAATGCTGACAGAAATGGATTTGGAAGTACTGGGAGTAGATAGCATGGATATTTCTAATTTTAAACCTATAAAGTACAAAAGAATAAAAATTAACACATATTTGATAAATGAATATGGCGATGTATATTCTATACCAAGAAAAAGACTATTAACTAAAGGGGTGGATAAAGATGGCTATTATGATATCGCACTTCAAAGCAATGATGGTAAAAGAGTTACTTATAGAATAGCAACACTAGTATTATCTTCATTCATAGGAGATCCGCCAGATGATATGAATGACGCAACAGTAAATCATATAGATGGAGATAAGGGAAATAATCATTATACAAATCTAGAATGGATGAGTAGAAGTTTAAATTCTAGTATAAGAAAGAAGAGACCAAAAGGTGAAAAGAATCCATCTGCAAAGCTGAAAGAAATTGATGTGTATAAAATATGTGAATTGATACAAGAAGGTCATCATAGTTTAACAACCATAGCAAATATATTTGACACAAATAAATTTACAATATCAAATATTAAACGAAGGAAAACGTGGACACATATATCAAATAATTATTCATTCTAATTTGGAACTACAGGGGTAAAATAATATGAAGACATTAATAATTCTTATAATAGCATTGATATTCTCTATATTCATGGCAGTAGATAAAGATGGGGTGAAAATAAATAATAAAACAATTCAAACTTATCCTAAAAGAGTAGCATATTGCTTTATAGCATTAATCATATTTGCCTCAATAATCTCCTGGTTTACTATACTACCAATCTTAGGACTACTATCATTACTATAATACATAAACACTTAGGTTAATCCTAGGTGTTTTTTCTTTTCTAAAAAAAATAAAATATAAATTAATAAAATATGTTGACAGAATAAAAATACCAATATATAATAATATACATAAGGTACAAGTTGCCAAATAAATTAAGAGGTGATTGAATGGAAAAAGTATTAGAAATTATTAATCAATTAAGATCAACTACAAAGACAAATGAAAAATTAGCAATATTAAAGCAGCATAGTGATAATGAATTGCTAAAAGAAATTCTATATTATACATATAGTGATAATTTACAATATGGTTTTAGTGAAAAGAAATTAAGAGAACTATTAGAAGAAAATCAAACAAAATCATCTAAGTGGGATAATCCTTTTGATATGTTTGAAGAATTATCTAAATGCAATATAAATGATGAGTTAAGAAATAATGTAATTGGGTTTCTAGCATCACAATCAGAAGATATTAGAGAATTATATATAAGAGTTTTATGTAAAGATATGAGATGTAATATATCAAATAAAACAATAGATAAAGTGTGGAAAGGGCTACTACCTAAATGGGAAGTTCAACAGGGTTATCCTTTGGAAAAAGTTAAACTTAAAAAAGATGAGTGGATAGCCTTAAGTCTTAAACTAAATGGAATAAGATCAACATATTTTAAGGGCGAATTTAAATCTAGACAAAATAAAATAATGACTGGATTTGACCATATAAAAGCAGATATTGAAAAGTTGGAAGAGTTTACAGGATACGTATTTGATGGAGAAATGATAAGAAACAACATAGATAATATACCTGATAACGAAAACTTTAGATTGACTACAAGTATAGTAAATTCAGATACAGAAGATAAATCGGAAATACAATTAGTTATATTTGACATGCTGCCAACAGATGAATTTATACAAGGCTCTTCATCTAAAACATTTAAACATAGAATGGTTGAAATGATGAGAGTTAAAGAAATTATATATGAATTAGGATTAAAGAATATAGATGTAGCGCCTATATATTATAATGGGACAGACCATACTCAAATAGATAAAATACTAGATATGGTTGATAGCGAAGGTATGGAAGGACTTATGCTGCTAAGAGACATGAAGTACAAGTGCAAGAGACATAATGGGTGTGTAAAATGTAAGAAATTTAAAGAAATAGATTGTAAAGTAGTAGGTTACGAAGAGGGATCAGGGAGATTAGAAAACACTCTAGGTGCATTAGTGGTTGAATACAAAGGGAACACAATTAATGTAGGAAGTGGTTACGATGATTTTACTCGTAAGGAATTATGGGAGAATAGAGATGAAATTATAGGAAGATATATCACTGTAAAATATAAAGAGGAGACTATGGATAAAAAGACTAAAATGTATAGTTTACAATTCCCTATATACATTAAATTAAAAGAAATAGGCGAAGAAATAAATGGTGATAAATAAGATTTTATAATCAAATATAAATTAATAAAATATATTGACAAGATGGTATACAAGCTATATAATAGCTATACAAACATAATATGTAAAATTAATAGATTAAAAGGAGAGTTTAAAAATGGTTAAGATGGTGGGGAGTTATACAAGACCAGAAGAATTATTAACAAAGTTGGTGAATGAAAATTCATATTTAAAGAAACAAATAAAAGAATTAAAAGAAGAAAATTCAAGACTGAGGAAAATAACAGAGGATCAAGAAATAGAATTACAATATGCTAGATATTACGCAGACGAAGAAAATAAGTTGCAAGCAGTTGAAATGGCAAATGAAGCTATTTTTAGTAGCGATATAGTAACTTATGAAGAATGGTTTAATACCAAAGATTACGATGAAGCAGCAAAAGCTTATGCTGAATATTATAATTAATACATAAATAGAGGTGTAAAAAATGAATATGTACGAAATTGAATGTGAATTAAAAGTCCATCATTTATATAGCGTAGCAGCTAACAGTCTAGAAGAAGCTAAACAATATCTTGAAAAGGAAAGATATATAAATGATATCGGCAATAATGTAAGGATATTGGACAAAGTATTCCTAGGAAGTGTTAGTAATGAAGTAGTTAATTCTAATATAAGGTGGGAAGATTGATGATTAAGTTAATAGCTTTGATATTATTAATAGCGATATTTTTAATTATGTTTATTACTGCTATATGTTGTTTAGTTATGGCAAGTCACACAGATGATTTTTGGCTAGGCGAGAAACAATATGAGAATGATATAAATTAATATAAAATGAGGTGAAAAATATGTATGGAATTGACTTTTATCCTACAGCGCCACCAACAATAGAAAAACTTTTAGGTGATATTGATTTTAGAAAAGTAAATACTTGTTTAGAACCTAGTAGTGGAGATGGTGCTATAGTAGAATACATTATAAATAAAATAAAGAATATAAGAGGTTATAGCAAAATAAAAGTAGATATAGATTGCATAGAAATAGACAACAACCTTAGATATATACTTCAAAGCAAGGGGTTTCGAGTTGTATGTGATGATTTTCTGAATTATAATACATTAAAATCTTATGACCTAATAGCAATGAATCCTCCGTTTAGTTCTCAAGAATATCATATTAAAAAGGCTATAAATATGTTGATAGAATCAGGAGGAGAATTAAGAGCTATAACAAATGCTGAAATGATTAAAAATCCTTATTCAAATATAAGAAAAGAAATATTAAATATACTTAATAGCAATAATGCCGAGATCGAGTTTCATCAAAATGAATTTTCTGATGCTAGAAGAGAAACTGATGTAGAAATTGCTATTATTAAATGTAAATTTGAAAAGAAACAAGTGGGTAGTATAATTCTTGATAATCTAAAACAAGCCATAGAAGAACAAGAAGATACATATGAGAGTAATTATATAGTTGAAAATGACTTTATTAAAGCAGTAATAAAACAATATGAATTTGAATCTAGCGCTGGTATTAAATTGATAAAAGAACACAATAAATTAAAAGCATTTACAAGTTCAGAATTCAATAAAGAAAATTCTATATTAACTTTAAGATTATGTAATGATAGAAATTATTCAGAGCCAAGTGAGAATATTCTTTGTAATGATTATCTAAGAGAAGTTAGAAAGAAATACTGGAAAGCTCTTTTCAATAACAAAGAATTTACAAAGCTATTTACTTCTAATCTGCAGAGAGATTTTTATAATAGATTAGATGAATTAGCTGATTATGATTTTAATGAATTCAATATTCAAGAAATAAGAAAACAAATGAATAACCAGGTTGTTACGGGAGTTAAAGAAACTATATTAAATTTATTTGATGAGTTCAGTAGAAAACATTATTGGGATAAAGATACTAGCAGCAATATACATTATTACAATGGTTGGAAGTCAAACTCTTGCTGGAAGATAAATAAGCGTGTAATAATTCCACTTAACGGTTTTGGTAGTTGGGGTGAAAGTTTTGATCCATTACATTATCAGTGCATAGATAAGTTAGCAGATATAGAAAAAGTATTTAACTATCTTGATACAGGTAAAACAGAAGAATTAACTTTAAGAGAAATATTACAAGCAGCCAAAGATAATAACCAAACTAAAGGAGTAATTACAAAGTTCTTCAAGATTGACTTTTATAAGAAACCTACTGTACATTTAACATTTTTAGATGAGGAATTATTAAAGAAGTTTAATGTTTTTGGAAGCTTAGAAAAAGGATGGTTGCCACCAAGTTATTCAAAGAAATCATATAAGGAAATGACAAAAGAGGAACAGGAAGTGATAGATAATTTTGAAGGAGAAAAGGAATATAATAAGGTTATAAATAACAAAAGCTACTATATTTATAATCCTAATGAAGTATTAATGCTAACTTAAAAGGAGGAATCATAATGACAAAACAAACTAAAGTGAGGACATTTTCGGCTGAGTCTATTACAAAATTAGAAAATAAATTAAATGAATTCTGTAAAGATAAAGAGATTAAAACTATACAATATCAAATAGATAATAATTTATGTCTATATAAACATGTAGCTATGGTTGTATATGAAGTTACAATACATTAAGAATAATTTGAAATTATTGCGAGTAAAGGAGATAGTAATTTTGATAGTTAAATTAATACAAGGTGTTTTAGTTACACATATATGTTTAGATATTGGAATTAGCTATATAGAGAAAGGAAATAAGCCAAAAGCATTTTATTATTTTATGATGTGGTTTTTATATTTAGTTACGTTTGTTGCAATATGGTAAAGAACAATTTATTCATTAAAGAGGTGATATTATGACAAAGATAAATGCGACATTTGAAATTCGTAACACAGATTTTCTAGGTATTGATACTTGTGAGATTTGCCATTTCAAGGAGCTTAGATTTGATAACAAACCTTGTAGATGTAAAATATTCAATAAAGAATTAGAAAGATTTAATCCAGTAAAACATCTAGGACTCCAACATTGGGAATATAAAAGATTACAAGAATGTAAAGATAGTGAAGTTAATGAATAATTCAAAAATATTGTAAATAAAATTGAAGTTTTATAAAAATTAATAAAAAGGAGATATTGAAATGAGTAATATAATAAACTGCAAAGCGATAAGAGATAAATACATAGAAGAGATTAAACAAAAAGATTTAACAGGATGTACGGTAGCATTTGTACAAGTGGGCGAAAATCAAGCATCAAATGTATATGTACGTAATAAAAAGAAACTGTGCGAAGAAGTTGGAATAGAAGTAGAACACTATCAACTGTCAGAAAACACTACAGAAGAACAATTATTAGCAACAATAGATATGTTAAATAAGTGTAGTGTAATTACAGGAATAATGGTACAACTCCCATTACCAAAACACATTGATGAAAATAAGGTTATTAATGCAATAGATCCTAATAAAGATATTGATGGATTTCATGTTGTCAATAAAGGCAAGATTGTTATAGGTGATGAGAGTGGAATTATTGCAGCTACTCCAAAGGGAATTATGACAATATTAAAAGAAGAAGGAATTGATTTAAAAGGTAAAAATGTAGTTGTAGTTGGAAGAAGCAATATTGTTGGTAAGCCTTTAGTTAGTTTATTAATTAATGAGGGTTGTACAGTTATTTGTTGCAATTCTAAAACACCTATGGGTTATTTAAAAAAGTATATACCAGATTGCGATATATTTATATCGGCTATAGGCCAAGCAAACTATTGGAATTTAGATAAGTTTAAGAAAACTTTAGAACATAGAGAACTATTAAGGAAATATATTCCAGAAGAACACAAAGATACATTCTTCACAGGCATATGTCCTGTAGCAATAGATGTTGGAATCAATAGAGATGAAAATAATAAAATTTGTGGAGATATAGACAGAGAACTATATCCATATTTCAAAAGAGTTACAAGTGTTCCTAGCGGGGTTGGATTGACTACTCAAATGGCAGTTGTAAACAATATAGTTGAATTATTTGAAAGAAATAAGTAAATAAATATGTAGCAATTTGATTATATTGCGAAATAAATAGGAGGAAAACAATGAAACAAGGAGAAAGAGTTTTTTTAAACGATAATGGGGAAATGACAGCCAAAGATGGTGATTTAGTTAGATGGTTTAGATGTATGAATTGCAATGAAAATGTAATTGCAAAAGAAGTATATATAAACCAAAATGTGGTTTGCCCACATTGTAAAAATAAATTTAAAGTTAGACTTTTCAAAAATGGGAAAGTTAATATATCAATAAGATAATTCGCCATTCAAAAATATTACATTTAAAATCAAAATTTTATTGAAATTAATATATAAGGAGAGATTTAAATATGAAAATAACAGTAAAACCAATAACGGAAAGCAAGAGAATATTAGATAAATGTAGATTAACAGTAAATAAGGAACCAAGTAAAGCTCCTAGACCTAGCGTGGCATTCTTAGATAATATCTATATGACGGAACATTCCCCTATTAGGGAGAAACTATTTGATATTTACATAGAAGACATCCCATATTGTATTAGCACTCATTTTGTGCGCCATCACCAAGGAATAGAGAAGTACGTTACAACTTCAAGAAGTGACAGAACCGATATTACAGATAGATCTCAAAGAAGTCAAATGGATTTAGTCTCAATGGGAATGACAGTAAATGCACAAGCATTAATAAATATGAGTAAAGTAAGATTATGTTGGTGTGCAGATAAAGATGCCAGAAAGGTGATGTTTGAGATAGTTAAACAAGTAAAAGAATTAGAGCCAGAGTTGGGAAGTAAATTAGTACCTTCGTGTGTTTACAGAGGATTCTGTTCTGAGAATAATAAAGATTGTGGCTATAGCAGAGAATTTTTATCTAATTGGAGAAAAGAGTATCTTTGTGGAAGAGAGCATTTAATAATATTAGATTAAAATAAATATGCACAATATACGGTATATGATTTAATTATTATATGCTATATATTGTGTGTAAATTAACATAAAATCAGTAGTTTATTAGAAGGAGATGAATTAAATGATAAGAATTATATGTGATAAATGTAATAAAGATGCCGATTTCTTCGGTGCTAAAGAACTGACTAAGGAAGAAATAAATAAATTAGCTATAGAATATAATACAGAATTTCAAGGTAAATTAATGATAGAAACTTACGTATGTCCTAGCTGTAGAGATGTAAGAGATTTCATACATGTTTTATATTAAAGAGTTTAATTGTCTTGTTTTTGGGTATAATATTACTATATATATAATTTTAATATTTGGAGGTAATATTATTGGACATCGTGTTTTTAGATTTAGAGTTTTCTAGGAGAAAGAAAAACTTTAAAAAGTACCCCTTTGAAATAATAGAAGTTGGATATGTTGTTACGGATATGATTGGGAACATAAAAGAGGAGTATTCACAGTTTATCAGAGTAGAAGATGTCAAAAGGTTAGATGAACGAGTTCTAAATCTTACAGATGTAAAAAGATATGATTTTTTATATCAAGGTGTTCATTTTAATAATTTCTCAAATAGACTTAAAAATGTAGTTAATAAAGGTTGTTATTTTATCACATGGGGTAATCTAGACAAGAAAGTTCTTTTCGATAATTTTAAAATGAGAAATATTGAATTCGATAAACTCTTTACATCTTTATTTTTTGATGCTCAGAAAGCATATATGTCTATAAATAACTTAAATTCTCAACCGTCACTAAAGAGTGCTTGTAAAAATACGCCTTTAGATTCATTGAGAAGTCATAAAGCAATATATGATTGTTATAAAACACTGGAAATATGCAAGGATCTTGGAATACATAATGTATTATCTAATGATTTTAAAGTGTAAAAAAAATAAGGGATAGAAGCTATTAATTTAGTTTCTATCCCTTTAAATTCGCCCTTTTAATATGTTATATTTATATATAACATATTATTTAACCAATTTTAAATATATTTCATATGGTATTATAATTAAGAATGGATTTTCAGATAATCTATAATCAACAACATAGTCTTCAGCGTACCTAACTAGACTGTTTGCTATAGTATATTTAATAGCACCTCGTCTAAATAACTCCCTATATATAATCTCTAAGCTAGAATCACCTGATAAAATTTTAATGGATACTAATTTATCAGGCAAATCAAATTTCTTCAGTTTAACCCCTTTAACTTTACCCCTATTTGTTACGCCTAATCTATGAGAGTATATATCTTTTCCTTCATCAGATAGAGTGTTTTTAATATCATCTTCATATTTCATTCTAGCAATACCCATGCTAATTGATGTTTTGGCTTCTTTCATAGCTTCAGCAAATTCTTTAGTAATCTTATCAAATGCTTTTAAATCTTTAGAATATAAATTGATATCTATTCTCTGAGTCTGTTTAGTTGCAACAGTATTTTCTTTTAACCATTTATAAAAATCTTTCCTAGAAAAATAGTAGTAGTCTTTTAAATAAACCATCTCAGAGCATATAGCATATTCTTTATTAACACTCATTAAGAATGATCTGTAGATATCATTTAAGAATATATGTTTTACGTTATCTCTAACATTTTTGACTACCCATTGTCTTTCGCATTGTAATATATCAGCTATATCAGATATAGTTAAATTAAAATCATTCTCATACATTCTCAGTACATTAAATGCAACTTCTAAAGAAGAAGTGTCATCAGATTCCTTTTCAATATACACTAGACTTTTATCATCTTTACCTTTAGGTTTATGTGCCACAATTATCACATCCTTATATTATGTTGTATTTAATTATAACATAATTAAAATACCAAATAAACAAAAAAAATAAGGGATAGTAGGCTACAAATTAATGTAACTTACTATCCCTTATTTGTATAAAAACTAAATTTTATATGAATATTTATATCCATAAACGGTTATAATAACTAATGAATATATAATTATCTATCGGATAAAAAAATAGGGGTACTATAAAACAATAATAAGAAACCAGCTTAACTTAGTTATCTTAAAATCATCCATAGTACCCCTATATAATTTTGATATGCTATTTGTTTTATGATATAATTAAATCCTCATCATTGGGTTGAACCGAAAGGTTCTCCCTTTTTTATTTTATTTGAATATTTATTTATATTTTTCATATAATAATTAATGTGATATGTTCACTGATTTATGGTAATTTCTATACATATTGCATTAGACTCTATTCTATGACCGAAATTTGGGAATAGAGTCTATTTTTTATTTTACGAACAATATTATTCCAATTGTTACTCTACATCGATATTCCACATGCAAATAGGGTAAACTAAATCTTGCAATTGAGACATAATTTGTGCGTTAGAATATTTATTAGGATGTATCTGGTCATAAGAAGCTCCATCTGAATTTAACGCTGACCATATTTTAGGTTGTATATCATTATGTGCATATGTTCTAGATGTAAGGTCAGCAAATGCACATTGATATTTCCTACACAACTCTTGTACTATTGGTCTAACATTTTGAAACCATTCTAAATATGTTCTTCCAGTATTGGCCACTGTTCCAACTGTAGGCAAACAGATAATAATAGATAAATCTTTTAAGCTCTTATTATAAGCAGGTCTGCCATTTACAGTAGTATTTCCTCTTATTCTTTGCAATCCTTCTTCCATATTTGTTCTGAACAAATTTAATCTTTGTTCCAATGTAAGTCCTGCAAACATTGAATGGGTTTTATCAGCATCATTCATACCATAAGCTATTATTAATAAATCGGGATTATAACTCATTGATGTATTTAAAAAACCATTAGGGAATTGGCTTATCCAAGTTGGCATACCATAAGTAGAATTCCCTACCCATTCATTAGTATTTCTTCCACCATAACCATTATTTTTTATTGTCAATTTTGTTAAATCAAAATTGCCTGCTTTCATAATCTTTTTTAATGCCCAATCCCTCATGCCGAAAAACGTATCTTGTACGCTAGTTTTTGGTTCATAACCCTGTGTTATACTATCACCATCTAGGGCTATTGTTACATTATTAGTCCCATCATAAATTTTTTCATACCAATGTTGCAGATATTCATGTCCCCATATAGGTGTTAATGGGTATTTATAATAATCAAATACAGTTGCAATTGTTTCTATACTATTTTCTTTAATTAATGGTTTATAGCTTATATTTTTTTGATATCCATCATTTTCAGGTGGTAAACCTGTAGTTGCTTCAAAACTTAAAACTTGTATGTCACTCATTAACTCTTGTATTTTTTCTTCTGTAATATCTGTATTCACATTTATATATCCCTGTAAAGCATAAACTCCATCTTTACTAATATTTTTATCTCTTGTTGCTGTAATTTTACTGCAAACAAAGTCGGCACTATTAAACTCTGCTAATTCAACTTGAACATATTTTGAATCTGTGTAGCTTAATTTTGATCCCTTTTTTAAGATTATTTTTTGTGTTGAGAAATACTTCGAATTTTTGTCCTTGTTTATATTCCCTACAACATATTTCCCATTTGTTATTTCTAAATCTATATTTTTTCTCTCAAATAAATTGTTTAAATTCTCCTCAACATCATTTATTTTAGATGAGTAAGCTGTAAAAATGAAATTAGATTTAGTTTCATCAACTTTGTCAATCATGGAAGGAAAGCTAACTTTAGCTGTATCAAACGCAATTTTACCACTATGTTTTATAATAAATTCACTTTTTATATTTCCGCTACTTAAAAAAGTATCATCATCATCGTATAGGAAATAATGATATAGAGTATAGTCGTTAGGATCATTAATTTTTAATTCTAATATTCCATCAATATTAAATCTCCATGTTCTATTCATAGAATTATTTTCAATTGCTGATCCAGTAGAAGTATCATACCTTCCAGATTGCCATTGAATATCTAAGACAGTAGATTCCAATCCACTTGCTTCCGCCTTTAAATCAATTGATTTTCCTAAAAATCCAACTTGATTTCTAATTGCCGAACCAGCATTTTCAGCTATTTCTCCATTATTCATTACCCTAGTATCAATCAACTCTGCATCACCAGTTGTGCTTCCTTCTTCTAACTTAGTCAAGTTATTTACTCTTCCTTCTAAAGTTTCAACTTCTACTTTGCTAGCCTTTTTAATTTCAATATTATCCAATTGTTCGCGAAGCTCAGGTATATCTTTGTTTTCATGTTTATTTACTTTTTTAACTAATTTTTCTGTATTCATTTTTTAATTCCTCCTTGTTTTTATTTATTTTATTTGTTATAATATATTTGAGATTTCTTAGTGATTTCTCATACTGAATTAATACGGTAGGTTAGTCACTTGCCGTATTTCCTTTTTATTTAATTTATTTTTGTTCATCGTTATTTGATCTTCTCCTTTATGATACTTATGTCGGTTTTCATATCGTTTAGATTGCTATTTATGCTTTGAAATTCTTTTGTGGTTCTATCAAACGTCTCCAATGCTAATCTCAGTGTCTTTTTATCTTCTTTATTTTCTTCTTTCATAGCTTTTATCTCGTCTTTTGATTCTTTAATATCGGATTTTAAATCACCTATTCTTTCATCGGTTATTTTTAAATTTCTTTTATCAATCATTTTTATATATACAACTAGTCCCATAATAGCAAGAAGTAATAATCCTGCCACTATAGACACCTTAAAAGTTTCTGTTAACGCTTGTTCAATCATTGTAATTACCTGCCTTTCTTTTGATTTATATCTATAACTTAATATTGTTAGCTGCTAATAAAATTAACGGAAATACATAGGTATCGCCTCCTTTTGTTTAGATTTAGAGATTAAATTCTAATTAATCAAATAAATTATCCATTCCTTCATCTGGTCTAAGATCGTAGAATTTTTGTGTCGTAGAAATATCGTTATGTTGACAAACATATTTACTTACTAATTTAATATCTTTGCCTTTAGATAGGAGATGAGTTGCTGCGCTAGCTTTAAATAAATGGGGGTTAATTCTTCTGCCCAATATATCTGACAATATATCGGAACAAACACCATTAACCCATTCTTTTGAAGCCATTTTAATTTTCCCATCATATTTGGTAGTAAATATATATTCATGTTCATAGCCCCTATGTTCTAACCATAAGTTTATGTAATCAATACATTCTTGATTTAACATGTATTGACAAATTTTTCCATCTTTACTGCGTCCTTTCTCTCGGACTTTATTACTTAGAACATAAGATTTACCTTCTGGAATACCATCTTTTATGCAGTCAACTTTAAATTGAACTATACCTCCACGTCTAGCACCACAATTAAACGCACACACTACCCAAGCTAGAGCCATATAGTTCTCATCTGCAAGTAATACTTCTTTTAATTTTTCATATTCCGTCTCCGAAATAGGGATTTTTTCATAAACATAATTTAATGGAATATCTTTAAAAGCAGTAGTAAAATTTCTAAATAATTCATATTCATCACTATCGTCTGCGACATTATCTAAAATATAATTACACAATGAGCTACACGCACTTTTCTTAAATTTTAATCCACTGCTACTCATACCTCTATTAGTGAGATAACTCATATATCTTGTAAAATCTCTTTTCTTAATTTTATATAATGGTTTATCATTACATGATGTATACACCCAATAGGCAAACTGTTTTAATGCTGACCAATATTGCTTTCTACTATCAGGACTAAGTTGCGGTTTAGAATCAAAGAATTCTTCTATCATATCTCTATTTTCGCTATTGCATTGTTTGTACATTTCATCAGTTACGGTAGGGAGTTTTAAAGATCTTTCTCTTACCATATTCATTTCTATATTTTTGTTATTTTCCATAAGTTTATTCCTCCTTAAATTTATTAATTTATGGTTGTGGGCGTAGAATCATCTACGACCAAGAGGAGAGATTAACAATCTCCCTCTAAATTTAGTCATAGAAAAGTTGAACAAGAAGTCTGAGATATTATATAGAAACCTTACTTTATATATCTCAACCTTTATGTTCAACTTTTAATTTATTCCTTATATCCTTTGAAGCTAAGTCTATTACATTATCTATTAATATCTGTATTATATTTAGATACTCTTCTGATAATCTCATTCTTTTATACTCTTTAATAGTAGATGGTAATTCTCCTATAGTATCCTTGAATTCACTTGCAACTCTTTCCTGTCTTTTTATTGCATTATCAAATATTTTCTCTTTTACAATGTTGTTTAATTCGTGTCTCACATCACACATCTCTTCACCATATCTCTCTAGTTCTTCTATAACAATATCTCTATTATATATTAATTTATATCCATTGAAGTAATATTTGATATTTCCTCTCTTTCTTAATATTGCATAAACCTTTTTATAAAATATATCTGCTTTTCCGTGCCTGAACACCTCATTTACATCATCTAATTTCAACTCTTTAAGAACTTCATTCTCAGCTTCGAGTATTAATAAATCTTGATCTTTGGTTGCCACAGAATATTCTTCCTTTATGTTATATTGAACTTTATTGGTGTCCATATCTATTTCTATTTCGTCAAGCTCGTTATATTTTACAACTGCAACCTTTTTGCAAATCATTCTGACAGTTTCCCATCTTAAAATAGCCTTTCTATCTAATTGATTTAAATTTGTCTCTAAAGTTCTTTTTAAGTTTTGATGCGTAGTATCATAGAATTCATTTATGTATTTTTCATCTATATTTAGAACTTCTGATAATTTGTCTTGATTTCTCCTACCCAAAGAATAGTTAGCGTTAACCATAGATAACTTATTCAATAATATAGATATAGGCAATATAATCTCATCATTTTCTACTGATGTGGCCATTAATAATAACAACAATCTCTTTATGTTATCTCCATATACACTACTATTGCCTTCGCTTCTTAAATCTGTTTTATATTTTGCAATTTTATATATTTCATCAATAATGAATTTGTTACCTTCTTTATGGTATTTGATAAATCTTTCTAATTCTTTTAATTGAGCTTTTTTAGAATTACCTGCCTCAACTTTGATTTCTAACATAGAACATAGTTCTTTATAATTCTTTATTATTAATCCTTCAGATAAATTCTCAATCTTCATCATTTCTTCCCTCTTTTCTTTTTATTAATTTTATTTTGCCTTAAAGTTTCTTCACGTTTTTCTTTTCTAACTCTTTCTTTTTCAATAGCCTTTTCCATAGCTTGTTTATCGTATTTGCAATTCATAAATTTGAATATCATTTTACTTATTCCTTTTTCATATCTTGCACAGGATGTAATAGATTTTATATGTAAGTAATCATCATCCGTAATTACTCCTAAATCAGTAAATGAATCAAGATATTCTTTAAGCCCTGCTGTTACATTATCAAGATCATGTCTGACCTTAGTTGGGAATACGAATTCAACTTTTAAATCAGTTTCATTTATTCCTAACTTTTCTAACCCTAATTCTCTAAGAACAAATTTTACATATTCACCTCTATTCTGCTTATGTGTATTTTGAACAATCCTATTTGTTATTGTTATTATTTTATTCATACTTCTTGCAATAGGACTTTCAATTATCGTTTTTTTACCTTTTCTATGTGTTTTATAATATTCTTTTAAAAATCTACTAAGATTATCCTCGTTAAATTCAACTTCTATAATTTCTTTTTCTCTGATATCTTTCATTTTCCGCTAATCTCCTTTAGTTTGTTATTTTTAAATTCCATATATTGCTCCATTGTATTATTTTTTCTACCATAAATACTGTGGAACTCATCGTGTAACTCTTTTGTTAAGCAGATCCCTAATCCATATTTATAATGTAGTTCTAAGCATTTTGATTTCATTAACTCTAATTCTTCTTCCGTGTAATCATTTATTTTCTCTCTAGCATCTATATTCAGCTCTTCTAATGTCTCACGAAGTATATCACAATAATTATAATGATGATGTATCACATTATCTGTTAATTTCGATCCGGTTATATCACAACAGTAATCATATTTTTCATAACTACTCAACCTCCATGGTAATATTGACTTCCTCATAATTTTATGTAATGGTGTCGTGCCTCCTTTCCAGCTAGGATTATTTTTCCCACATCTATTTACACATTTGGGACAACCATTACCATTTGAATAGAAGCTTCCCCATGTAGCTTCCCATGTATGACCATCAATTAAACAGGTAAAACTCAGCTTTGTGTTGGCATTTACCCATGCATCGCTATTTAACCTAACCTTTTTACCCCTATCCGACAACTTTAGGTATCTATGTATATTTTCTATTGTGTAAGGATTTGATGTGTGAAATCGTCTCGGCATATGTCCTGCCTTAAAATGCTTAAACCTACAACACACTTTATATCCATCACTATCTAATGCTACCAACAATTGATTTTCATTTTTATATTCTTCGTTTATTAATGTGAGGCCTCTATTTTTAAATTCTAATCTAACATCTTCTATTGAATTTCTTTTCATTATTTTCTCCCCCTTTTTTATATTGTTAAATTTTTATCATTGTTTTTATTTATATAATTTTTCTTATGAAAACCCTTAATTTATTTCGATAAATACACATTATCGTAATAAGTTGTATTACGTATTGATACGTATTCGCATAAATGTTATAATATTGTTGAGGTGGTTCAGTTGGCATTTATAATTAATGGACAAGTTATACAAGAAACAGGTGATTATCTTTCAAAAGGTGAAAGATCACGTCTAAACTCAACAATGAGAACAGATTTACATAAAGATTTTTCAGCATTAATGAAATATCATGTTAGAGAACATATGAGTGTTGGATTCGATGTTTTGATAGAAATGTTGCAAGACAATCCTAATATGTTAGATGAATTTATAACTCGTTGTAAGAAATATTAAACTTCAATTCTCACAGATTTTAAATTTTAACTTCTTATTCAATCAACTAAATAGAAGTCTAAATCAATTCTAAAATTTAACTAAAAATTTCAAGTCATAGACAAACAAGTAGAGTAGTGGTATAATTAAATATTTTATACAATTAAAGGCGAGAGGATCAATCCTCACCTTATTTTGAATAAGAACTTTAAAATTCGCCAATACTAATTAATAGCTTAATAATTTTAGTGGGAGAGTAGGGCAAATATTAAAACATACTGCAGCTTTACTCTCCTTGATTAAATTACTTACTTTCTATCTGACCTTTAATCTTAGCCAATTCTTCCTCAATCTTCATTTCTAAATATTGATTAATATCCTTAATCCCTCCATTTAAAACATTTAATGTATCATCAGTTAATTGATTTAAAACATTGTCTTTAACAGCAGTAGATAATTGCCTTAACTCATCTTTTTCTATTTTCCCATCTTCAATTGCAACAATAAGTTCTTTTTTTAGTGTATTTTCCATTGCTACAATATTTGTATTGATTAATGTGGTTGTTTTCTCTAAAGCATTTGAAAATATAACTTGTGCATTCTCATCTTCAATCTTAGCTATTTCTAACTTAGCTTTTTGAGTTGCTTTTTGAACGAACACACCTACATAAGCAGTAACAACAGTTAAAGCTCCTCCTATTAATATTGATAATAGTTGTATCAATGATTCTTGTAATTGATTTTCCATACTTATTTCCTCCTTAATATTTTAATTTTATAATCCTAATAATTTTCTCCAAGTTGCTTGCCCACAAACACCATCTTGAGATAAACCCTTAGAACTTTGATATGACTTAACTGCATTGGCAGTTCCACTACCATAAATTCCATCTATTCCATTAGTTGAATATCCTAAGCTAACCAATTTCTCTTGAAGTAATTTAGTAATATTGCCACTTGCACCTTGTCTAAGAGTAGGACATCCATTAAGAGTGTTGACTCCTGCAATACCATCTACTTTTTGATTAGAAAATCCTTGATTATTACATTCTTGTTGTAATCTTCTAATCCAATCATCTCCTGAATTAGAATTTTTCTTGGCAATTAACGCATCTAACTTAGCAAAAGTTTTTACTCCTGCCAATCCATCTGGATCTAAACCATTATCCTTTTGGAATTGTATTAATGAGTCATATGTACCTTTCCCGAATTTAGAATCTGCACCATAACCACCACAATTATATCCACACTTAATTAATTTTTCTTGCAGTTCCTTACATCTATCTCCTACATATTCTTTTGCTTTTTCTACATTAGATTTAGTATCAGGGGGTACAGTTGTACTTATATTTTCTTCTTTTATCTCAGCTTGAATATCGTTTGGTATATGATCGTTTGACGTACCTCCTATTAAGGTTTTTGCAATAGCTTGACATATAGCTTCAAAATTAGCTTTATATAATTCGCAATCTTTAGTTGAATCACCAAAACAAACTTCGATTAATATGTTTGTCTTATTAGTGCGCTTTAAGAAATATAATCCTGTTCTTTGTTTAGCACCTCTATTTTTAAATCCACCTGCATCTGAAATAGCCTTACTCATTTGACTTGCTAAAGTTGAATCACTATAATAACAAACTTCCACACCCATAGGATTATCAGTATGTACACTAGCATTAAAATGTATAGATACATCTACTCCATCCTTATATTGATTGTGAAAATTAACAATGTTAGCTAAATTTTGTGAAGATGAACTAGCAGTATCATGATATTTATAGCAAGCTTTACCACTTGCTTTTACTATTTCGTAAACTCTATCAACTACTTTCCTAGCTTCTGTAACCTCATTAATTACATCGCTCATTCCTTGACAATTAATACTATGTCCACTTGAGATATTTACTTGATTGTATGCCATATAGTATTCCTCCTTTAATTTATTAATTTATAACAAAAAGAGACTAAGAAATAAACTCTCTCAATCTCTTTATTGCTTCATTTTTCTTTAATTTTTAAACCTAATTTTTATATAAAAATCAAGTTTTATTTAGATTCAATTTATTTTAATTTTTACGAACAATATTATTCAATTGCGAACTAAAGTAATTCAATTGTAGAATAAGAACAGTTGTTTAACTCTATAGTAGACCCTTTTACTGCTCTTATACTGTAATAACTACCAAAAGCTTTACAGTTATCTAAATACATTTTTGCCCCACTTTGTTGAGTTGTAAAATCTGCGTCATATCCATTTTTAGATTTAGCCAAGCTATCGTAAGCTAAACAACCTAGGTTTAATGAAACTGTTCCATCACTAACATCTGCAACATTTGCTCCTTGGTTGTTATAGTATCTTCCATTAATTCTTATTATTTTACCACCATCATGCATAGTAGAGCCATTACAAGTTAAATCTTCCCAACCTATACCGTTACAATAACCCTTACAATTTATTTCAATCCCATTACTAACAACACCATTGTAAGCATGATAATTAAATCCATCTTTTGAAGCAAATGCAACTTCGCAATTTTCAAAAAAACCTTGACACCCTAATAATGAAATACCATCTTTACTAGCAGTAGGATTTGAAAAGCCATGCTTAAATTGACAATCCTTAGCATAGAATTTAGGATATAAATTAGTAGAGCTATTTCTAATATGAACAGTTCCAACAGTTCCACCTATAAAATTTATACCTTCAACATATAGATTAATACTTTGTAAAGAACAAGTTGAGTTTATTAATGCAACTCCTGTGCTAAGTCCAACTATTAAGTTATTATTGTTTGGTGCAATATTATCAAACATATGAACATAAAATGTAGAACCATCTTGAAACCATGTATTTTCTGTATCGGTACATTCTTGCAATGATGTAACCCTTGTTAACTCAAAAGTAATTTTATTTGCAACACCTCTAATATCTATTGCAGTTAAAACATTTCCTCGGTTTGTTGAATAAACATTTGTTTCACCAACTTTTGTAAAAGTATGGTCATCTGCACTTTTTACAGTTACTTTGCCTTTATTCTTTGCAATTATATTAATAGATTTATTTATTACATTATTTGCAACCGTTGTAGTGAACCATGTATCCCTAGAATAAGTCCCATCTAATAAAATTATTGTATCGCCATCACTACAAAGTGTGTATGCTTGATAAACTCTTTTTACTGCTGTCGATTCTGTTAAACCATCATTACCATTATTTCCATTTATCGGGTCAACGTAATAAATTTTTCCTCCAGTATGTTTAAAATTAGCAACATCAAAAGTTGTATGAAAGTTATAACCATCTGTTAAAATTGTAATTGGAAAATCTGAAAATTCATTAGGCTTATTATATAATTTAAAAAGTCCGCTATTTGAATGTCTTAAATCATAATTGATTCTATCATTATTAGTTAATATTAAATCATTCGCCATAGTATCCAATTGTTCGTTTAATTCTGTAGTTTTACTATCTATTTCTGTTAATTTACTTTCTAGTTTCTTTGTTCCTCCTTCTACAAAAACACCGTTCCCATCCGTAACAGGAAGAACTTCTTTTCCGTCTTTATCTTCTAGTATTATATAATTTCTATTTGCCATTATTCATTCCTCCTTATGTCAAGCTTTCAGCAGTAAATGTTTTTAGAGTTATTCCATTCTCTAAAACACCTGCATTTATTACGATTTTACATCCTATAGATTCATCATTGTAAACTTCTATAGAATTTTCATTCAATATGTTAACAACATTAACCATAGATATTTTATTATTTTCATATATAGAGGTTATCAGGTTTGTAGATTTTAAATTATGAGTAATAGTTGCTTTATACATACCTGAATAATCTCCACTGTCAACCAACACCCAATCTCCAACTAATATGTTTTTTGAATAGTTCGGTGAACTAACGCTTGTACTCCCCTTAGAACCTCCAACTATATTAAAAAATCCAGCCATATTATCCCCTCCTAATAAGTCACAATGGCGTAAATATTAATGCCACCATCTAAAATCTTGAAGGAATATACGTCTGGATCTGTATAATCTATGGTTAAACCTAAATCTTTCTTTATTAAAATATTAGCCCCATTTATTTGGACTCTCATATCAGCATCAACAGTAACAGACATCTTTTTAAATTGATGTAGTGTCCATTTAGGTTTCAATTTTTTTATTTCATCTATCAAATCTTCATTTGCAACAGTAGTTTTATTTATACAATAATAAAAACTTGCTTGATTACCTATATTCATCTGAATACCTCCTTATACTAAACTATTAGCCGTAAATAGTTTATAATTTATTTTTCTAATCATATTATCTCTTAAATTTGATTTACCTTCTCTAGCTAATAATATCTCTCCTTCATCCACATTTGTAGTCATTAATGGTTTGTAATACGATGCAGAAAGTGTAACCGAAAGGTTTATAGCTTCATCCGATTTTAATAAAATTCTTGTTTTATCTATTATCTTATACCCCATTGTAACACCTTCCTTAGTATCCGCATTTTTAAATGATAAATGAGGGTTTTCACTATTTAAATCATGTGTTATCTCTTTCTCATATACATCAACATTTAGATACCACTCGTTAGTAGATACTAACATTTCTACATTACCAGTGGCACTTATCGTTGCTATATCTTCTTGTGCATCTGCTATAGATTTATCTAATCTACTTTTAACATCTTCAGCATCATCTACTGTTTGTTGTAGTAATGGTTGTAATACCTTACCATCTTCGACATCTTGATGAAGTTGGTCTTTCCACTTTTTAGCCTCAACTATATCCGAATGAAGATTTTCTTGTAAAGGCGTACCTACTTCGATATCATTTTCTAAATTGTCATGTAACACCTTTCCATTTTCTAAATCCATTTCCAACTTCTCAATTACCTTAACACTATCACCTAATGTTTTTATTAATTCTAACTGTTCTTTGGCATTATCCAAAATCTCCTCTAATGTTTCAATAATGCCTCCATGTTTATCATATTTATAGAATACTCTCGAAGCACTAATTAATTCATATCCTATCCCATAGTATTCAACTACTACAGTTTTTCCATTATATCTAGGTAAGAAATGAATTACTCCTTGTGAGTAATTCACATAGAAATTATTATTTCCTAATTCATCACTATTAAATACCTCATTAAATCCTTCTATTGTAATTCTATAATTTTCATCTGGAATTTGGGATAATACTATACATGAATGATTATCCATTACTTGTTTCTTCTCTAATAATTTTACCCCTGTAGGATTTTCCATACTATCTACATTTCTTTTTGTAATAATAGTAGGAATATCATAGTCTATATCAAAACTCATACGTTAACCTCCTTTCAAAATTTTAATAATAAAAAGAGGATAGCCGTATGAATCTATCCCCTTGTTTTGTTTTTTAATTCAATTTATTTTTCCTCAACTATATTTAACCACAATTTAGATAAGTTATACAAAGACAAATAAGGTATCATTGTGTTACTCTCTTGATTTGTAGTAGATATAGTATTCCACCATTGAGTATACCCTGTCTCAAATAGACATATCTTTCTATAGGTTTCAAAAGAATTATTTGTAGTTATTAAGTAGGAATAGTTGTCCGCTAAATCGTATACAAATGATAGTACATATCCTTTGTATCGTACTATATTTAATGGTAATAGAATTTGATTTTCCAATATGGACTTATCCGATATTGTATTACTATCAAATGTTCTCAACATAACTTGTCCTATATTTCTATCAAAAAATAAACAAATATATTTATTTCCATCTTTTATCCATGAAGTAGAACATAGGTCGTCTCCTACTACAGAGTACAATGTGTCATCTACAGGTATGGCAACTTCTTCACCACCTACCTTTTTCCACAATGTATTGTTATGATTTTTATATACAGATAAAATTTTAGGTGTTTTATCTTGTGAATTTAAATACCATCCAAAATTAATAAATATTCCACCTTCATCAGAATAAACATTAAACGGATACGATGGTTGAATATCATCTTTAATGGCTGTCAATGGAGTAAATTTAAAACCTTCAAGAGACGTAACATTTATAGGTGCTTCAAAATATACTATTCTATCTTTATTTGTATTGGCCTCAATAGTTTCTCTATAAGCTCCTAATATTTTATCTTCATGAGCAAAAATATGACAATAAGTTTTTCTACTATCTGATAGATGTATTTTTAAGAATTCTGATACAGAATATGGGTTTGTACTTCTATAATAATAATTATTAAAGTCACTATGCCCTCCTCCCATAAGATGTATATATCCATTTTTATCAATTGCTAAAGATAGAATTCCATGATTATCAGTCGTTAAATCATCAAACACTTTAGTTTCTAATATATCTCCAGAATGATTACATTTATTAATTATATTATAACCCTCTGAATTCATATAGGTATAATATATAAAATTATCTTTCACCAAGGTTTGATTAAGCTGATAAGATATTCTTGAATTTGAATTTTGGGTTATAAGTTTATACCCTGTCCCTATATTCCTATCTATATACCATGTAGCTTGTATAGTTATTGCTCCTATATAGGTAATTGATACGTTATCTGATATATTTCCATCAGATTCTAACATTGCAGTTCCGGTTTCACAATCTATCTTTACAGTTCCAGAGAAGGTAGGAGGCTTACCATATAAACCATATTTACAATCTAAGAACATATAAGAACACTTTGGCAAAAATTCAATAGGTATTTTAAATAAAATTTGATTGAAAGGTATATTGTTATGACTTGTTTTCTCCTCTAGCCTACAATTAAAATTAACTATACCGTTAGAAAGCAACACTTTTGTATTATTAAATGTTTCATTAACTTTTAACATGCTGTTTATTTCTGTAATGTCAAAACGGGTTATACTATTGATATCTTCACGTGTGACCATTTTTGTTCTTATTTCATTTATACTATCTCTATTTATTGTTATGTTATGCAAACTACTATCTATTTTAGCATTAATACTTTTAAATTGGGTATTTACTGTTTCCATATTGGTGTTAATTTTTGTATCCAATTCATTTTTATTATTATCTATTTTAATATTAGTTGTACTCAAGTTTGTATTAATTTTTGGAATTTCAGCTTCTACAGTATCAACTCTATTATCCAAATTAACAATATTCCCATGTTGATTTACCCATGTATTCATTTCATTAATTTTATTATTTGCACTTAAAATTGTATTTGTTAAAATTGCATTAACACCTTCGCTACTTTCTATGTTTTGAGTTAACTCCTCATTTACACTTGCCCCTTCCACAATATTGTCTGCCAATCCAGCAACACTGTCTATATTTGCTTGAAGCTGAGTTATTACAGTAGAAGCATCTCCTATAGTTTTAATAGATTCGATAGCCTGTCTATTTTCTCGCATTAAATCTTCAAGAGTTTCTACTATCTTACCTTTGTTATCGACATTCGTATAAACTTTATCAGCAGATATACACCATAGACCTATTGCTGAATAATTTATTGTCATAACCTTACCCTTCATTGCTTGATTAAATAACAATAAACCATTTTCTCTATCGAGTACGTATTGATTAGCATTAGGTGTACCATTGGTTTCAGTTAGAGTTGTTTTTCCATTTTCAACGGTCAAAGGTCTCGTAGGACTAGGCACATAATTTAATGTTATTGAATATGTATTTTTATTTACTATTCTACGCTCGTCATATACTTCTAACTCTTCATCGAAATATTTAATTTTCATATTGTCGTTCATTTAACCGCCTCCTTATTAAATTTATTTTTTACATAATAAAAGGCTAAGGAATTAATCTTAACCTTTTATATTCTTATTTTAAATATTCTTATATAATTAAAAAATGTTCCATCCGTATGAAATTGCTTCCTTTTCAACCTCATCTTTAAATAAAGAATATTCATTTTTTAATACTTCTTTATTAGTTTCATAATATTCTTTATTGATTATTTGTATATTTATCCCAAAAGTATTGTACTCCGTTCCTATTTGACAACTTAGGAAAGCTAAATCTATTTCCTTTAAATCATCAGTAGTTATTGTTACTTTCTTTTGAAGACTTATTGTTTTATTAATTTCACTCATTTATTTTTCCTCCTAGTTTTTATCACCATGTTACAAAAGACTTTGAATATAAATTTATATAGATTTGTCCTCTAGTCGATGATTCCAATATTATTTCATTTACTATACCTATAGTTAAATATGATGTTATATCAACTTCAGTATCACTATTTATATTACTTCTTACAACTTTTCCATTTACTTTTAGAACCACATTACTAGGCATATTTTCTGTGCCTCCTAGATCATAACAACCGTACTTCTCAGCATGAGTATGATTTGGTATGTTTAAATTAGTAGTATGGCTGTGATTTGGACAACTATGACTATGCGCACCTATAGATATACTTACTGAATGATCGTGGTCAAATTGAAATTTAGAAATTGGATGTACATGCTCATTTCCCGAATATTCAACTTGAGGGTTTGTTGTGAATTCTGATTGGAAAGTAGCATAATTTTGATTACTACTTGTTATAGTGCTTGAATATCCACCACCAGAACTACTTGTTGAGCCTCCTCCGCTTAATGTAGAAACTCCTTGCACATAAGCACCCCCACCTTCCATTCCTTTACTATAAACTCTGAAAGGTCTTAACTTTATCATGATTATACATTCTTTCAATATATTTACGTTATTTTTTATTCTGAAATATGAATACATAGGAGAATTTAAATCCACCGCTGAACGGTCGGTATATTGAAATTCACTAACTATCCCGTCTTCGCTTAAAACCAAACCTTTCCCATCTTTACCGTATAATCTAAGTCTTGCCTTTCTGACCCCATTTTCTAATTCTGTACCCAAAAATACTCTCTGAACATCGTTAGCATCTTTTATAGATAATCCGAATCCTTTGTTTAAATCATCCATATCGCCGATATAAAATTCTCCATTTTCACTAGTTATATAAAGCTTATGACCAAGGATAATTTCGCCCACTAGTTGTTTTGCTATAATTCCATTTTCATCTATAGCACACTTTGCATTTAACCATCTATCATTAGTTATCGCCATCATACTAGAACTTAAATATAATTGATTATTTTCATTAGTTGCATCTATCAAGAAAATACCACTTTCACTCATATCAATTTTTATAGTTTCTGCTCTAGATTTGATTCCTTGTGCTTTCATTTCTAGTCCATCTGTAAGCATTTTATTAATATAATCATTTACACTTGTTGAGTTTTTCCATATATCTTTATAGTTATTTGTGTACGTATTACTTCTGTTAATTTTCTCACCTATTGTACTTAATTTAGATAATTCATCTAAATTCTTATCCCTATTGCTGAAACTTATGTTACTAACTTTATGTTCTTTAGGAATATAAGTAAATCCAACTATTCTTATACGTCCTTCACCTGTTTCCATTAAGTTTTCTTCTTCTAAATTAACAAAGTCACCTAACACAATCCATTCATTCCAAGCATTATCTCTAGGTAAATTTTGAATTAATCCAACAAGAGTGGTTTCAAATTGTATATTTAACTTATTTCGCTCTTTTAATATCTCTACTGAATTCTGATATAATCTATAATTAGTTAAACTATGCTCATCTGTTAATTCCATTACATTAGTAATATCTTTTAATTCTGTAAGTAAATCTTTAGTAAATATTTCTCCTTTATCATCTCTAGCAGTTTCAACCTGAATAGATTTCACCTTTTCAGATATCCAATCATCTAACTCTGCAATATTATCCTTGCATTCTGTTATATCCCTTAATATTGATGTTAATTTATCTTGCTTTTGATTAATTTCCTCACTTAATCTTTTTATATCTGATTCACTTTCTGATTTAATATAAGCAGATCTTATTACTTCTAATCCCCTTATGTTTTCTTCTAATGTTGTTTTTTCGCTTTCTAATTTAATTTTATATTTATTATATCCATTTAACTCCAATCGCTTTTCTAATATATCGGTCTGCGTATCACCTTCTAATAATTTAGTATATCTATTCCATGCAATTAATAACTCTTCGCTCATAAGTCCATTATTAATATAATATGTATAGTCTAATATATAATCATTTCCGGTTGGATTTTCTTCAGATATATTGGCATTATCACTCTTTACATATAACTTATTGCATATATCACTATATTGTAAATTTTGATTTATAGACTTAACAAAGTTCTCATAACTAAGTATTAAGCCATTATTTTCACCAACTTCTTCTAAGGCATAACAATTGAGAATTCTATTATAATTATCAAATATAAAAACCACATCGTATGCTTCGGACACGTTTTTTCTTAAAAAGTCTATCCATTGATATGATCCTTCATCAAAATTCCTCATCTTTATATTTTCTATATCAACTTCATTACCATTTGTATAATATAAATTGATTGCATCGAATTCACATTTTAATCCATCTAAATTCGTAAATTCTTCCCAGAATTCTTTTGTTAGTCCATCCGTAAATGTTATTTCATATTTTATAGCATACCTATAGGTATCATTTCCATCATAAGTTGCTTTTATTTTTGATATTCCTGTGTGTAAATTCCCAAAAGAATTATGAGTTTCCTTTTCTTCTTTTAAAAATTTATTATCATTAAGCGTATCATAGCTCTTAATATTTGAATAATGAATTTGCAATGTAACTACATTTTTATCATCAATAGGATTTATTTCAGTAAAATCTTTCTCCCATAGAGTCATACCTCTTTCTACTTTTTCTATTAATAGACTATCTAAAATAGATACAGTAAACTCTTCACTACATCTACCAAATTCTTTTCTAGCTTTTTCTGTGACAACACCTATAGACCAACTAGGATTATCTAATAAAAATTCATCTAGTATTCCATCTGCTATATACAATTCATCGTTTCCTTTATATAATTGCCTTGATATTGAACCTATGTCATATGAAAATTCTAATGTTTTTTCAAAGGAATATGCTGTTATACTCTTAACTTTTTTACCATTAGACTCACTATTTATTTCACATTCATCTATTATATATCTTTCTTTCCCAAATAATATCTGCTGCCTTTTGCCTAAAAATTTATCGTATATAATATTATCCACAGTAATTCCATTATGTGTAATCTTATTTGGAATTGTTAATTTCATAATGTCATAATCCTGGAATTTATACTCTATGCTATCTATGAATTCTTTAGGTATTTCACAAAATTCTTCCCTTGTGTTCTTCATCAATATAAACTTATCTATATTTGAATTATCTTTTATATTAACTTTTCTAAACATAACTCTCTCTCCTTCCTACCATGCTTGAATATACTTTTATATACTCATATATAGTAGGAATTTCACCTACTAAAATAAATTAATCTTATTCTGATATATCAATTTAACTTTTGCTTCTTCACATGTTATTTTTATTTTATTTCTACCATATGGTAGTTTCAAAAACTCTTTGTTTGATTTTGAATATATATTTTTCTTACTATCTAATTTAGAAACCATTTGTTTCATATTGTCATTGTAAACATAAATATGTTCTCCAGAATCAAGCCCTTCAAACTTTACTATTTGTCCTGTAGTCACATTTTCAATTATTATATTGTTGCCTTTTAACATTTTAATTTCTATATCAGGATAAATAAAATCATCATATGTACTTTTGTTATATACATCAAATTCCTTTTCCTCTACACATCTAACTGGGTTTAACATTATAGGAGAATATGCATGAGGACTTGATAACCTCATATTTAAAGTAATTACACCTTGTCCACTTCCAACTCTCCACAAAGAACCTTGTGTAAATATAACATAATAAACTAATCCACCACATTCAAAGACCTTATATTCTTTCTTGCAAAGTATTCTAGTTAATTCAGATAATTCAATTTCTGTAAAAGGAGCTATTTCATCATTAACAATTTTAGTTATAGACATTTCTAATGTAGGACATTCATCTTTCACACCATAAAATACCGGTACATCACCTACACCATCTTCTTCATTTATACTTCTATTAACACCAAACTGTGACGTAAGATCTCCATTACCTTTTGTGCATATCATATATTTGCCTTTACTATCAAATCCATTGAACCTAAACCATAAATTTCTATCAAATTGAGCCATTATTTCACCTCACTTTTTATAACAGGCGAGGATTAACCCCGCCTAACTTAATTGTTTCGCTATGTTTTTATAAATTTCTTTTGCTTGTGCATCCAACATATCTTGAATACTTCCCAATGTAGAACTATCAGCATTTCCTGTAATTGTTATTCCTCCAGTTGTAATACTTATATCGCCTATACTTCTAGAGCGAGAAATATTGTCATATGTAGGTATTGTCATCCCAGCATTACTCATAATAGAATTTATACTGCTATATAATGTTTTTATCTGTTCAAGATTGCTTAACCATTCAGATTGTTGTAATGCAACATTTGCAAATCCTACCTCAGTCTCTTTAAGCATATCATTCATGCTGTTTTGAACATTTATAGTCTCTTCACCTATTTTTATCATACCCGTACTAATTGCTTCTGCAACCATTTGAGACAGATTTTCTGTTGAAGTCATATCTTCCAATTCTTTATCTAGCAATGCTTCTTCTTCATCAAATCTATCATTGATAGCTTGATTTTGTTGTTCTTTAATCTTATCATTAATTACCTTTTGTTGTTCCTCATATTCTTCAAGAAGCTGTTTTAATCTTAGTTGTCCAGCTCTACTTGTATCATTCTTAACTTTATCAATTTCAGCTTGGATTTCAGCCAATTTATTTCTCTCGGTATTCATTTCTTCTTCAAAATTAGCTTCTTCATACTCTTTATTATAAAGTTCTTTTTCTTTGTTCAGAGCTTCTTTCTTGGCATCATATCTTTTCTTTAATTCGTATTCTATAGTTTCAGATATATTTTTCTCCATGTCGGCAATTAATTCAGCTTGTGTTTTATAAACATCTTTAATTGTATTGTTTAGAGACTCCCATTCCTGTTCTTGACTAGGAATTGTTTTATTAACTAATTCATCATAAGATTTCATAGCCTCCTCTAATTCTTTTACTTGTTCGATTGCCTTCTCTTTAGCATCTCCGCTTAAACTATTTGCCCAATTAACTTTAGATGTAAGTATTTGATTATAGTTAGATATGTCACCCGCACTATTAAAGCTTACACCCTGACTTGATAATGAATTTTTTAACTCTTGCGCTTCTTTCTTTTGTTCAGCTATTAGATTTTTAATTGCTTGTTGTTGCTTCTTATATAGCTGAATTTCCTTTTCCATAAGTTTAATCTTTTGTTGACCAGTAGCACCGTCTTGAAGAATTTTGTTAGTTTCAAGTTCATTATTTACATCATTTATTGCATCTTCTAAATCATGGTATCTATCTACAAGAGATTCCATGTCTTCTACTTCTTTAGATGAAGATGATGAGCCTGAAGAACCTTTATTACCACTACCAGATCCCTTAAAGCTTCCGCTACTAAATGAAGGTGTATAACTACTGAACCCCTTATTATATGTACTAAATTCTGTTTGTATCTCTTCATATTTAGCTTGTGCAGTTTTTAATTGATTTGAAGCCATAGTATATAATTTTTCTGCTTCTAAGTCTCCTGCTTTCATACCAGTATATGCATCACTTTGTATTTTAGATAAAGCACTAGCCATATTAGATTCTAGTTTTTTAATTTGAGCATTTAATTGTTGAATTATTTTTGCTTTGCTACTCGCCCAAGATGCTGTATTATTTAAATCAACATTATAACCTTGAGCATTTGCAGTTACAAAATTGGTTATAAAATCAGCTACACCTTCACCTAAATCATTTGTTAACTTTTGTTTTAGTTGTGCTAAACTAGTATAATTTTTTAAATCTATGGAATATGCGTTACCTTGGTCATCTACAAATGAAGCACATAAGGATTGAAAGTTCTTGTTTAACTCTTCATTATTTAATATTTTGGAATTATAATAAGACTGATCGTTCTGAACCATTATTTGATATGCTTCTACTTGAGCCTTGGTTTGTTCTTGTATTTTATTATTTAAAAACTCTTGAACACTTGCTACATCAGTTATTCTGGATCCAAGCTCCGGATAGGACTCAGCTAATTGCATTATTAATTCCGGAGTCATACTCTGTTCTTCATTAATTTCTTTTAATAAGCTATCTAACTCTTTTGTTTTACTTATAGCTTCTCCATATGCCTTTGTTGCATCTTTTACAATTTCGGCATTTTTATTATCAAGTGACATATTATTTAGCTCTGCAACTCTTAATTTAGCATCTTCTGCAGAATATCCTAACTTTTCATATGCCTTTTGTAATAGTGTTGTAGCCGCTTCAGCTTTAGATGTATCACTAGCAGTTCCCAACATTTCATTTATTGATTCTTCTGCGCTTTTAGAGCTGTCAGATATGCTATAGAAAGCCTCTGATAATAATTCGTAAGCACCATCCAAATTTGTATTACCTGAATTTTGCAATGCAGCTAAAACAGTTTCTACCTTTTTCCTAACATCTTCGTATTTTTCAGTTGATTTTTCTAAATATTTATCTACATAATATGTAGTTTTAGAAAGCCCTTCACCTTCAGTTACCTTTTTTACTTTATCATTAGATAATTGAGTAAATTTCTCCATTTCAGCTTGTGCTTCTTTATATTTTTCAACCAACTCTTTCACATCATCAATATCTTTAATATCATTCTGATTCAAAGCTGTTGTACTCTTTGCTTTTAATAAATTTTCTTGTGTTTTTATAAGACTTTTGGTTGCTTCAACATTAAGAAGTTTTCTATTTGTATTTTCTTCTAACTGAACATTTATTTCTGGATACATAGAGACTAAACTACTTACTATTTCATTTAATTCCGCCTCTTTTTCCTTATATGCTTCAGTACCGTTAGTTAATCCATCCAATTGTTTGCTTACACTTTCATATGATGACAATAATTCTCTTGCACTTTTTACATTTTCAGCTGATCCACTAGCCATTTCTAAATATTCTTCATTCAAAGATTTAAGTTCTGATTTAGTAACTATAGCTTTATCTATAAGGGTTGTTAATCCACTTATTGCCGAGCCTATCAATAAACCGATACCAGCAGTCAAAACTGCATTTAATGCTACAGTTGCTATTTTACAAGCCGTCATCGCCATGGTAGTTGCTGCTAATTGAGAGTTTAATTTCACCATCTTAGCACCCATTCCAACTGTTGATTCTCCTGTTTTTAATGCTGATGCTTGTTGTTCTTTTTGATAATTTATTTGTTTTTGTATATGTTCGATGTTAACTTTTAATTTGTCACTATAACCATTTATTGCAGATGTAAGTTTTCCATATCCAGGTATAATTTGTAACATAGAATTTGACATTTCTCTAAATTTAGAATTAAATGTTACTAATGATGCACTTGCTAAAGTTATTATAGTTGGCATAACTCCAAACTTTTCAATCATTTGTGATAAAACACGGATTAATTCTGTAGCACCTGACACAGTTCCTTTTATAAAATCGGAGTCAATAGAGTTAACCCATAATTCGCTAACAGTGTTCCTAAATTCATTTAAGCGACCTTCAATACTTTGCATATAAATAGACTGCTCTTTAGCGGCAGAGCCAGCTGAATTTAATGCTGTTTCGTACGCACTAATTCCTTCCTCCATATTCGCCATGATTCCTGAAAAGATATTTCCTTGTCTTTGTCCAGCTATTACATATTGAAGATAAGCTCTTTGTCCATCCGTTAATTTAGGATATACTTCCGCCAACTCCGTTAATTGTTCATAGGTAGATTTAAACGTATTATCATCTTTCATTATATCTACCGCTTGCCCAGCATCTGTAGTTAATTGTAATATTTCATCTCTCAATTTAGAAACCGGTATCGAAGTCGCATCTATTTCTGTTTCCATTCCACGCAATCTCATGGTTATTGTTTTAATAGCGTTACCAACAACATCTGCATCTTGGATAGAAGCATTACCAGCAACGAAGATTCCTACAGCTTGTTCATATGAGTTCCCAGCTTCTGATAAAGCATTACCCATCCTTAACAAGCCATCGGCTACATCCTTACTTGAGGAACTATAGTTATTCCCTACTTCGTTAGCAACATCCATAATTTTAGTCATATCCTCAAGAGTATTTAAATTAAATCCCTTTTGAATTGTTATAAGTGCTTTACTGGCATCATCTATATTCATTTCTGCAACATTACTAAAAATTGTTGAATTTTTAGCTCTAGCTGATGCCTCCTCTATAGCATATCCTAATTTTGAATAGTATTCTGTAGCCGTAATAACACTCTTGGTGCTGGAACCAATTTCGGTACCTATCTTAGCAGCTTCTTTGGTAAACTCACTCAATTCTTGAGTTGTTAGATTAGACACTTTTCTTAGATCTCTAAGCGCTGTATCTAACTCAACAATAGATGAAACACCTTCCTTTACTTCATTTACTAAACCATAAATTAAACTTCCGCCTATTGCATAGCTAAAAATATTGCTCATGGTTGTCGCCAAACTTCCTGCCGAATTATTCGCACCTTTGAATGATGCTTCTAAATTTCTTACTGAATTTGTAGCAGTGTTTATTGATGAGCTTATCCTTTTACCGTCTATTATTTCTCCGCCTTTTAATTGAGACAATAGATTTTTCAAATTATTAAGTTCATTTTCAGCCTGTTTAAGTTCTACTATTTCACTCTGATCTATTAAATTTATTTTATTATCTTTTACATTTGATATCCTGGCCTCTAGTTTTACAATGCTGTTTGTTACTCTAACTATACTTGAATCAGTACTGCTTAGATTATTAATTGCATTCCTTAATTCATTAACTTCTGCTACAGAACTATCAGTATTTAAACTAGCTAATTTTGCTTTGAGATTATCTATAGTTGAACTGTCTATTAAGTTATTCCCACTAGCAGTATTTAACTTTTGAGATAATGTATTCTTTAAATTATTAAAGGCTTGTAAATTTTGACTTATAACTGTTTTTGTTACTTGTCCCATTCTCTCGGTCTCTTTAATCGTTTCAGTTATGCTATTTTTATAACTAGTTACAGTAGAAGTCCCATTCTTATCAATAGTGGTTGATATATTTATTTTATTTCCATTAACTGATTTAACAGCATTTCTAATCTTATCTAACTCACTACTTATCATCTGTACTGAATTCTTTAAACTATTATCATTTATTTTTATCTCATAGCCTTTAGATAATAATTTATCTAATTGCGAATTAATCTCTTTAACGCTTGGTAGCTTAATACCTACCTTAATCTGCTTGGCCATTTAAACATCTCCTTTCCTAAATACAAAAAGAGTGCTTAAATAGCACTCTTAACTCAATTCCTTTATTTTGTTATTTTCACCAGCAACTTTTAATAAGTCATCAAAAGTTAAATTCCATTTATGTTTTTTTGATAATTTATCGAATTTTATTTTTAATTTTTCAAGAGAATCATTTCTATTAAATAGATTCAATAAGTTATCTATTCCTTTTAAATCTCGCTCAGTATTAAAATACATATCTTCTAATACTTCTTCTATTATTAAAATAGCCTCTTGTTCTAACTTTTTTAAATTTCTGTTCCCGTTATTTATTTTATTAATTATTTCTTCATCTGTATATTCATCTATAAAAGCACCATTTTCACAACAATTTCTCAATATATATCTTATTATTGAATAATCCACATCTGCTTTTTCTCTATTCATATTAATATTTTGATTTAGCAACAACTTCTCTATCTCCATTCTTTGTTCGTCATTAGGTTCGAATAAAACCACATTACCATTCTTAAATCTTATATCTTGCCTTTGATTGCTTTCTAAAAAATTCACAAAAATCTCTCCTTTTATATTTTAATTTTTACCAACCTTTTTTAGTAAGTGTATTTTCTACTATTTTATCTATTCTATCGGTATAATTTATGTAGTCTTGGGTAGTTTTTTGAAATGGTCTAGCACCTATAACTTCATTTAATCCATACCCATACCCTCGTCCACTCTCTATAATATCTGATATTTCTCCACTAGTATAACCATATGCATTGGAATATCTATCGTTTCCTTTTGTTGTATTCTCTATAGATATTTCAATTCCATTTTTAATAACTTTCATATCTTCTTTTATATTATTTTTATCTGAAAGACCACCGATTTCTCCACGCCTTCTGTATTCTCTTGGAGTGTATTGGTTATATACAACCTCATCAATTACTTCTATCATAATATCTTTCATTTCTTCTGCTACATTCAAAGCAACTTCTTTTGAAATTTCATTTTCTAAGTCTTTCACTAAATCATCTATATCATCATATTCATTTTTAGCCACATCACACCTCCTAATTTTATACATAATAAAAGAGTGGCATATACCACTCTAATTAGTCTTGTTTTTATGCTCTTCTATGAACTTATTTAACTTTTTAGCAACATTTAATGAATCCTGTACAGTATCTATTATTATAGAAAAATCTATGTCACTTTCTTTAGCGTTAATAACTAATTTTCTATCTATTATCTTCTCAGTCTTTGGTTTTGTTGCAAATGCAAATACTCCTATTAGCATCATTTGACCTAGTTTAGACTTTTGTTCTATTTGAGTGTCAGTTAACACTTCTATATTTGTTATATTCTTTAATAGCAAATCCCTATAATTCCCTTTAATTTTTGTATCAAATCTTAATCTATCTTCAAATAACAAAACACTTGATATTTCACCATATTCTCGCTCTACTCCCCACACCTTATGACTAAAAATTATTTCAATATAATTTAATCCTTCTTGCTTCTTATAATATTCAGCAATTCCTTTGTTCGATTCTGCAATCATATCATCTGTACTCATCGTAAAGCCTCTTAATATTTCTTTTAAAAATCCCATATAATCACCTCAAACTTTAACTATGAGGATATTATACTATATTTAGTAAATTTATTCATTATTTTCTACATATTTAAATGTAAAACCTTTATACTGCGGCTTTTTACCATTGCAAACCAAAGATATGTTTCCGCATTGTAACCTCACTCCAAAAACATCTTCGCTAACATTAGATAATTCTGAAAGTGATCTAAATATTCCCAAAGAATCACCATCTTTAAACACTTCTACTGTTTTTATACGAGTTATTTTGTTTGTATTAGCGTTTTGAATTCTGATTCTTTCAGCTTCTTCTTCGGGATTATAGTTTGTCCAACCTAACTTGGTACCTTTTGAAAGGTATTTTCTTATTGTGTTTTTATTTGTGTTAAACTCTTTTGCTAAAGTTCCTGTAGTTTCCCAATTTTCTTTGTTGTTCCAGTAATTGCAGACATCTTTGATTTTGTTGTTGTTTAATGCAAATTCTTCACAAAAATAGGTGTCTACTGATTCTAAATTAAATATTTCATTTAATTCGGAAGAACGTATATGTTTTTCAATTTCTACATTTAGACTATCATAAAATATTCTAATAACTTTATATCCGTTTTCTCTTGCTAATCTATCCTTTTCAGAATCAATGAATTCAGATTCTTCTTTACTCTGACCACTCATATTATTGTCCATTCTATGAAAATCACCATCTACCTCTATAATCAATTTATCATCTTCTATCACAAAATCATATTTAACCTTGTAAAACCTTTCTCTATATTTATTGTAAAATTTACACCATTCAAAACTAACTTCTTCTTCAAAGTCAACCCCTAACTGCCTTAATAAAGAATAAACATATTTATGTCCATAGCTATATCCATCACCACAAGTACAACCAATCGATTTATTGTTGTAGATATCAGAAACTATATTAGTTTTTTCTCTTCCACAATCTGGGCAGGTAGTCTTTATTCTTTCTTTTTCACCAACTGTATGATTTTTAGCATCTTCTTCAGATATCCACTTCATCATCCAAGGTGCTTTTGCGTAGATAGAATTTATTTCTGGCACAACAGTTTTCCCGTTACAACAAGAGCAACCATTGTCTTGAACTATTAATGCGCTCTCCCTTATCCACCCCTCAGTCCAACCACACTTATTACAAGTATATTTATACCATTTTTCCCTTGTCGTATACACCCTTCCTTTTTTATCAGGTTTTTGTTCTTTAAATCTATACTCTCTGTCGGTAATGATTAAATCCCTCTTTTTATCTTTTAAAGTTTCACCTATGTCTATTTTAAATTCTCCGTTTCTTTTTTGTATCAAGCTACAAATTCTACATTTTTTTATATCCTCACTATATAGTTTTCTTATATTTCCATTATACTCTGCTGTCAAAATACATTTTTCTTTTTTATAATCTATTAATTTAAATTTATCATGAATATCATCGTATATAAATGGTATTTCACACCCAACGGAATCACTCCACTTAATTTTCCCTTTATTTGTTCCACTTCCCCATCTAGGTAAATCATCTAAAAATACTTTTCTCATATTCAATTCTCCCTCTATTTATGTATATTAAATCGTCTCTAAAAATATTCTTTCACCGTTCTTAAATTTACACATAACCCTATTCCCATACAGGTATGCTTCCTTAAACATCTCTTCTTTATCGTATAACTCTTCTGCCAATTTATAAACCTCACGCCATTCCAGATACTCAAAGTTTATTTCCTCAACATTTCCATTCTCAATATCATCCAACTTTGTATTCCTTATGACAACCAAATCTCTTCCCTCTAGCGTGTCCACTCCTACAGCTACACAAAGAACATCTAAAAAATCAATTTTTACCTTATTATATTTTCTCATTTTATAACCACCTCATATTTTTTTATTTTGTTCAATCACTATAATTAGATTTTATTACCGTTTTTCGGTATTGTCAACTATAATTTAGTATTTTTTTCTATTTACTTGTTTTTTATCACTTATAATGATATTATTATGATGAGGTGATAATATGATAGATTGTAAGCTACACATGTTGTTAGCTGAAAAAAGAATGACTCAAAAGGAACTATCTGAGGCTACTGGTATAGGACAAAATAGTATTAGTAGGTATTGTAACAATACTTGGGTAAAATTTGATAAAGAACACTTAGAAAAACTTTGTATTTATTTTAGCTGCAACGTAGAAGATATTATTACTTATAAAGAAAATACAGCCTTTGTAAATGAAACGTTAGATAAAGCACTTGAATACCTTAATGAAGTTAAGAATAAAGACGAAAACAAATTCAATGAAGCTTCAGCATATATAAGTAATATAATTAGCGATATGAAGCTCATTCTTGAAAATGGCGAAATTAAAAACATTCAAGCTAAAAATACTAAAAAGAAAAAATAAATGTAGACTCTGTTTAGGCAGAGTTTTTTTTTTGCATAATAAAAAGAAAAAGAAAGGGAATATAATCTAAGAACCTTTATGTCAATTCTCTCTTATATCCCCCTTAAATTATTTTAATTTTTATTTTTAGTCATTCTGTGAACTGTCCTTTGCTTAATTTTAAATTTTTAGTAATTCTAGGCAATATTTATCACAATAAAATTATCATTTTACTTTAATATATTTCTTGATAAAGGTGTCATATAACATTCACCTGTTTCAATGTTATTTATATGTATATTTGCTTTTATTAATATCTTGTAATTTATATCATTAATATTTAAGCTGTCTACTATAGCACCATCTTTTATAAATGCTATACTTGGCGTAATCTGTTTACCTTGTATCGAAATATCAACTATTGTAGACATTCTAGCTTTTATTACTGGTTTACTACCAACAACTTCTTGAAAGAATATTATATGCCCTGTACAACTTTGTACAATTAACTGTGATGAAGAACATCCGCTAACATGAAAGTCATAAGCTGATCTTACTAATTCACTTGCTACAACTTCGATTGGATTAGTTTCAAATCCTATAGTTGTAGAACCACTAATCTCTATAGGTTTCAATTTTGTATTCCTTACAAGCTGATAGTTAACAGTTTCTTCAACTCCATCTATTCTGTTCTGTATAGATTTTTCAAATTCAGTAACAATATTATCTACCTCATTTGTTTTCATTACTACTTTGTTATCCAAATCTTTTATAGAATCATCAATTAGCGTTTCACCCTGTTCTAATCTATTATTTATATTTGAAATTCTACTATTAAAATATTCTAGTTTTAACTCAGTTTCTTCGATTATTTTATTTAATTTTATTAATGTATCTATTTGCTCTGCAGCATTTATCATTTCATCAGATATTAAAGTTGAATTTGTTACATATAAGAAACTTTGTGTTGTTATATTTTGATCTTCATCTCTTATTATTAATTGTCCGATATTTACACCTAATGAATTTATATAGCTATCTTTACATACAATAGTTACTACATTTTCTAAAGTAGATATTCCACCTTCTTCAAATTTATGAATTATAGGGATATTATTTCCTTGATTGGCTACAACTAAATCAATTTGACAATTAGTTAAATCTTTAGGTTGACCATCTTCTATAACTGATATTTTAAGAGTTATATCATCTCCATAATTAAATACTAAATTGCTTTTTAATAATTTAGTTGCCTTTGTATCTAAAGAAAATGAATAGTGTTTCGATATATCTTGCATATTTACTCTCCTTTCTGATATTTTCTATACCATTTATCAATTAACAATCTTTGCAAACTCATAAATAGCAGGAGGAGTTTAATCCTCCTTTTCTTTATTAATTTATTTTATTTTTCATCTTCGTACCATGTTCTAAATACATAAGGTAGTGAAGCATTCTTTTCGATACTAAATGTATAAGTTATTGGTTGCTCCCCTCTTTCAGATTCTCCTGTTTCTTCTGTAGACGGATCTAGTGTTGCCTTACCAAAGTGTCTTACTCTCCATGATTTTATATTCATATTTGTATCAAAAATTGGTTTACGTTGGATTATCTCAAATGCTAAAGCATTAGCACTTTCAGAAACTTCGAAATATTCACCAGATGTTCCAGTATATGAATATGAAGTTATAAATAAAGAATCTCCTACGTTTATGTCTTCTTTTACAATTGTAATAACTTTATCCGCAATTGTATAATCAGTTGTTTTTGTTAATGGTTCGTTACCATTATATATAACAATTTCGTCCTCATCTAATGGTGTTTGAGGTAATGTTATTTTTTTAAGTTCCTCAACTATGTAGTTTTTAGGGAATACAGTTTTTTTGATTGCACCATTTTGAACAGTTGCACCCCATTTAGCATTTGTTAATTCAGGTCTTGATACTAAGTCTTGAATTTCAAGCGAGATCTCTTCGTCCCCGTTTATGCTTGCTATAGTATCATTGTTTATCCCGCATTTTAATTTTGTAACAGTTGAAGTTTTTGATAATGTCTCAGATTTAACTGTATCGATAAAAGTTTCAACACCTGTTGTTAAATTTCTTAATACGTAATCAGAAACACTTACTTCAAGCTCGGTTTTCCCTTGCCATTTATTTAATTTGCTCATGTAAATTCCTCCTTGTTATTTTAATTTATATAAATAAGGTTTAACCTTACTTATCTTTCTCATTTTTATTTACTTCTTTAAAAACATCATCGTATGGATTTTTATTAACCTCTAATTTAGATACTATATTAGGAATATCTAAAGGAGAACCATTTTTCTTTGTTGCGCCAGCAGCACTATATGAAACAACATCACTTCTATTCATTTGCTTGATTAAACTTCTAAATTCAGCCATCAATCTATAATATGTATAATTGCTAATATCACCAGTAAAGCTATTCGTACTAACAAAAGCAACGATTGCCTCTATGTCACTTTCTTGACCGCTATCATTTCTTAATGATGCATCAATATATTTTTGTGCTTTCTTATTTGGTGCAATCAGCGGTTCAAATAATAGATTTTGTTCCATGACAATTTTTCTAAATTCATAAAAATTATAAGAATCAATACATGCTATCAATTCATCATTTTCATCATAAATATCAAAACACTGAATTTTATCATTGTATACAACTTTCTTTTTTATAGCCATTGTCATCATTTCTATGATTTCGCTTTCAAAATGTTGAAGGTTTAAATTTTTATATACCTTCTCATTTAAAATCATATTTTTTATATCTTCGCTACTACTAATTAGATCTTTTTTTTCTTTATATGTTAATTTGTTTATTTCCTTTATTTTTTTTACTATTTCACATGAAGTTCTATCGGTATCAATAAAAGATTTCAGATAATCGAATAAATTATCAAACTCTAATAAACTAATCCCTTCTTGTCTTCTCTTATTATTTAATTGAGGTATATCTAAGATTAAGTATTTTGCTGCTAAATCTCTGAACCTTTCATACTCCATTATTTTTATTGGATATAAATCTAAATTATTTTTCATTTGAATAGGTTTCATGAGATAATTTCTTAAATCGCTCATTACTTAACCACCCTACTTAAAGGAACTAAATTAATTGAAAACCTAAGAGAAGTGTATAACATATTACCGTCTTTACTAAGTCTACCTGACTCGGCATCTTCTAATGAAAATTTTAGATTTCCTAACTCTTCAATATAACTTTCATCAGTTATGTATAATTCATCAAATATATTTGATATTCTATTAGCTATTTCATACAATCTTAGACCATTTGATATTTCAAAATACTCTGAAGCTGAAATAACATTTACATCTATATACACAATGTTGCTACTACCAAAGATAGCTTTAGGGACATTCAAGAAAATACCATTAGACAACGTGATCTTCATATCAGGATTAAATGGCAACAATGTTATTAAATCTTTAACATCTTCTTCGGTTAAATCAGGTTGATCTACCTTTTGATTTGAGTAAGTCAATCCCTTTTTACTCAAAGGATTACGATTATTGTAATACACCAATCTTTTAATCTCTTGGTTTTCAATTATTTTTTCATGTGTATATTGTAACAACATACTTACTTTTTTTAATTTAGAACTTACAGTATTTAAATACTTATTATTAATATCATTCATTTGCTCACCTACCTAACCAATGATATATCTTTTTGTGCCAATATACTCACATCATTATCATTTATGCTAGTATATAGTAGAGTTATAAAATCACCATAAACATTGCATTTAATTTGAATTTGTGAACTATCTTGACTTATAATTTCAACAGAATCAGAATAATCTTCTATTTCCCATTCACCATCAGGATTGCTTATTGTGTAAGTTTCAGTTTGTCCTTTTCTAATTGAATCAGCACCACTTATTGTATATTCAATAGGAGTAGTTGGTTCATCTATAGAAGGTAAATCACCATTGTATGCAATACCATTTTTAATATCATCATAGCCCTCCATATAATTACCTTTCTTACATGTAAAAGTAAGTAAATTATTATTATATGTAGAAATATCTCCAACCACATATATTCCCATTTTAGAATTCCCAAATATAAACCTAGTGTTAAGTGGTATGTTTTCTGTAATAGAGTTTCTTTGAACTGTTACTTTTATCTTTGTATCAACATCGGATAATATTTCGCTAGATGATGAAAATATTTTTACACCATAACTTTCTCCTTCTGCTATGCAAGGAATTTCTAAATCTTCATTTAGCTTAATTTTTTGATTGCAATGTTGAAAATAATTCACATCATAACCACGTTTATTCATAGGTTTAGACATACATAGATAATAATCGTCTACTCCCGTAACCTCATTTGTATGCATTAAGCAACTTCCGATCTTAACAAGGTTAGGATAATTTTTAACTTCCCACATAAAATCAGAATCACTTGTATTTTTATTGTTTTTATATTCCATCAACACTTTACTAGGAGTGTTGTCAATAAATACTTTTTTTGCTTTACTACTATTAATAAGTACATCAAATTCAGTTACAACATTTTTATTTGCTTCTTCGTATTGAATCAACATATCGTCAATTATAGCTTGTCTACAACTTTTACCATATGTACCGTTAATTTTTCTAATATAGCTTAAATTCATTACAACCCTCCTTTCCGATTAATAAGGTAATAAAAACTTACCTGTTAATCTATGTTTAGTATTGTAATTTGCTAATTTAGTTGAAAATAAATTTCTTTTGTAAGTAATCATATTTATAAAACTCGTTCTTTCTGCTGCAGGTGAAAATACTTTGATATCATCACCTAAATATTTTTGCATTGTCTTTAATTTAACTAATTCCTCATCAAAATATTTAACTACCATCATATCACTAATTAAATCTTCTTCTATTGCTGTTAAATCAAAATTGAACTGCTCCATAAAATCATTCTTATCCAAGAAATTTATATTTTGTTGAACCGCTATTAAGGGTTGTATTTCATTTAAAGAATCCTCTAATAACTCTAAAGTTCTTTGAGATAATATTTCCTCAAACTCTTCCTCTGTAACACCGCTGATACAGAAATACTCTTTATCTTGTTTAATTTTTCTGATAAATCTATCAGTTACATTTTCATAAGGAGTCATAATAACCCTCCCTTATTATTTCTTAGTTGTCTTTCTAGTTCTAGTATTTTTAGGTTTCTCCACCTTAACTTCTTCCTTAATTTCTTCTTCAATCACACCAGTCTCTACTTCTTCTTCAACGACTGGTACATTTTCTGTTGGTTGTCCTTCTAATTCAGACTTTCTTAGACCTTGTTCTAATTCTTCTTTTCTTGCTCTTATATAATTCTCTACCTTATCAGCTATAAAGTATTTATTCGTATTCTTTAAATATATTAATTGTGATAAGAACATATCTATTACTGATTTATTTGTTATAGACAAAATTGTACTTATTACATCATCATTTGGATTAAGTATCATATACTCAATATCTTCTCTTGTAAAAGATTCAGTTTCCCTTGCAAGATTTATGTTCAACATTCTAAATATTTCTTCTTCCATATCTGGTTCAAATCTAAGTTTTCTTTTTGTAAATATATTTTTATCTAATCTATGCATATTTCTTATTTCTGCAAATGGTAAATAAACATAATAAGGTTCTCCATCTTCAGTTTTAGGTGGAAATATCAAATCATTTCCCCTAGGATCAACCGAAGGTGCAAATATTTTATTATCATAATCGTTATAAACATTAATCATATCGTCATTTTTTAACATACTCTCATTCTCCTTTTATTATTTTAATTTATAAAGGGCAAGGTATTTCACTTGCCCACTTTTATTATGCAGACTTCTTTAATTTAGCTATCTTTTCAAGTTTGTCGATGCATACACCGAATTCAACACCAGTAAACTTAATAGAAATTGTTTCTGAATTGTTGTCGCTACTTACTAGAGTCCTCATAGCCCCCTTAGTATACATCTCTCCGATTTTTCCAGCAAAACCAATAACTAAATCAGCAGGTAATAATGTTTCACCATTACCCATTTTCTTACCAGCCTTTACTTGTGCTAAGTTTGTTCCATTATAAATATCTAAAATAGTAGAAACATTTACTTTATCTTTCATTGCTTCAGAATACCAATTTTCCATTCCTGTAACTTTACATACAGCTCTCATAGTAGTAGATAAACCTATAGCTGATGGGATTCCCTCAAAGCAATTATCACATAAATAACCTGTAAATTCATCTACAGCAGATTTTGTAATAGCACCACTATATTCAACAACGTTATCTCCACCTGCTAATAAAGTATCTATGTAATTCATTATTAAAGCAAATCTTTTAGCTTCGAACTCTTGTAAAGCAAACACAGCTAATGTTGCGACTCCTAAAGCCCCATCTCTTCTTAAATTAGACATAGGAATTTCAGTTTCAATTTGTAAGTGCTTTTCAACCACATTACCAACAGTAAAATCAATATATGATTTATCTACATTACCTGTTCTAGCTGCTGATTCATGTGCAACTAAAGTATTCTTATAAGATCCTCTAACTTCAACTTTATCAAATTCACCATGAGAATTGAAAGTAAACATTTCATTTAATAATTCAGTTGGCGCTGCAAATATTTCAGGTTCTATAATTTTTAATACAACCTCTGCAATTTCTTCCTTTGCTTGTGTGCTACCATACTTCCACGCTCTACTAACAACATCGTTCATAGCCGCAGAAAAAGCCTTTTCTTCTTCTGATAAAGCAACTCCTGAATACACATTTTTAGCCCATGTTAAAGCTTCTCCATTCTCGAAAATATCATTAATTCTTTCTTGTGATAGTTCTATTCTTTCCATAATTTATATTCCTCCTTCTATTCCTTTTAATTATTTTGTAACAACGAAACCAAACATAACATGTCCTGCTACATTCATTTTTCCTAATGATTTAAGTCCAGTATCAGTCCCTTGAGTTGCAGTTCCTTTTAACTTACCGTTTTCGATAATTACATATTCACCTGCAGCTCCTTTGTTGGCTTCACCATCTATATCTGTAGATGCTAAACAATCAGTTGCAAATCTTTCTCCCTTATGTAAAACTCTTAATCCACAATATTCATCTTTTAATATTGTATCTTGTTCAGCATCCCAGTCTGATACAGGATATCCCATTGCTACATCTTTAGTAACTTTTACGTCCCTAACAACTACCCCTACCATTTCATCTACAGAAGCAGCTTTCATTAATTTTCCTCCAGCAACTTTAACAAAATCTCCTCTCTTTAACTCTTCACCAGCTTGATATTGTGCGTCTACATTAACGCCTAAAATAGTTTGTAAATTTTTAATCATACTTATTTCCTCCTAAATTATATTAATTTTTATTTTGGGTTCTTATCCCAATTATCTTCTCTTACTAGGTTTTCTTATGAAATCTAAAATTGGATTACCAGATTCACCTGAATATTCATAACTTGAAGATGAATTTAAATCTGTACTAACCTCAATTTCTTTTGTATTCTCTGTTTTTTCTTCTGAAATTTCAGTTTTTGAAACATTTTTTAATACTGCTTCAGCAATAAATACTTTAACCTTACTCATATCTGCTTCTGCAATAGCTTGTTTGAGTTCTTCACTAGCCTCAATATCAGCTTCGCTTATATATCCACTAGATAATGCAGCTTGACTACATTCTTTTCTCTTCTTTTCCAGTTCTGCCACTGCTTTTTCTTTTTCAATTTCAGCAACAGTTTCTTTAAATACTTCTAACTCAGCTATTGTCTTATCTTTTTCAGATAATAATGCTTCCTTTTCGGCTAAAGTTTCACCTAATTTAACAATAGAATCAACCTTTTCTGATAATTCAGTTTTTACACCTTCTAATTCTGATACTTCAACAACACTTTCTTTAGGAACAAATGTCATTTTTACATTTTCTTTAGAAACTATTGAAACCTCATTATCTTCTCCTACTGAATAAACAACCTTTAAATAATCATCTTCTAATTCATTAGCTCCTTCTTTTTTAAAGTAAGCTATATTTTCTAAAGGATATATAATGCTATCATATAACCAATAATCTTCTTCTTTTTCTAATTCCCATGCTAATTTACATACTTTTCTTCTAATGTCTCCTAAAGTCAAAGCAGAAACTTCTATATTTTCTTGCGAAACTTCTGTTTCTACAATTTCTTTATCCTTATCCATCTTATCTCCTCCTTCTTTGAAATTATTTATATCCTGTGCGATAGCACTTGATAACTCGTCTTCAAAATTATCTTCTTTTTCTGCAACTTCTAATTCTTGCACTCCTGCACTTTTATAAGCAGGACTCACCTTGCTTCCTAATAAGCAGTTCCCTATGAAATAGAAATCATCAATAACTTCGATTGTTTTTCCGTTTTCTATTTCATTATGACTTTGAGTGATAACCATTTCCCAACTACTCTTTATCGGATCACCTTTTTCAAACCTATCAATTATAACTTTTTTGGCATTTTCAAACCTATTCCATAAAATGGCCTTTCCACAGATATATTCGACATTATCAATTTCTCTTATCTCACAATCTGTATAAACTCCTAATGCATCAGTATCTAAATAAGTTTTATTTATAACCTCACCATTGATTACTTCATACTTAGTTTTTTTATTGTGTCCCATAAAGTCGGTTTGGCCATTAACGGTCTTTAATCTTCCAACTAAAGGCATGTTTATCATAGTAGATATTTTATCTTCTACTCCTTCTCTTTTAATTTTTTTACCATTAGCATTAGTAGAGAAGTCGCATAATATAAAATCTAATATTAAATTGCCTTTTACATCTTCTGATACCTCAATGTTATTACTAGAAAATATGAAATTACTATCCATTTAACTTCACCTCCTTTAAACTTTAACATCATTATTAGACTTGTCTTCTAAAGACTTGTCTTGGTTTTCTGATTTCTTTGAACCATTAGAGTTTTTATCTGGATCGGTATGATCTATTAGCTGATTACTATTTGATGTATAACTATTACCATGAGGTATAAATATTTCTTCATCAAATTTATTATCATTCTCAGCCTTCCTTCTAGATACTTCTTCGTCATAATCTAAACCTAATGCTTCTATTGCAGTTTTGTAACTTAAACCTATCTTAGAATAAACAAGATCAACAAGTTTACTGCAGCTATCCAAATCAAGTAATAATGTATTTTGAATATTTATAGTAGGTGCATATTCTGCTGGAAAACCATTTTCATCTAATATAACTTTGTATAACTTATTTAATATTCTTTCAAGACCACGATTTATTTTATTGATCGTCTTTAATAAATCTTCATAGTTAATCTTAACTACATTAGCCCCATTTTTACTTTCATTACTAGAGAATGTAATTCCACAAGCTCCTAAAACTCTATTACGGTTAGATGAAACTATATCATTATCTGTAGGATCAGCTTTAGGTTCTAGTATTTCTAAACTTTCAACCAATCCAGTAGAAGTATAAATAACCACATCAGAATCCATAGCTTGAAGTAATGATGCTTGTGCATAACCAACAGCGTTTATGTCTATTTGTCCATTATCATCTATACATTCTTTTCTCATCTTTTGATAGAATACCTTTTTAGCCTTTGCTTGTAAATTCTTTCTATCTACATTATCAATAGTTTCCAATGTAAGAAGTGGTGTAAGTGCTTTAAATAATGGTGTAACTCCATATTTCTTACCCATGTTATTAATTCTATTCACACCTATTCTTTCAGGATTCAGATATACATAATTATCATTATTTTTATAGGCTTCATATACTTCCTCTGGGTAATCCCTTTTTACTTCTTCTTGAATAATAGTTTTTATATCTACTTTTTGCTTTGTTTTCATTTTTCCGTATTTATTAATACTTCCTTGTAGCCTAGATTTTAGTTCATTCACATTAAATACAACTAAAGGTTCACCATCTATAGTTCTATCAGTAATTTCAATTATATCTAAAGGATATTTTACTACCCCATAACCATTATCACTATCACCTTTTAAATACATTATAAAGTTTCCTTCAGTATATACAGACATTACATTATCAACTATAAGTTTTTTTATATCTATATCTGAATTAAATTTATTAATGAGTGACCTTATCTCATCTTTCATTTTTGATTCTTTTTTCTTAGCAGACTTATTGATTCCTCCAACTAAAGGATAATTAATTGTGAAATTTGTATTAATATTATTTTCTAATATTTCATATGTTTTTCCAATTAAATCAGATTTGTTTAAATAATATTGAATTATTCCATTAATTTTTATAATCTTTTCTAAGTTTGTTTGAGTATTTTTAGCCAGGCTAGATATTTGTTCAGGAGTAGTAACATACTCATTATTGTCTTTTATAAGTAATCTATCGTATAAATGACTTAACTTTTCAACATCATATTCAGCTAATTGTAAATAATCATCAAACTGCCCCTGATGCACTTCAAACTCAGATGCAATGTAATTTCCATCAATATTACTTATAACTATTTTTTGACCTGATTCTAAAACTGGAATATTTGCTTCAATTGTTTTAGACAAAATTTCACCTCCTTTATAAATTTATTGAATTTACGAATATTGGCATTGAAGACCAATCGTTAGTTATTCTTTCCTTTTTTGTTATACTTTCTTTTCTTAAATTTTTTAAATGCCATGCCAACATTACTAATGAATAGGCTCTATCATCATGCATTCTATTCTTCTTTTCTGGGCTTAGTCCGTATCTATAAGAACTACCAGCGTCTCCTCCATATTTCATGGTAGCAATTAATTCTTCCTTAGCAATATCTATATTTTTTAGTGCTAATTCTTCTTCCCATGATAATTTATGAGTTTTATAAGACAAACCTTTAATCTTCTTGACTTCGCCTGTTTTTTCATCTACTTCCTCAATAATCTCGTTTTCATTTTCTTCGGCAATATTCAGATATCCTTTTAAGTCGTATTCTTCTGTAAATTCTATCAATCCCAAATTTAATAACTCTATAAAATCATCAAACATTTCAGTCCTATATCTCTTAGGCTGAATCAATTTTAATTTGTTAACAGCATTAGGAAAATCTCTTACGTTATCAGAACACTCTTCTTTATCAATCAACCCTTTATGTTTAACCCCATATCTATCTATCCAGTCTTCCATAAAATAAAAGGGAATTTGGTTTCCTCCACCGCCTGAACCTGCGTCAATAAAAAGATAGTCTATATTTTCATAATCAGCAAAACCTTTTCCGTTATATTTTACTAACATATCTTTTATTTCTTCTATCTGTTTAGGTGTAGATATATTATTATTTTTATTCTTTTCTCCTAATTGTTTAAAATTGATTATGTTTTGTATTTTTAGTTTCCACCCTATGTTATCATCGTAAATATACTCACCAACTGAAACAACTGAATTATCATAGTTTAAAGCTGGATCGTATGCAATCGCAAACTTTCTCTTAGCATTATCTACATTGGATAATAAAGGTGCTCTTACAACAGAATTATGTGCGATAGTAGAACGCTTAATAGGATATTCATCCCCACCGTCAGAATCGAATTTATTTAAATATTCTCTGCTTGCTTTTGCAGGATTGGTTCTTAAAGCACTATCCACCTTATCCCTTGATAATAAAGGAACACTTAAAGCTATTCCATTTAATGTAGCACCTATAATGACTTCGCAGTCAAGTGAAGCTACGAAGTATTCGGGATGTCCGAGGAACATCATTTTTGACCACTCAGCATATTTGTGATAAAAGTTTGAATCTGTATCACTAGCAGATGAACAGAGTAATAATTGGTTAGGTATGTTATCAGGTAATAAATCTGTATTAATTCCACCACCTAATTTAAAAGAGGAATCTTGTAAACAGAAACCACTTGTAGTTTCTATGTACTCATCAGAAAGGAAACCTGATTCATCATATAAATTCAGATTACTTCTTTTCAATTTTGTTATCTATAAAGCTTTTTATCTTTATATTCTTACAATTAAAATTCTTGTAAGTTCGGCATATCTTTTCATCTTCAACTTTACTTGCTAAGATGTCGGAAACTCTTGGGTAGATTATATTCTATTTCTAGTTTCACTACCTATGCTCTGCGTGTGACTTATCTTTTAAAACAAGCCTTCCACTCTGATTAGCATTTCAGCCTTCCAGTTTTCTTTCCCGATTACAACTATATATTTCTATATAGTCAGGCAATATTTCTTACCTCTTGAGTTATCTGAATCTCCTGATACTGTCTGTACAAAACTACCGTTATATAATTTACATCTAAATCCTTGTGGGTGATGCACAAATCCATCATGATTTGCTGAACTAACGACTTCTCCGATGAATATATCTGTTAATCCAGCAAATGATTCTATTTGTTGTTTAGCTATACTTTCCATCTTTAAAAATGTATCTTGAGATTGCATAGCAGTTAGTGATAATATGTAACTTGCAAAGTTAGGATAAAGCATTAACTTAGTCATAACAAAAGGCGCAGATAATGTACTCTTACCTCCGTTACGGCTCATTAACCATAATGAAAATTGCTTATCCCAACTAGACATGAAAGCATACTTTTGTCACTGATAATCCATAAATGTAACTCCTAGCTCACAGAAATGTCTCTGCAAACCAAGCAGGATGTTTTCTTCCGTATTGGATTATTTCACTATATTTTTTTAACCCTTCTAATTTCTTTTGAGTTAATCCTAATTCACTATCTCTGTTTATGATTGTAATGGACACCTTTGAAACCACCTCCTTCTTATATAAGAAAAGTTTGCAAACGCAACAAAAGACGTGTTACCACGCCTTCAATTTCTTAAACATATTTTAATTTTTATCAATTTCTTCTAATAACTTTTGTTTGGCTAACTCTTTTTCTTCTTCAATAATTTCATTAGCATATTGAATTACAGTCATAGGTTTTATAGATTTTTCTATCTCTTCTAATTCTGAAATCCTTTGTTCATTCTCCTCAATTACTTTATCTACGTATTCTCTAGTAATTTCACTTACTGAAGGTATCTCTTCCCATTCTACATCCTGTAAATAGCTATCTGTTGTATAATCAACATTATTTAAATGACAAATAACTTTTAATTTTCTATTCTCTTCTTTCAATGAAATATACAACTTGTAATACTTATCAATTAAGAGTCTTTGCTCTTTTATCATATCCATAGAAGCATCATCACCCCAATTAAGATTTTCGACTATGCCTCTAGCCGATTGTTTTGCAACTTGTTCCATTCCTAATGAGGTTCTAATATCGTATAGATTTACTTGTGCTTCATCAAGATTTATCTGCCTTAATTTATAAAGAGTACCTGTCAATGTATTTGCACCTGCTGTCTTTTTACCACTCCATAAATCGGTTAATTTATTGTCTTTAGCAGTATCTAATATAGTCTTTGATAAATCTTTTTGAATTGCTGTCATTTGTTTAATACTTCCTAATTGGTCATCTAATTTAGTCAAGTCTTTAGTTTTATCCGATAAACTCTTAGATATAACATCTACTGCCCTTTGAGTTCTAATTATACTTATTATTGCATTTAATTTTATTGCATCATCCTTAATATCCTCATCGCCTAAAAATGTAATTAGTTGACCACATAGTAGGTCTTGTGCATCTTCACCTTCAAATGGATAGTAGCCTAATATTTTTATGATATCATCCTTATTTCTCTTAAACTCTAGTTCTTTTTCTAATTCTAGCTCATCAAATTGCTTAACTGTATTATCTGCTTCTTCCTCATCACTATCCAGGTTTAATTGTTGCCCATCATCAAATGATTTACCTGTATTCTGCTTCAAAGAGTTTGTATTTTTAATATATTCTTTCCATATGTTAAGTCCATTTTCAGCTATTCCTAATTCAGGTTTATAGCCTATAGCACCATAAGAAGCATTAAATAAATCTTCGGTATAATATGTTCCTACAGCTCTACAAGTTTTATATATTCCTATCTTTATATCTTCAGATTCTGTAACATACTCTACTAAAAGAGAGTTTAAACAGTTTTTACATAAATTCATTCTATTATTAAATTTATTTGTCTTAGAATATGACATATAGAAATTCTTGGTTATTTCGAGTATCTTCCCACAATGGCTGCATTGTTTTTTATCTTTTAAAAATTCTTCTACTTCCTTAGCTGATATAGTAGACTTAGAAGCAGCTTTTTTAGTTGTGGTCGTTCTAGCCACTATTATCACCTCTTTTATTATTCTATAAATCTACCCTCAGATAGACTTAATTAAATAATAAAAGAGCAGGTAATATTTCAACCTACTCATTTGCATGCGGCGTTGCGCCTTCCGTATAAAATTTCACTTTTAATTTATTTTTTAAATACATTAGAAACTTCTTCTTTTATAAATTCCGAAGCTTCATCCCATCCTGATTCATATGCAATATTCCACAACGTTGTTAACATATTTTTAATCTCACAATGAGGGCAATTTTCTTCTTTTTCTAAAGAATTTAACAAATCGTCAGTCATTTCTTCGATAATAGTATCTGTTTCGTCTAGTTCATCAGATTCTTCACATTCTTCAATTCTTAATGTTAAAACTTCTCCATTTCCCAACTTATCAAACTCCACAATATCAACTAAATCATCTTCAACAATAACCACATCAGAATCTAAATTGTATTGCTCTCCATTTTCATGTAGTAATGGTTCAATAAAATATTCAACTTCTCCATCTTCGTAAACATTTCTTGAACAAATAAAGAATTCATTTTCATTTAATATATCTTCAATTTCTTCCTCTGTATATTCATAAAAGAACTCTTCTTCTGAATCTATTACGTCAGCTACAAATTCATCTGCTAACTCTAATCCACAAATTACCGATATACATTTTTCTTTTAACTCTTTTCTATTCATTAATTCATATATCATATATATTCTCCTTTTATCAACAAGCTTTAATTTATTTTTTATGTATTTATCATCATATAAGATGATTTCTTTTTTAGATGTCAACTTTTATAATTTGATTTTATATGTACATTCTCTGCCTTCTTCATTGTAAATCATTAACACTTGCATAGGACTTCCAGTTTTTCTAATTCTCTTCGCATATTCATCTACACCTGATAAAGTTCCATTTACAGTGGTAGTCATATCATATTCATCGAATTCTTTATAAGAATGATAATGCCCAAAATGTGCCTCTGTAGGGAACTCCTTTAACATTCTACTCAGATTAGATATAGCGGAATTAGGCTTGTCCATATGCCCATGACACGCATAAATAGTCTCATTTAAAAATCTCATCACTATAATATTGTCATCTATCTCGTTATCTATGAATTCAATTCTGTTATTATTTAACCTACTCTTCATATACCAGGTAATTAATCTTTCAAAATTTTCTACTTCTATTGATTCCTTGAGATTTGATGTGCATCTTCCATGATTCCCCGTTGCAGAATAAATCTTAACATCAGTAATATGAGCCGATAGCTCTGTAACAAATTCACAAAGTATTTCTGCTGCAGTCATTGTTTGACTTATAACGTCTTCTTCATTCTCAATTCTATTCCCAACATGTAGATACCCATTGATAATATCTCCCAGAATTTCTATATGTATTGTATTTACATTATGTAACTCGCAATATTCTATTGTTTTATTTAATAATTTATTTATTCTTTGCTTTGCAATATCTAAATTAAATTTATTCCAATGATTATCGTTAGTTACACCTATATGCCAATCACTTAAAATTAAAACAGCTTCTCTGTTACTATTCATAGGTTTACAATAAGGTTCAGTTAATTCTTTATTAGAGCTAATTTTTCTTATTTCTGCTTTAATAGTATCCTTTAAATGTTCAAATCTAGCATCTTGCCTTAAATACTTTTTATATTCTCTTCTTTGATCCTGAAATCTTATTTTTTCTTTTTCTAATTCTAATCTTTTATCTTCAATTTCTTTTAACTTTTCATCATCACTACTATTTAATTCATTCATGTATCTATAAATAGCATATCCACCTAATGGTGCAGTAAAACTTTTTCTCAAACAATCTCTAGAAATATCCATATCATAGTCACTTACAATTTCCGACCAATCTTTATCATTTAATCCTTCCATCTTGTCAACACAATCATTCATTGCTTTGGCAAACTCTTCTTTACTCATTCCTCTTAAATAATCTCTCATTCTCTATCTCTCCACTTTGTTAATTTCTATTTAACTCTTATTTCTAGCTGATTTCCACACTCTTGACAATAACATAAAATATATCCATCTCTCCAGGAATCATCATAATCATTCAATTCAATTGATTCTGTTATGTTATTTTTATGTTTACATACATTGCAAATTTCATATTGTATTTTCTTTCCCATCTCTAATCTCTCTTTTCTTAGTTAATTTAATTAAGATGCGTATTTCCATGAATACCCAAACGCACTTTTTCTTTTACCTTTACATACATCTAATATATGCCCACAGCGCTTTCCATTCCCGACTATTTTTTCTGCCTCAGAAGCAGAGTCAAAAACACGAATTTCATTTCCAGTAATTTTATCAATCATTACTACTTTTGGAGAATACTTATTTTTCATAATATACGAAGTATCCTTTATCTCTATATTATTCCTTTTTAATATGGAAGAAACGCTGTCTGCACATATACCAAAGAAATTTGCGCAGTCTTTGATGCATGGATTATCCATATAAAACTCAATTATTTCTTCGTCCGAGTGACTAATCGTTTTTCTTCCTTGTCCACCCAAAGAGATATTGTATCCATTTATAGTAGAATTATATAATTTTATAAAATATATTTCTCTATCGTCACTAAATTCGGTTTCTTCTAAAATTTCAAAGCTAAAATTATCTATTCCATATGTGTTAAAATCCTTATATAATGGTCTATGTTTTAATTTTTCTTTTTTGCTATCTTTTATATGTTCTTTAAACCTTTCAACAGGATTTTTCTTGTTCGTTTGTCCTATATATATCATGCCATTTATTTTATTTTCTATTTTATAAATATAACTCATTAATACCTCCAATTTTAAAATTCGCCAAAATTCAAGGTTACCTCCGCACTTTGGCGAACAATTGGCAATTCCGTTAATATCTTTAGCAACTTTACAACCTCATAAAGCTCCATCAAAATATTAATGAGGTGGTTTTTAGAGAACCATCCTGAAACTCGCATAAATAGTTTTGGTATTCCCCACGCCAATACGAATTGCATATGCTACAATACAACTACTCCACCTAGTTGTTAGGGTTAAGTTATTTCGGGGATAGAATTCCCTCAAGATAATATTAGATTACTCAACACAACTAATATTACCTATAGCGTCCTAAATAGAAGTATTCGTATTTTAATAAAGTATTATGATGGACGCTCTATGTTTTAAACTTATAAAAGTTGATGGATACGGTGAGACTTGAACTCACATCTATATTATTTCATATAGCTCCTAACGTTTTCGTACCCTAAATAATTAATTGCTTCGCTTGGTCGAGTCATATGTACCCGCTATTATATTAATTTTTATAGAATCTTATTCTAATTCTTCTTCCTCTTTTACTGTCCATGTTAAAGTTCCATATTGTCCGTTATAAGTCTTTAACTTTTCAGTAATATCTTTTTCTCCTTCTTCTTCGATTTCCATTGTAAAACCTTGTAATTCATCAAGGCTTAAAAAACCTTCTATACTTAATTTGGTTGTAGTTATCTTTTTCTCTGATATTTTCTTCTTAGCTGCCACAATATCACCTACTCATTAACTATTTCTTTGATCTTACTTGATTGCTTATATGCAACTTTTTTACCTGCTTTTATAATAAGTTTCTCACCAGTAGCAGGATTATGTCCTTCTCTTTCTTTTGTTTCTTTTACTGATAATGTTCCGATTGTACCAAAAACTACTTTCTCATCTTCTAATAATCCTTCAACTACAACTTCTTCTAAAGCTGCAATTAATTCCTTTGCTTTTTCTTGTGATACTCCTACCTTTGTTGCAAACTCTTTTCTCATTTCTGTTAAATTCATTATTCTCTCTCCTTTAATTCTCTCTTTTATTTTATTAATTTTTGTTAATCTCAATTCCCTATAAAAAAGGACTACTCAACCGTACGAGCAGTCCTAAATATAAAAGGGAGATGAGAATTTATGAGATATGCCCCGAAGGGCTTGGTATATAAAGCCTATTGGCATAAATATCATGGGGGATGGCTACTCCCTTACGGTTTCACCTTTTATGTTATGTTTAGTTTAATCGACCTTTTCGGTCATATAGATTATAGTCATCTCAGACATTTCGGAAAAGAACATCCTTTCCATAGTGTAAAAAGTTAAAAATCTCTCAAAAACGTTGATATTACTTGATTATACAGTAATTATTACCATTTAAAAATTAAATAAAACCTCTATAAAGGGCATGGTTGAGCCATTTTAAGCATGTTAACAAATCAAACGTTTTTTTCTTAATTTTTTCATATTTTCTCTGGTTTTGATTTTATTAATCTCCTTAGCACACCTACCACAATATACTGTTTTTCCATTTGTATTTTCTACCCTATCCCCACAACATTCACACATTATGTATTCACCTAAAGGTTTTGCAATATTTGATTTTAAATTGTTATAAATTATATCTCCAAATAAATCAAATAATAATCCTTTTTTAGAATTTCTATTTGTTGTATATATGTATCTTATAATCATGTCAACCGCATCAATTTCTGACACATTTTCTTCCTCTAGTAATTTCAATAGGTCTTCTTTAATCATTTTATATATAATAAATATAGAAGCATCATCGCCCATAGTAGCTTTTGCCAATGCAAAGTATTGATTTTTATTCTTCTCTAATTCTTTATATTTATTTATAACTCTATCATTTATTTCTATTTTAGAATTATTCATTAAGTAATTTTTATTAAATTTTCCTATACTACTAAAATCATAATTACATTGTTTAATATTTTCTATATTCCTACATATTCTATTAACTGTACTATTATTTATTTCTGCTACAGTACTTTTATCTTTATCTTTTGCAAATTGAAAGAAGTAGGGTAATTTACCATTAGATGCTTTCATTTTCTCTTCTACATCAGAAGGTACTTCTGGAACAAGTAATGTTTTTGCAGCATCTATAGTGAAATTATTTAAGGCTGTTATTTGTGCTATAGTTTCTATATTTTTATCTGGATTATCTAAATTCCACATCACAGTTAATTTATTTGAAAATTTGCCTATATTATTAAATTTAAAAGCCTTAGTTAATGACTCATATATATGCGATTCATTTATTATTTGTGCTTTTGCTTTCCCCATCTCATAATATAATGGAACTATATTTTTCATATTTCTCTCTGCAATAGGTATTAATCTATCATCAGCCACAACTAACGCACGATCTCCGTCAACATCGAACTGCAAAATCTTACTAATTAAATCATATGTAGAAGTATAAATGCCATCTGTTATAAACCATTTTTTTGTTCTTTCATCAACAACATTATTCCTTACAGCATGTTCTCTATATAGGTGGGGGCTTCTATTTACTAATAATTTATTTTTCTCTTTGTATAGTCTGCAGCTAACCTCATCACCTCTCAATAATCCTATTGGCACTTTATGTCCTAAAAACACATTTTCTAACCATGCAAATACATCAGGTATTAAGAAAGTATAGGTTGCATCAATTTTAAATTTACCATATTTAGCCTCTTTCTTTCTTGCATTTAATTGACTAGCCAACTCTTCTTTTACATGGTAATCTCTTATTAATTCAGGATATATCTCTAAACATTTTTGTATGTATGTTTTGTTTAAATTATCACTATCAGCTCCTAATAGCTTTAACATAGTCTTTCTATTGGAATATCCATCTGTTATAAACTTGTCTACGTCATCTGTAAATGAAGCTATTTCTTCATCAGTTATATCGGTTAAAGTCTGCCACATTTGATAATTAAAACATGCTTTTCTAAATTCTTTTGTATCAGGTTCTAAGTTACAATAGTTTCCTTTACAATTGAACTTCTTAAAATATTCAACATATTCATCCCAGCTATTATAATATTTATACATTTTGAATTGAGATTTTGTGAAAACATATTGTATTTTATCCTCTTTTAGATCCCACTCTTTACCATAAATATCCTTGATTTTATAATTGCCGTTATTATATTCATCACAGAATTTAATATAATCTACAGGAGTTACTAAACCTTTCACCCAAGGAAGTCTTATCATAAAATTCTTTTTACTAACACTTGGATGCACCCATCCACAACCATCTGAATGAGGTATCAAAACATCCATATATCTTCTTGTTACTTCAAATGTTTTATTATCTATGTAATCAACTTCACCATATACATTTGTTTCAAAGTCATCTATTACAACGGTTCTTTCTATATCAAAATCTTTTAATTCCTCCGTTGCACTATTGCACAATGCTAAATATGCTAAGAATTTATTTATATTACAACCTTGCTCTTTACTATTATTAATATCATCTATAGTAAGACCACACATTAATGTTTTCTCATATTTCTCCCACTGTTCTTTCTTTATAAAAATAACCTTCTTTGTTCTTATCTGTCCTGCACTTGCAGTAAAAACTTTATACTCATGCACAACGCCATCTTCGTCAATATAGTCGAAACCATTTTCTATTAGTTGTTTTAGAACTTCATAATGATAAGCTCTAACTATTATCATATCTAATATTGCTTCATCTTTTTTTATGCCCATAGCTCTACTTAAAGAGTTTTCAAATAATGTGATTTGATTATATGGAGTCAAAGCTTTTCTATTTAAAATTCTCTTTTTAGACTTTTTCATTTCATTTTCCAATTCTTTATTAACTTCTTTTAATTTTTCTTTGTTATATATGTATTCTTCTACAGAATTTAATCTTTTCGATATAATACCTTTGATCTCTTTATTTTCAATTTCAGTCTTGATTTTTTTATCCAACTCTTTTTCTTGAGTTGTTTTATACTCCTTATATTTTAGTTTTTTCTTCTTAGGTTTTTTAAAAAACTCCTTCAACTCTTTAAATTCAGTTTCTTCGGTAGGAGTTTTTTCTTTATTCTTTTTTAACTCTTCTAATTTTATTAATTTATTTTTATAGTCTTCTAATTCTATGTATTTTCTACCATAAACATCTATATGTATAGCCCATTGTTCTATTAAATCCATAGCGTTTTTATATATGAATTTATTTGCATTTAACTCTCTTTCTTTTTCATTATAAAAAGCTTTGGTATCAACACTGTATATCTTAAATTGATTGCTTAAATTACTACTCATTTTATCCCCCATTTTGTTAATTTCTATAATATTATTAAAAATCTTAAATCATATTCACCTGTTTGTCCTATTATTTCATAATCAATATCAAAAATTTGTTCTCCCCAGGACTCTCTAATACTTTCGCATATTCTTATCGCTAATTCTTCCATCTTCGTATATGTATCATTATCTTTAACATAACCATCAAATTCATTTATTTTTATGTATTGTCCATCTATTTCTGCCATTAAATCAAACTTAACTCCTAATTCCTCAACAATTCCTCTAATAATATCTTCACCCATTTTAATTCTCTCCTTTATTTTTTATTTTTATAAACTCTCGAATTAAAAATCAAAAATAACAGTATTTTTCGTGTTTAATTATGTATTCAATAACTTATTCATTTTAATATGTAAAACTTAAAATAGACCGATATTTTTAACTTTTTCTTCGAGAAAACATATATGTATTACTTATTATTAATATTTTTATTAAATCTTTCTCTTAAAATTGCTTTTTCTTCTTCAGACATTTCTACATATAGTCCTAAATCAATATATTTTTGCTTATCTTTCTTGAACCATTGTTGCTTTCTTAAATTTTTAATACTCCAAGGTTTTATATCTACGCCATTTGTAGAAGCTCCTACTTCTTTTGCAACTATATCTAAACTTTCTTCCGCAAATTGTATCAAAACATCACCATCTGTACTTAGATTTCTCACTCTATTTACACCTAACTCAATCAACTTCTTACTAAATTGTTCAGAATTACCACGTCTTGGTTTATAATAAGCTAACAAATCATCACCAATTCTATATATCTGTCCATCTTTTGCACATTGTATATATGTATCTTCCTTTATCGGTTCTAAACTATTCCTATCCCATTCACAACAGATTCTATAAGTACCTAAATATTTATTCATTTTCCCACCTCTTTAATTTTGTTAATTTATATTTATGCGTTTAAATCGCATTATAATCGTTTTTAAGCGTTTTTATTTTTAGATGATAAATTATACCTATAAACACCTAACTCTATTCCTAGAGTCTATAATTCACTTTTTCTTCGAGTATACGAATATATCTTTTATCATTTGTTCCATTGTTGTCTTAACCTCCTTTCTATATCCATTATATAACATATAAATCTCCTTGTCAATCTATTTTGTTAATTTATATTAAAATATTTTCAAGGGGCTTATTTGCCCCATTTATCTATTTCCAAACAGTAATTTATGCAACTTTCTTCCAAATCCTTCTTTATAAGAAGTTTTTTCTATTTCTTCTTTTGTCACACAACTCATTTGTTTTATTTCTTGTAGTTGCTCTTTTATATCATTTAGAGATTTAGTTGTTTCATTATATTCACCCTTAACTTCTTCTAGCTTTTCTGAAATAACTTCATCTACGGTTATAGACACCTCATCTTTCAATTTTTCAATAAATTCTTTATTATTGTTTTCTTGATTTAAAATGTAATTTTCTAATCTTGTCACAATTCTTTCTTCCATAGCTGCTATTTGTTCTTGTTGGTGATCCATTAGTTTTTGTGCCAACGCTTTAATAGATAAAGGGTTGGATTCTTTTATTTGAACCTTACCATCATCTTCAAAACTAACTTCTGAACAATATTGCTCTATTTGTTTTAAACTCATTCCTTCTGCTTGAAGTTCTAACATGTATCTTAGTTTGTCTATATCTTCCTGCTTATATTTACGTTGTTTATTAATAACCTCTATTTTTAATATATCATCGAATACTTTTGAATAATACCTTACCTTAGAATCTTGAATCCCTAACATTTGTGCTACTTGGCTTGTATTATAGTATAAATGATTCGTTCCGCTTATTTGTTTATCTTTTGTTTTATTGTCAACTTCCTCAAATTCAACATCATGAAACTTATCCATATTTAAACCTCCAATATACTAAACTAAACATTATCTACATTATTCCATTATTAAAGTAAAAATATTCAATTAGTTTAACTATAACTATATAATAGTTTAAATTCCCTTTAATTTCAACTATCATTACTTTAAGTTTTGTTTAATATAAATATTTATTACTTTAGATTTGCTTTGGTTTTAAATAATTACAGTTTAACTTTGCTTTAGTTTAACTTTTAATTCAGACTAAAAAACTCATGTATTATTCTATTACAATAATACTACTATTATATTACCATTATATTATTGATATATTAATATTTAATCAATATAATATTGGTTATACATCAATATAAATATATTTTTATATTAAACTAATAACAATAATATATGAACATTATTTTAATATTATAGTATAATAAAAGTATATAAACAATAAGATATAATTAATCTTGCAATATATAAATAGTAATGATATACTAATTATTAAAGAGGTGATTAAATTGTTTACTCAAAATGATTACTATATCCTAGAGTCTATATTAGATAAAAGTGACGAAGATAAAGGAATGATAAAAACTAAAGGAACTACAAAAAAAGAGATTATAGACAAAACCAAGTTGTCTTTAAGTAAAGTTACTTTAACATTAGGAATGTTAGAATCTCATGGATATATCGAAGTTGGATTAAAAGTTAAAAATGCAAAAAGTTATATTGTTTCTGAAAAAGGAATAGAAGAATTATTGAAAATGAAGGGGATGTATAAAGATGAATAATACTTTAGTTATCGGAACAGGTGGATGTGGAAACAAGTTAATGAATGTTTTCATAAGCTTATTAAATAATAGAGATGAATTACATGCTAGTTATGATGGTATATTTGTAAATTCTAATAAAAATGAAATGGAAATATTAGATAATTGTGATTTACAAAGAAATGCATTAGTTATAAATGGCGATGGAACTGGAAGAAATGCAAGCAAAGCAAAGAAATCTATTGCTTTAGATAGGGTTAAGGTTATGAATTACTTTGCTAGAATTATAGATAAATATCAATCAGCCATTATTATGACATCATTAGATGGAGGATTCGGAAATGGTAGCGTTGATATTATAACTAAAATATTAAAACAACTAAATCCTGATATAAAAATATTTTTATTAGGAGCTTCTGCAAAACTTAAAAGTAAAAAGATAAGTTTAGAAAATACTTTATCATTATATGAAGATATAAAAGAACTAATGGAAATAGATCAAATAGACTCTTATATGTTTATTGATAATGATAAAATGGAGGATGAAGATGAATTTAATATTAGAACTATGTCTTTATTCTTAGATTCTTTAGAATTAGGTGAAGAAGCATTAGATAGCAATGACTCTTTATTAGTAAACTTTGCTAAAGGATATAAAATGATTCTACCTTTAAGCAATAAGTTTAATTCAGTAAAAGATGCTATTGATGATGCTATTAAAAAATCTCCATTTGTATTACCTAATAGAATTAAATGTACACATATTTATGGGACATATAACTCAGATGATTATTCTGAACAAAATATATTATCTGAATACAATATAACTGATTTTGATAAGTTAGTATCAAGTGATAACACATTCCTAGTTTTAAATGGTTTTGCTGATCCTGATAAGCATATGGCTACACTTAATACTGCTTACGAATTATTAGATTGCGAAGAAGATGAAGATGAGGGTGAAGAATTCACTTTTAGTAAAAAGAAAACTGTAAAAACAGAACCTAAAGCGGAAAAGAAAAGTAAAAAACAAAGATTAAGATCTATGATGGATGACTCTTTTTGGAGTTAATTTAATTAGACGGGTATATCCCGTCTTTTATATTTTCATAAACATTTTTATAAATAATAGTAAACATTTCTAATTATCCTTCATATACTATCATATAAGCATTGATAAACAATGTGCATCATTGATTGAATAATAAAGGAGAAGAGTATATGCCAAAAAGATTAATAATCCCAATTGAATTTAGTGCTAATAAGGAGGATGAAATATCTATGTATCTAAAATTAAAATCATTTACTAATCCAGCTTCAATAATAAAGGATATATTAAAGGGTAATTTAAGCCCATCTATACTATCTGAAGACAAAAAATAACCATAATCTAAAAATACCTAGACTATGGCTAAATAACTACTTTTAAAACTTGTTTTTACAAGTAGTTTATGCGAAACAACTTAAAAAGATGACTATTTATTTAAATTTCTATAAAATTACTACAGCACAAGCTACCGCAAAACAAGCTAAATATCCTAATGCAAACCCAGTTATCATAAAAAGCACCTCCGATAAATTTATACTTTATAGTATTAACAAATTTTAAAATATTATACATGGAGGATCAAAATGGAAATTGGAATCACTTTGAATAATAAATTAATTTATAATAAAGATTTTTCAAAAAAAGATGAATTAAAAGCCAAAGAAGAACTTGCTAAATATATTTTAAAAGACAAAAGATTAACTAAATGTGCCGTATTTTTAATAGCTGGTTTAAATTATACTACCGATGCAATGGCTGATATTAATCAAACTATGTCTAAAGTAGATGCGGCAGGCTTTATGTTTTTGGGAGTCATACAACGAATAGGCTTTTGGATTTGTCTTTTGGGATGCTTATTAGAAATCCTATTAGCAGTATTTAAAGAAGGTCGCGGTAAAAATGCTATATTGCCACTAGTATTGAAATGGCTGGGAATATTTGCTACATTCTATTTTTTACCAGCATGTTTTGAATTAATAAGAGATTTATTTGCATAGGAGGGAATTTCTATGATTGAAAATGTTACAGATAGTATTGGACTAGGATTTAAACATATGATAACTGATTTTTTTAAATGGATATTTGGTGGAGTATTAGCTAATTCTTTTTGGATATGCTTGATTATTTCAATGATCTGCTTAATATTGTATATCTCTGGGTTGAAAAAGGCAGGTAAGTATTGCACAGTTTCATTTGTGGTTTATATAGTGATAGAAGCTTTAGGAAGTGCTTTTTTATGAAGAGTATCAAACTAAGTAAGTATTTTGAATTGGTAAAGCCAGAATATGAATATATTCAGGTTATTCCTCACAAGAGCATTAGAAATTATAATAGCGGGAATATTGCAAAAGCTATAGCTTATACATTTAAAAGGGCAGATAAATTAATTAAAATAGAACAGAAAAAACTATTCTTTAGGACAAACTTTAAAATATCCTATGTAATAGATGTAAACAAGGATAATGCTAACTTTTATTTTATAGTACCCAAACCTTTTACAAATTTAATAGTTGAAAAAATATATGAAATATGGAGTAAAGCCACTGTAAAGATACTAGATAGTGGCATACAAGGATTTTCACCTAATGCTGAATATTTTGAGTTAAGCTATAAAAAAGAAGATGCACTAAGTCTAAATACTGATTTTAGAAGTAATGAACCTCTAAATTCTTTACTAAATGTTATGGATATTATGAAAGATGATGACAGAGTAGCTATTATATATAACTTTGTATCTAATCCTCAATTCAATTGGATAGATAGATATAACAACACTATGGATAAAATAAAAGCAAAGAAATCTATAGATAAAAATATATTTAGCTTTAACGCAATTATGAGAAATGGGCTTATTTACATGCTAGATACAATAAATGCAATCATAGGAGTTATAAATGATTTTACTGGTGGGAATCATGAAAGCTCTAACGAAAGTATATATAATGCAGTTTTGGGCATTTTAGAAAAGCAAGATAAATTAAGTGTTGCTACAAAAAAGAAAAAGGATTCTACTGTAATAAATACTCAAATAGGGGTTATAAGTGATAGTGTAGATTATACTAGGAAGAATAACAACATCAATGTTGTTACTCAATCATTTAGGGCAATTGATGGTGATAATGAATTAATTGCTGATAAGGTTAAGAAACCTTTTTATTTAGAACAAACTAATTTTAACACTAAACTTAGTACAATTTCTACCGATGAAGGAGCTAACTTTATACAAATACCAGCAAGAACGCTACTAACACAACATAAAATAAATCACATATCAATAGAGGAAACGAGAGTCCCTGAAAGATTAAAAGAGGGTTATATATGTTTGGGTGAAAATAAAAATAAAGGCACAATATGTTCAGTTTATTTGGAAGATGATTATGATATAGGATCTTTACCTTTGATGTTATTAGGTCGACAAGGTGGAGGAAAGTCTACTTATTTAGCTAACTACTGTAAATATGCAATGAGCAGAAATGAAAGCATATTTGTATTAGACTATATTAAAAATTGCGAAATGAGTAAAGATATAGAAAAAGTAGTACCAAAAGATAAATTAGTAATCTTAGATTTCTCAAAAGCTGATAATTTACAAAGTTTTGCCTATAATGAATTAAAATTCAAAGAAGATACTTTTGAAAGTAGATATGAAATAGCTAATAAGAAAAGTCAATTAACTTTAGAACTTGTCAATTCCATTAATTTAAATGGTGATCCTTTTAGTCCGAAGATGGAGAGATTTCTAATGAGTGCATGTGATATAGTTTTCACTATTAAAGAAAATGCCACATTTAAAGATATTATAAGATGTTTAACAGACTTTAAATATAGAGAACATATCATTGAGTCAATTCAAGATGATTATAGAAAATATTTTGAAGAAGATATTTCAACATTAGAGGAGTTAGATGAATGGTCAAAACCAACAAAAGATAGTCCATCAGAAAAGATAGGGACTAGAGAGAGTAAAATTGAAGGTATTTTAGACAGAATGACCTTATTAAAAAGAGATTTTTACCTAAAAATGATGTTTAATAAATCTCCTGATAAGAATGTTGACTTTGTTGATCTAATGGAGCAAGGGAAAGTAGTGTTGATAAGATTACCACAAAGCAAGTTTAAAAAGTATGTTAAGAATGTTATTTGCACTTTTTTAATAACTAAATTATGGACAAGTGCAGAAATAAGAGGAGAGATGTATAAGAAGCCAACCCGAAGCCACATTATTATTGATGAGCTTAGTCAAATTCATACTGCTGAAATGTATTTAGATAGCTTGATAACAGAAACTAGAAAATATGGTTTCAAATTAGTTTTAACAGGACAAAGATTATTCCAATTAAGTAAGGAATTTGTTGAAGATTTAAAAAGTGCTGGTTCTAGCTTTATGTTATTAAAAGGAAGCTTAAAAGAAGACTTCAATTATTTTAAAGAAGAAATTGGAGAGAATTTCACTTATGAAGATTTAGATAGCATGGAGCAATATAGTAGTTTAAATTTAATTCAATATAGTGAAGGCTTTTCTAGTTTTATTACTAAATTACCAAAGCCCGTATAATATATTATTTTGAAATAAAATCCCCACTGATATAGTGAGGATTTTCTGCTTTTATTAATTATAGCTCAATCATATATTTATTTACATCATATTTTCCATAAGGCAATCCCTTTTGGGTATATTTTTTTATGTCATCTACAAATCCCATCTTTATTCTGTCATCAATATATCTAAGTAGAGCTGCTATGTAGTCCATGCTTTCTAATCTACAATATTTTATTATGTCATCATAATCTATTCCAAGTTCTCTTAATCTACTAACTATTTCTTCATCAGTAGTATATTTATCTAGCCCTCTAGCTTTTTCTCTGCTAGTGGTATTGAATACTAAATTCACACCTTCATTTATAAAGCTATATTCTTGAATAAATTTAATTGATTTTAATTCTTCTAGAGCTATTTTTAATTGCTTATTAGAATAATATATCTCATCTTTTGTGATACAATCTAGACCTATATAGTCACATAAGGTTTGAAATTTAATATATTTTTCATATCCCCTAGACCATTGAGTGAGTATTAGCTGCAGTTTCTTTGCAACACTACTTTTTAAACTTTTATAAATATCGTAATCATATATCTTTAAAAAATTATTGCATAGATTTTTATAGAAAAAGTCATCAATTTCAACACTTTGATGTTCTTCTATCTTAGCAGGATCTAATAATTTCTTATTTGCCATTTTACGTTTTGAAACACTATAAGACTTATAATTTTTTAATATTCTTGAACTTTCACACCCGTCAAAATCTATTACATATTCTCCTACCTCCTGATCTCTTATTGCTAGAGTAGAGTATATGGTACATTCATTTAAGCATAATATAGATTTTTCTAACCTTTCTTTTGTGGCCTTCCCAAATCCGCTCAACCCCATTTCTTTCGCTAATCCTCTATATGTGAAGTTTATTTTCTGTGGCATATTAGTTATGGAATGCTTAGAAGTCAATACCTCACCATTTTCATCTACGGTTTTAGAAGTCAATACCTCAATCTTATCATCCATATTTTTAGAATGAATTTTAAATAATGCCATCAATACATCTAGTTCATATATTGTTGGACATAGATATTTAGCTCCACCTACAACCTTCAATGCAACTTCTTGACCATCCCTAATCCAAAATCTTTTTATTTCAGGGACTCTCTTTCTTTTTAAAGATATAAATGGCAACGTCATTAAATTTGATTCATTAAAGCTTTGACTTTTCTTCATATTAATGACTTTTCCACATGATAAATCCTCATTTTTACTTGTTTCTACAATGTTTTCCACATTATTCACACCCCTTTATCAACAGTTAACAATTACTTGTGGTACTCAGTTCAAATGCTAGTGGTATTGACTTCTAATCCTTGTGGTATTGAAATCAAAAGACTGTGGTATTCAATGATAATGCTTGTGGTATTGAAATTATCCACAGTGGTATTCACTTCTAAAAAATCTTCTACATCAATTGATATAACTAATTTCTAGCATCCTTGTTACACGTTTATAGTTACTTAGTTTTTTATTACATTTGTATTTAGAGTTTAGTATTAGGTTTAAAGTAATAGTAACACAAATACCTCTAGCACTCAATACCTCACCCAATTCATTTCTATAATTTTCAAAAGATCTAATTCTTATTGTATATTTAAGTTGCATACTTAATTGCATATACACAGTATACAACTATATTAAATAAAACATGTAAATATAAAGCACTATTTTCTCAATAAGAAATCAGTAGAGAATAGTAGAGAAGTAGTAGTAATATATAAATTTCTTATATTTCTTATATTAAGACTTGTCTAATTGGACATGCTGCAATAATGAAAATCATACCCCTAGCGCAAATCTTTCAGATACGCCCCTACTAAGGGACTTTGCTTATAAGCCTTTATTTGCCTTTCTAACGCATTTTATTTTTATAGGATAAATTATACCTCTAATAAATTTAAATTGATTCTAGAGCCTATTATGACTTTTCTTTTCGGATATCAAAACAACGACTAACGTGTATCGGTAAAATGTTATTAAATTTGTCAAAACTAGCTATTTATCTATGTTTTAATGAGATTTATTAAAGATCATAATTGACGATATTTGATTGCTGGAAGTGTTACTCGATATAAACCTAGTGTTTATAAGGGTTTTGAGGGTATAAATAGTGCATATTTTAGAATTATTGGTGAATTTTAAGTTTGTGAAATAGACGATAAGTGGCTTAAAATAAGGGTTTTTACGATAGCATTTACGATAACATTTTGGATTTTTAGTCGAAGTTGGTGAAAATTTCATGACCAGTGACATCATCTGTTAACCCCAATTTCCCTCCACCGATCAACCCCAAAAATGAAAATATACCCCCTCCAAACCCTTTATTTTAGCGGTAAGTCATTATAATTATATATTATAGGTAGTTAAAACAAGCTAAAAATATCTTATAATATAGTAATTAAAACCATATAAAGGACTGAAATATTATATTGAATAGCTGCAATTTCCTGGCTTTGGTTCGTTTAAAAGCTTTGAGAGGTAAGTAAACACTTATACGTACAAGTACAAGTACAACTCAACCAATCAATACAAACTCAATCTAATTAAATCAAATACCAACCAATCACAACCAATAAATATATAACCAATCCAATCTATACATCATATATCACCTAATCAATACCAATCTTATTATCTATCAATATCCAATCACACCATACCAACCAATCACATTAACAATAAAAATACCAATATAAAAATAAATAATAAGATCAACTAACTAATACATATTTTACAAAGGCAGTTGCCGATTGAGACTAAGAAAATAATATAAAAAAATATTATATAAATTAAAGAAATTAGTTGACAAATATATTATAATGATTTATAATAATAGTATAGTAATTAATAAATATTTAGGAGTTGGGAATTATGATTATAAAAACAAATAACTATTACATGTCATTATATACATACGAAGGATTATCAGCATGGATAAAAACAGCAGAATATAGGAACACATTTAATGAAATAAAAACAGTAGTAACTGAATTGATAGTAACTAAAGAAAATAATAAAAATGAAATAATATATAAAAACATTTCATCTAATTGGATCTGCTATTATAATGAATCAAATGGCTTATCTATTGTAAATATAATAGAAGATATATTGTATTACTTAGCTAATAATGAATATACATCAAATCAAAAATATAATATAGTTGACAATGTATTATATAATAATGGAGTTGCTTTATTAAACATAAAACTATTTAAAAAGGAACACTTAAATAAATTAGCTGCTATTAAAAGAATTGAAGAGAATAATAAAATTGAATTAGAAATTAATAAAATAAAGGAAGATATTGATTCAATTGTTGCTAATATAAATAAATACACAATAATGAGATATAATAAAGCTAACTCAACAAATAACTTTATACATCAAATCTATACATCAAACACAATTAAAACATTCAGTTTAGGAACTGGAATAAATGAGAGGTTGCAAGGCTATAAAGATATATTAAACCATTTAAAAGAATATCTATATTATATATCTAATGACTTTGATCCTATAGAATTTATGACGTTTGATAAAGTAGCATAATTACAAATGAATAGGAGTATTTACTTTATATTCCTATTCTATACAAATTAACAAAATTAATTAAAAAAGTATTTACATTTAATTCAAAATATGATAATATAAAGATAACAAATAAATGATTTTTAGGAGGTATTTAAAATGTTTAAAATAGTAGGAGAATGGTGGAACGATAAAAACATAGAACTTGTAGATATAGATGGAGTTGTATATGCACTTAACAATTGGAATGGAGAAACTTATAATAATTGTTGGATCTGTACAGGTGCTAATTTAATGGATGCAAGTGATGATGAATATATAATCAAACCAATTTACAAAGAAGTTGATGAGGATGAATTTGAAATAATAGATTATATAGTTATAGATTAGTTTAAGGCTGAAATATTGCCTTAAATTCTATTATATAAATTAATAAAAATAGTTGACAAAATTGTTATAATGATATATAATAATAGTATAGTAATTAATGATTAGAAATTTAAAGAGGTGTTTTAATTATGAAAAGATATCAAGTTACAGAATTATTCCAATTAGCCAAAAAGGTTTATCCAATGCTTAACAATTGTAATATAACAATAAAAGAGACTAACGAATTTAGTTGTATTGTAGAAGGTAATAATACATATACAGTAACTTATACAAATGATCTTGGCCTTAAACATGATTATTATTTTAATAATATTTGTAGTTATCTACAAGACAAATTTAAGTTTAAAGATGGCGTTAAAATGGTTAAAGAGTTTGAATTAATATTCAGCTTTTTACATGAAGTAGGTCATATAATAAATATGAATAAAGTAGTTAATGAATCTGTTTATTACAGTAACTTTAAAAATGCTGTTTATACTTCACAAAAACAGGCTTTTAAAACTTATAGAGAAATACCGACAGAAAGCCTTGCGGATGCTTCAGCTATTGAAATAATGAGTAAATGCAATGCTGAAATATATAGCATGTTTAATAATATGAGTATTTAAGAAGCAAAAGAAGAGATAGATTTTTGGAATGAATTTTAATATAAATTAATAAAATTAATTGACAAATAACTACTTATAATATATAATATAAGTATAGTAATTAATAAATCAATTGGAGGAGTTAACAATGACACAAAATCAAATTGAATTAAAGGTTCAAGAATTAACAAACACATATTACAGCTATTCAGATCTAGAAGACTATCTAACAAATTCTGCTGATGATATAGGTTACAACAATAAAAATATCTATCTATCAAATGGATATGAAGAGATAGCGATAAATTTCAAATATACATTAACAGATGAATATGATATTATAATCCATTCTATAGCATAATACAAATTAACAAATAAAAGGAGAGATAGAACAATGAAAACAATAATAAACAAAATAGTATCATTTATTTTGGCATTAGGCGTAATTATAGGAGCTTTTGAAATATACAATAGATATATAGAACCAAAGGCACAAACAGAATTTGAAGTAACTAATATATTATATGAATCAACTAATGATTTCTATTTAGAACCAAATGAAGTTGCATTAATACTAAACAACAACGATTATATAATAATCAATACAGAAACAAATAAGGGATATTATAATAATGAAAGTGATATAGATATTTCTACACTAGATATAAACAATTATGGATCTACTGGATGGCATAAATATAGAATAAATAATCAATAAATTATTGACTTATTCTGTAAAAGTGGTATAATAAAATTATAGAAATTAACAAAGTAAAGGAGTAAATAATTATGAAAGATTTACAATTATATGAATTATTAAAAGATGCTTACGAGTCAACAACTAAAAATTATAATAGATTTAAAAAGGTGATAGAGTCTACTAAATGGGATAATGACTTTTATGCTGACGGTGAACACTATTTCATTAAAGATAATCTCACATTAACAATAGAAAATATAGATCCATTTAGAGAGGCCTGGAAGCCTACTGTATGGATTGGATCAGATTATTATTCATTTGAATGTTAGGAGGTATAATGAAATGTTAAATAATGTTGAAAAGGAAATAGTAAAAGATCTTGAGGAGATGGATGCAGAAACATCCGAATATGAAAACATGAAAGAAAATTATATAAATCTTTCTAGTCAAGAAAAAGAGGAATATTACAAGCAAATAGCAGCAGCTTATAATTGTACTGAAAGAGAAGCTAAAAGAGCAGCAAATTATTTTGCTTATGACTGTAAAGAAATAGTTAACAATTAGGCCTAAAAGGTCTTTTTGTTGTTTATATAGATATTCTAATTAAAAGGAGAGGGTTAAGTTGAATGTGTTATAAATAGGTCAGTAACAACTAAAGTTGTTCCTTCCATAAGCCTTACGGCTTATAATAAAATAATATATAAAGGAGATTAAAAGAATGATAAATGAAATATTAAACGATTTTATAAAAATATATAATTACATAATAGATAAGAAACTAACAAACGCAGAAGGAGTCCCAAATCATGATATTTTTCAAGATTTATTATATAAATTAGCAACTAAATATAATTTAGAATGCAAAAAAGAATATTCAGGTGTTTTATGGTATAACAAAGAAAAGAAAGCGTGGAGAAGGGGAAGAATAGATATAGTTTATTTTAAAGATGGAGAACCTTATTTAAGCTTAGAGATAGATTCAAAATTAAAAGGCCATAATATAAAGAAGCTAAAAGCAAATAAGCAGTTTAAGTATAAAGTTTGGTATTGTTATAATAGCAGGGTAAATACTAAAGAATATTATGATTTGTTAGATAAAATAGATCCTGAAAAAGATATTATATATATTACAAAAGATGATAAAGAAATAATTGTTTAAAAATAAAATAATAAAAATATGGTACATGTTGTTTCCTCATATATTTAATATATACTTGGTGCAATTATATGTACCATATTAAAAATTAACAAAAGGAGTTGATTTCTTGAAAGTAGATAAGGAATACATATGTAATTTACTAAATATTAAGCCAAGAACACTAAAAACCGTTGAAGCTGAAAATAAGCTTAATGAGAGATTAGAACAAAAAGGGTATGATTTTATAGAGAAAATAAAAGAAGGTAGAAAAGTATATTATATTATAGAACAATATAGCAGCAATAAGGAGATGTATTCTAATATGGTTAAATATGTTTTTAATACTAATAAAAAAGAAGAGTTTACAAAATACTTTTGTTTAAGAACTAATGAGAACAATAATTTTCCATTATCAAAAAGTGATATATCTAACAAAGCTGAAGTATCAAAAAGAACTATCACAACATGGGATAATACATTAATAGACTACAATATAATATCTAAAGATGGTTATTTTTATTTCTGCATAGACAAGGAAAATAGAACAATAAAGCAATGCACAAAAGAAGAGTATAAAAGTTTTTGGAGGAATACTGCATACATAAAAGCTTTTAAAGATCTGCAGTTAAAATACATAAATGGGACTATAGATTTAAATCAATTAACTTTAGCAAGTGCCGAGATTGGTGCAAGTGTAGCACTTGTTACAAATAAATATTATTACAGAATAAAGAAGTATAAAACAAATATAGAAAATCAATTATATATAGATACATTTAATTTAATAAAGAATATATATGGAAATACAGAGATAGAGATTAATTTTCCATTGATAAACGAATAAATTAATAAAATAAGAGGAGTTGTTAATATATGAAATTAGAAGACTATTTAAGAAATGATTTTACAAACAATTTAAAACCATTAATTATAAAAGATAAATGCGAGATTTGTGGGATAGATGAAAAGTTGCACTTGCACCACGTTTACGACTTCTCAAGTTATTTAAAAAGATGTTTAACGCATTTAAGATTAGAATATAAAGAAGATATTGGAGAGTACAATATAAAAGATTTAAGGCTTATAAGAGATAGTATGATTTCTGCACAATTAAGAGGAAGATATAAAACTTTGTGTAGGGAGTGCCATAAAGAGGAACATAGAATAAAAGGTAAAGTTATGTATAATAAAAATGCTGCAATAGATGAAGAAAAAATAAAAAAGGAAAGGGAGAAATACAATCAAGAAGTATTAAAACCTTATTTAGATAGTATAATTGGTAAAATATTGTTTAAAGAGGATCAAAGAAAATTAGCTGAAATAATAGATATAAAAGATAAACAAGGGAGAAGACAAAAGAGTATAAGTTTATTAAACAGCTATTTGATAACCAATCATAACATGATGTTAACAACTAAAAGAGTAAGTTTAAAAGATAATAAGAAGAAAACAACATGGATTTTAAATAATATTTAATAACTAACATATATCAAGCTAGTATTCATGTACTAGCTTTTCTTATTACAATAAAAAGTACATTTTATCTATATAAATTAATAAAATATGTTGACAAACATTAAATAAGTCATTATAATATAAAGTGTAGACATAAAAAATAATTAAAAGCGAGGTAATGAAAAGATGTGTAAATACATTAAAGCGACAGTAATAGAAAATAATAAAATAATATTGGATAAGGAAATAAGCGAGGCCGAAGTTAATTTTTGGTTAGATGAAAACTGTAAGGTAATTATAGAAGGTAGAGAGATCAGCAACAAACACATATTTAAAATTGACACCTTTGTTGCTGAAGCGGATTCACTAAAGGGAATATCAAAAGAATTTGACGACTTATTAAACAATTTATCAATTGATTATATAGAACGCAGGGGTAGCAATTGGGTATATTACAACTCTAAGAATGAATTAACTTATTTATGCGACAATACAACATTAAAAAATAAATTAGGTTTAACAAAACTATATAACTGTATAGAGTTTTAATAATTAGTGTTTTTACTAGTTTACACTTAAAACAAAACTAGAAAGTATTAATTGTAAAATTGAAGGGCTTAAAAATGGACTAGAATACAATATAATAGATAAAACGGATTTATTAAAAACAGCCGTTACTTATATTGACGGAAAGTTAATAGATTGTAATATATCTTATTTAGGCGGTAAAGGTAAGTTAATAAGTTATAAAAATTCTATGACGTGGGAAGTATCTAAACAAATAGCCAAAGATTTTGAATATTAAATAAAATAAGGATTTTAAGCTGTTTTAAGCCTGAATTCAAAGCGTTTAGCATTTAGAGGATAAATTATATTATTAAAAACAAAAACTAAAATTATACTGTTTTAATGAGATTTACAAGCTATAAAAAATTTAAAATATAAATTAATAAAATAGGTTGACAAATATTAAATAAGTCATTATAATATAATTAAAGATTGAAATTGATTTAAAGGAGATGTTGAGAATGTGTAAAGTTTTATTAAATGAAAAGTTAAATGGAGTAGAATTATATTTTGAAGGGAAACCAGCAGGAACAGTATTAGCAGATTTAAAAGCTAATGGCTTCAGATGGAATGGTAAAAAGGTTTGTTGGTATGCTAAACAATCAGAAGAAACTTTAAAAGTTGCTAATACATACAGTGAAGGATCAAAAGAAGTTGCAACAGCTTCATTAAAGAAAATTAACAAAATAGATTTATTTGAATTAACTACTTTTACAGAAGTAGTAAGAGAAAAGAATTACAATACAAAGGAAATAGCTAAGGAAATAAGAACACATTTAAAAGCTAGATTTAAATTTGTTAAATTTTCTGTTACTTCTAAAGATAGAATAAGAGTAGAAATCAAGTCAGCACCATTCGAGAAAGATTCTATATATTTAAAAGCAATAACAGAATATGTTGATAAATTAGTAGAATCATACAATTTTTGTACTTGTTATGATCCATATGGTGACTATGGTTCAAGTTATAATTTTTATTTCTTTGGTTGTAGAGTTGATTATGATTATATTCAAGTTGAAGCAACTTCAGAAATAATTGAAGCTATGAAACAATTTGATATTAAACTTGCCGAAGCTGAAGAATTAAAAAGAGTCGAAGAAGAAAGAGAATATCAAGAATATTTAATCAAAATGGAGCAAGAAAAGAAAGAAGCAGAAGAAAGACAAAAACAAGTAAAAGCCGATAAAGAATATATCAATAATAATGTTGAAGTTGTTGATCTAGAAGAAGAAAATCAATATTTTGTAAAAAATGCTTATTTTGCAAACTTAAATAAAAATAACACATTAGAAAGATATCAAGAAGAAGTTGCTAAATGTGATTATTATTTAAATACTTTAAAAGTAACTAGAGAAATTCACTTCAAAGATTTAGAATCATATAATTTATACATAAATATGTTATTACATGATTTTGATTTTATTGACGGTACTGGTGGAAGTTATACAGATGATTTAAGAATTAATTCAATGACAGATTATTATAATATGACTAGCGAAGAACAAAAAACAATTGAATGGCTATTACAAGGCGTTGCAATATATGTTAATAATGAGTTAATGTTTGTTGTAGATGCTCAAGGTTATTGTTACGCTAGATATGTTGGATTAATTGGAGAAAATACAGTTACTACAAAGGAATATACTTGTAAGCAAGTTGTAACAGTTGAAGAAATAGAAGAAAGAAAAATCGAAGCAGAAGAAATTAAGGAAGTTTATAATAATGTAATTAATAATACTTTTGATAATTGGTATGATACTAGAAAAGCAATAGCAGCAGCTATAAGAAAAAATCCATTATTGACTTTTGATAATACAGTAGTACAACAAATCAAAGATGAAAAAATCAAAAATGATTTATATAGGGTATTAAATGAAGTTGATTCCGTTCAAGAGCAGTTCAACGAATCAGGATTAAACAAAGGCGATAAATTAACCATTATAAGGGGTTCAATGATTGGCGGGGCTTCTATATCACATATTATATTAGAAGGCTTTACAATGGAAGAATATGCACAATATAAAGACAATGTAAAAATGACTATGAATGTTAAGGGTAAAAAAGGTTTATATTCAACTAATGTGCATGATAAAGATATTGTAATATATAAAGGTTGGATTGATATACCTACTAGCGTATTATATGAAGATACAAGTAACGGAAACTTTAACGGAATGGCTACAAAATACGGAAGTTATGACGAAAGAGCAATAAGTGATATTATGAGTTATTTACAAGAAAAAAATATATTGCCAATAATAAATACATTCAAGCCAATATTTTAATTAAGGGCTGAAATATGCCCTTGAAAAACATTAAGTATAAATTAACAAAATATATTGACAAAAGATTTATAAAGTATTATAATAATTGTAGATGAGAGATAAATAATTTATGAGTTTGTTAGCATCTCATAAAAAACTAACATATAAATTAATAAAATAGAGGTGTAAAAAAATGAGTTATTTAGTATTAGCTTTAAAAGTATTAATAAAAATGTCGGCTATATGGGGAACATGTGCAGCGGCTTTCTTCTTAATACTTGCAGTGATAACAGTTGCTACAGGATCAAAAACATGGTTAAAAGATTTATTACTAGATAGAGAAATACATAAAAAGAATGTAGAAATGATTAACATTGAAGTCAAAGAAGTGGCTTAAAAAATAAAATAGAATATTAGTTTTATAAGAAAAATTGGAGGATTGAAAAATGAAAAATATAGAAAGTTATGGTTATACAGTTATATCTAAGGATAATGATATTTTAAAAGAGTTAATAGATCTACAAAATGAAGACAATAATATTATTAATTGGTTTAATTTTAATCAAGGCGATATATATTATTCAAATAACTGTTTAGAGTATTATGTAATATATATAAATCATGAAGATAAATCTCTAGAACTTAGCAAGGATATAAAGGATTTATTATAAAAGAATTGTTTTATGAAATTGACATAGCGACAGATAGTAACCAGTTGAGTTACTGCACATATAAAAAATTAATAAATAGAGGTGTTTAATATGAAATTAGATAAATCAATCCTAAATCTTACTTTAACAGAGTTTAATAAATCAATTATAAAGAATTTAGGAAATGAAGTTTGGAGAAAAATTAATAAGGAGCTAGATACAAGTTGTGTATTACTTTCAGGTGGATCAGAAAAATATAAAAAATTAGTTTATAACTATTTAGATAATAAAGGTTATATAAATAATTAAAATAAGTTTGCCGAGTTTATCGGCTTCTTATATGAGTATATAAAAATTATATATTGATGTAAGAATTAATAAGAGGTGAGAAAAAATTGAAGCAAATAAGTAAATTAACAAAATATAGCGTAGTGTGCAATACGCTTAATGTATTAGTTAGAAATAACATAGATAATAGATTCAATGATATACAAGAAAAATTCAATAGAAGAGAATCTGAAACTATTCAGGAGCTTTTGAGAGTTATAGATGAATTATTATACTCTACGCAGGATTATGACACTAAACAGATATTAGAGGTATATAAGAGAAAAATACAGCTAATAATATAGTAAAGGAAGTGGATTTTATGAAAAGATATACTATAAATAATATGAATATCTATGAAGCAGATCCAGTAAAAGAAATGAGATTTATAAAAAGATTGGCTAAACTTGACTATATAGTAACTTACGATAAGCAAATAATAGAACAAGAAGAAAAAATATTACTTATACCTAATGGATTAACATTGTTAGAAACTTATGATATTATTAAAAAAATATATCCTATTAGTTATGTTGTAAAAAATTTCAAAGAAATTGGTTTAATATAAAAAATAATTAATAAAAATTAATAAAATGAGTTGACAAAGATAAGAAAAATATGGTAATATATAGGTATAGTAAGTAATAAAAAATTTAAGGAGATTTGAGAAATGAATAATGAATTTATTATAAAAAGAGGGATGATATTTTATGCTGATCTAGGTATTAGCGAAGATAGTGTGCAAGCTGGGCTTAGACCGGTAATTATCGTGGGAAATGGATTGCAATGCAAATACGGGCCAATTATAACAGTAATTCCAATAACTTCAAAGATAGCTAAGAAGCGTTTAATGACACAAACATTATTAATTAATGAAATTGGTTTAAATAGAGAAAGTATGGCAATGGCAGAACAAATTACAACAATATCAAAGGACAAATTAGTTAGTTACATAGGTAGATTAAGAAAAAGTACAATGGAGGAAATTGATAAAACAATAGATGCAGCGTTAGCATTAACAGACATAAGAGAAAAAGAAATAGAAAAACAAGTTGAAGAAGTTAAGAGATGGGAAAATAATATAAATGATCTAAAAGATATAGTTCCAAAGACTGCTTTAGAACAAATAAAACTAAGATATAAAATAGAGTTAAATAAATTAGATAATATATGTAATTCAAATAGAAAAAATATAAATAATTATTATATAGCAAATATAAATACATTTTCAAATGATATGAGTATGGTAGCAGCAAGATAAAAAAAAGAATTTATGGGGGCGGATATAAAATGAATATACAACAAACTGTAAAAGAAGAGATATTCCCTATGTTAGGTGAAGGGAAAATAGATGAAGCAGAAAAGAAACTAAGAAGATTAATGTTAACTTTAACGGATAAGAATACTACAGAAGATCATAGAATAGTTTTATGTAATATAGGAAGAATAAGATATTTATCTGGCGATATTGAAAATGCAAAATATTATATGGGCAGATTCAAAGAAATTTTAGAAAAAGATGATAAATATATTGAAGAGTATAGAGATAGATATATAGATTATATGAATTTATACTCAGAAGTGTATGAAGATGATTTAAGTATTGATGAACAAATAGAAATTAACAATATAAATTTAGAAAATGCAATAATTAATAATGATATAGTGAGAATGCATACAGCAAGGGTTAATATAGCTTTATTATTAGAAGATTTAGATCAAGTTGAAGATGTCCTTATGGACATACATATAGATATTAGAAATTACGAGATATCAAAAAAAGTACAAGGTCATAAAGTACTAACAGAAGACTTAACAGAAAAACTTAATAATTTAATAATAGATATATATAAAGATATAAAGAAAAAATTTCCTAATTATGTACAAGAGAAATTTGATTATGCTTACTAGACAATTTCCTCTTTAGAGGGGTTGAATATATATAATTTTGGAGGTACATTTATGAAAAAAACTATGAGAAAAGGAATTATTCTAGGAGCAGCTATAACAATAGCAATAGGCGTAATAGGAGGTGCAGCAATTATAAAACCTAGAGTGTTGAATCCGTGGTCAGGAAGAACTAACGATAAAGATGGGATTAAGTTAGCAGTACTTAACCCTTGGAATTAATTGGAAGAGTGGACATCTTAATTGGTGTCCACTTAAAATTATATAAATTAATAAAACAAAGGAGAGATATATGGGAAATTTTGAAGATTTAACAGGTAGAAAATTCGGCATGTTGACAGTTATAAAAAGATTAGAAAATAATGAATATGGTTCGGCTAGATGGTTATGTAGATGTGATTGTGGAAATGAGAAAATATATGGAACTAAAGTGTTAAAAACAAATAAATCCTGTGGTTGCTTGAATAAAGCTAAAGATATAAGTGGTGAAAAATTCGGAGAATGGGAGGTGTTGTATAGATGTGGCAATATAGGTGGAGAAATAGCTTATATGTGTAAATGTAGTTGTGGGACTATAAAACCAGTACATAAAAGAAAATTACTAAAAGGAACATCAAAAAGTTGTGGCTGTAAAAGAAGAACAAAAAAGGGTTTAACTAAAACAAGACAATATAATATATGGAGACTAATGAATGAAAGATGTTATAATAAAAATAATATATCATATAAAAATTATGGAGCTAGAGGAATAAAAGTTTGTGATAAGTGGCGAGACGATGACGGTTTTATAAATTTTTATAATTGGGCAATGAATAATGGTTATAGAGACTATTTGACAATAGATAGAATAGATGTTAATGGAAATTATGAACCTAATAACTGTAGATGGGCTACTATGGAAATTCAGAGTAGAAACAGGAGAGATAATGTTTATATTGAACTAAATGGAAATTCAAAGACAATGGAAGAATGGGCAGAAGAATTAAATATACCAGCATCAACATTATCTAATAGACATTTGAAAGGAGCTGAAGATATATTTAACATATCTAATAAAATTGATACGGAGAAATATAAATACATATCTAAGATAAAAAATAGAGAAAAATATAGAATTAAGATTAAGGATAAATACATAGGGGTAGCAGATTCTTATGAGGAAGCTGTTAAAATTAGGGATGAATACATATCAAAAATGAGCGAAGAAGATTTGCTTTATAAAGGATCAAAAAAGACAATATATAATATAAATTAAAATAATAAAGGAGAATGAGAAAGTATGATAAATGAATTAATTAAAAATAAAGAAGTTGATGGTATAGTAACAATAGACAGTAGAGAAGTGGCTGAAATGATGGGAAGGTCACATTCAGACATAATGAAAATGATACAAGGGAGTGGTAAAAACTTAGGGATAATCCCAGTTTTAGAGAAGGGGAATTTCCACGTTTCAGATTATTTCATTGAAAGCACTTATAAAGTAGATGGGAATAACAAAACTTACAATTGTTACTTAGTAACTAAAATGGGTTGTGAAATGTTAGGTAATAAATTACAAGGTGAAAATGGTATATTATTCAGTGCTAGTTATGTTAGAAGATTCAATCAAATGGAAGAAGTATTAAAAGAAAAAACACAACCTAAATTGCCGACAACCTACAAAGAAGCATTGCTAGAATTGGTTGCAAAAATAGAAGAGAATGAAAAATTAGAAGAAGAAAACAGACATCTCGTAGGAGAAATAGAACATAAGGAAGATGTTATAATAGGTTTAGTTACAGATATAGATCTTGCAGAAAAAAGACAACGCATAAGTCAAATAGTAAGGCATGGAACTAAGAGATATTCTGAAAGATATAATTTATTATATTCAGAATTTAATAAAAAATATCATACAGATGTTAAAAGAAGATTAGATAATGCTAAAGCTAGAGGAGAAGTTAAGAAAAGCGCTAATGTTATGGCCTACATATGTGACGTAATGAATATGACAGCAGAACTATATGAGCTATCTTGTAAATTATTTGAGAATGATGTTAAAGAATTAATGGAAGAAATGTGGGATATAGCATCATAATACATACATATAAATAGTTTTAGGTGGCTAATCTATAAAACCACCTTCAAATATAAATTAACAAAACTTATTGACTGAATTTGAAAAGTATGGTAATATATAAATATAGAAATTAAGAAAAATGAGAGGTAATTAAAATGGAAATGATAATTAATAGATTTGAAAGAGAATTATTAAGAGCTGAAACATCAGCGAATACTATAAAAGCATATAAAAGTGATTTAGCTAAATTTTATGATTACATAAAAATAAATTTAGGTGATGATATTGGATTTGAAGAATCTTTATCTTTAATAGAGTATAGAGAGTTAGAAGACTTTGTATTCTACTTGGAAGATAAGAATTATTCAAGATCAACTATAAATAGAGTTATTATGGCATTGAAAACATTCTTTAATTATTATTCAAAGTATACTGGCAGCAATCCATCACAGGGATTAAAAGGCTATAAAAAAACAATGCCTAAACAGAAAAAAATATTAACAAAAGAAGAAGTAGAAAAAATATTAAATCAAACTCAAACAAAGAGATACGGTGAAAAAAATGTTGACTTTAATTCACAAAGAGATAGATTTTTATTAGCATTGTTATCTACTACAGGGTTAAGAATAGAAGAAGCATTAAGTATTAAATTAAAAGACATTGATGATTATGAAAATTATAAGATGATAAATATAAATATTCACAATGAAGATTCTACAAAATTAAATAAGAGAGTACCAATTGCAGGTAAAGTATTAGAGTATTATAAAAATTATATTAGTGAATATGAGAAAAAATTTGATTTAAAAGATGATAGTTATTTAATTGTTTCTGCTAGATCAGGAAAGAAATTAGAAACGAAGTCTAGTAATATAATGATAAAAAAATATTGTGATGAATTAGGAATTAAGGGTGTTACAAATCACTGTTTTAGGCATTATGCAAATATAGCTTTAATGGCAGTTGGCGCTCCTGACTCTATAAGAAATAAGATACTGGGATGGAGTTGCAAAGGTGACATGGGTACAACAGTATATTTTCATAGTACCGAAGAAATAGACAAAATAATGGTTGAATACTGCAGCAAAATATTAGAGTAGGGAAGAAATCCTACTCTTCTAATAAAAACATGTGAGAACAGCCTTTATTAATATGATTTTTACGACAAGTCTTTCGTAACTCCTTCGTGGGCATAATAACACAATTATTACAATTGTATTGAATTATTTCACTAGGACAGGTTTTTAAGTTTTTACAAACTTCAATAAACTTGTCTCTCTCATTAGATCCACGATAACGAAAATTATTTGTTTCCAATCTGCTTATGTAAGTTTGAGATACTTTAGATTTAATAGCTAGTTCATCTTGTGTGAGTTTATTTTTTGCCCTATGTTCTTTTAAATTTAATTTTATCATTCTTATTCCTTTCTATTATATTTTATTATATTTAATAA